CCCGGGCTTTTTCTTTGTCTAAATACTTGACTGTGAGGAACGTTTCTGATAAGATAGACAGATGACAGAGGTAAAGCTCACCAAGCTTTCATTGGCCTCTAGGCTCAAGAAGGCTGCGACAAATCTCTATGAGTTTCTGGAGAATCCGAAATCCGTCAGTCACCCTGACGCGTTTCTGTTGGCCACGGCTCATCTGATAGATGTCACCTCTGTTGAGCTGGAAGCGGAAGTAACTTCCTTGAAGCGCACGCTCGGTGGTCAGACCGCCAAGATCGCGCATCAAGGCGACGTAATCAAGAGGCTGGAAACCGAGATCGCAGGGTTGAAGGCTACTCTCGACAAGGCTCGGAACGATAAGAGCCCGGCAGTAGGGATGGCATCAGGTTATGGTAGTCATTGAGACGCCTCAGGTCGGCGACGTTGGTTTGGTCAGAGTCAAAGGACTGACCGGGTGGTTCATCGACCTCGGGCAGGAGTTGAACGGCTCCAAGGAAGTAGACGCCAAGTTCGAGCACGCTCTTATGTACACGGGCGACAGCGAGGCGCTGGAAGGTCAGCCTGGCGGTGCAGTCATCGACAGTCTCGCGGGTCGCTACGGATCTCGTGAGATTACCTGGGTCCGACCGCTGCCCGGCATTGACCAGGACCAGATGTCGGCGCTCGTGGCTGAGGCCACCAGGTTGGTGGGGACGAAATACTCGTTCCTGGACTACGCGGCGTTGGCTATCAAGCGGTTCCACCTGCCCGTTCCGGGGGTTGAGAAGAGGGTCATCTCGACCAAGCACATGATCTGTTCTCAGATTATTGTCGAAGTCTACCGAAACTCGGGCGTGGCCAACCTGTTCCCGGGGAGGCCGTCTGGGTACGTCACTCCGGCTGACTACGCGGTGTTCAGATGAAAGCCCCCAACAGTAAATGGGACAAATTAAATCGGAAGTACCACCTGTACGATTGGTGGAAGAGCGTCATATTTCTGGGCGTTCTAGGCTTGATCGAACTGTACGTCGCGTTAACCCCAGGGGCTCATAGATAGTGCTTGTTCTGGCTTGGTTTCTGATCGTCTGTTTTCTAATCTCTTGCATCTCCTCGCTGGTGATGGTTGGGATGCTGATCTTCGAGGTCTGGGTCCGGTGGGTGGGACCGGCCTTTTGGGGGGCGTGGCGGTGGGTGGTAAAGATGTTTGGATCTCGATAGCTTGTTTGGTACTAACTGGGTGCGGGGTGGGCTTGAGTGTCAGCTTCTGGAGAGAGTGGCGCAGTGACAAGGAATTTCGTCAATCAGTTGCTCCAATCTGGAAGTCAAATCGAGATGCTAGGCATCGGACTGCTACTGATAGCCATCGGGTTGTTTCTCGTGGTAGTGGAGATGGCGAGGTCGAACCGTGAACGGTAGCTTGGCTGCTTCGGTCTGGCCGTGGGATGACGTTTGGGTGCTGACGATCCCAGTCAAGGCGGGAGACACCGTCTATCTTCACGGTAAGAGTCGACTCGTCTTGCAGGTTTCAGGGGACGGCCCGTACGTGGCGGCGGTGGATTACCCGCTGAGTGAGCCAGCTGTCATAGGGGCCACAGTCAGGGTCCGATGCGGCACTCATCCCATCGGTCTTCGTAAAGACGACGGTCAGTGTCTTGAATGTCTGGCCTCAGCGCCGTCGGCGATAAGATTCGTTGAAGTTCCGTGCCCAGGGACCACCTGCGTTCACTACCTGTACGGGATGCAGCACAAGCATGAATTCGAGGTGTGACGAATGATCAGCCAATGGTGGTCCCTGATCCCTCCGACGGTGTTTGCTGTCGGTGGCATCCTTAAGGACCGAGGCAAGAAGTGGGAGCCGCCGGGATTTACCATCCTGTCCATGTCAGGTCTCGGGTGGATGGTGTACGGTATCCTACGGAACGAAGTGACTGTTTGGGTGGTGGGGGCACTGATTGCCTCGGCGTATTGTCTCAAGCTCACTGAATTGGCCAGGGGATCGGCGACTGGTAAACTTGACGAGGAAGATAAAGCCTAACGTCAGGAGTAGGGATGAACCAGATCGTCGAAGAGATCCAGGCCGTAGTGGACCGCCTGCACTCGGAGGGTCACACCGTGGCCACCCGCCTGGAGAACGCTCTGCACGGTCTGAAGAAGCACCTGACCAAGGACAAGGCCGTGGATGTCGCTGAGGTCGAAGCTGACGTCAAGCAGATCGAAACGGACGCCGCTCCTGTCGAGGCTGAGATCAAGGCCGACACTGCGCAGATGGCCGCCAAGGTCAAGGGTCAGGTCGAGGCTGATCTGGCCGAGGCCACCGACGTCGTCAAGAAGTAGCGCACCTCTGATGGCCCGGATGCCGTAATCGGCTCCGGGCTATCGTGTATCTAGGACGATGTCGTGAATTCTCCGTTTCTGTCAAACAGTCCTCTCCTGGAAGCTAAGCTACATCAGCTGGAAGAGCTTCGAAAGCTCAAGGAAGAACTAGACTTCCTTTCCACCATCCCGAACCAGATCAATCGGGAATACGCCCCGACCGCTCGACCAGCCCAGTACCCGCCGGACGACCCCCGCCATCTTTGTTCGACCTGCGAAGATGCGGAGGGGATTGATCCGTTGTGGAACATCTGGCTGCTCCTGGCCGGTCGTGGGTTCGGTAAGACCTTCGTCGGGGCCAGCTGGACCGTGCATAACGCGCTGGCTATCCCGAATTCTGAGTGGCTGGTTACGGCTCCCACATTCAGAGATGTTCAGAGAACGTGCTTCGAGGGCGACTCCGGCATCCTCAAGCGGTTCAACGAAGGGGAGATGAAGCAGTATCTCCGAAATGAACTGCTGATCAAGCTGTCCAACGGCAGTAAGATTCACGGAGTGTCGGCCGATGAACCGGAGCGAGCCCGAGGGATGAACCTGTGGGGGGCTTGGGCCGACGAGATCGGATCGTGGAGACGACCGGAGATCTGGTACGAGGGCATCATCCCGGCCATCCGCAAGGGTGAGCACCCTCGGGTAGTGGTCACCACGACCCCACGACCTACAGCGCTGATCAAGGACCTGTACAGTCGAAGAGACGGAACTGTTCATCTGACTCGCGGTTCCACCTTCGACAACCAACAGCACCTGTCGGCGATAGCTCTTGCCGAACTTAAGCGCCGATATGATGGAACCAGGCTCGGCCAGCAGGAACTATACGGTGCTCTTCTTGAGGACATCGAAGGTGCGCTGTTCCGGCGTGACTTGATCGACAACGCTCGAATCACCAGGGACGAGGTCCCTGCGGACTTGGTTCAGTTGGTGGTAGCGGTTGACCCGGCTGTGACCAGCGACGAGACCAGCGACCTCACCGGCATCGTGGTGGTGGGGTGCGACGAGAAGGGACACGGTTACGTCCTAGCGGATCGGTCCATGAAGGGCACCCCCGATCAGTGCATGAGGGAGGCGGCCAGAACCTACCACGAGTTCCATGCTGACACCATCGTCGCAGAGGTGAACAACGGCGGGGACTACATCGGGTCCGTTCTGAAGCATGTTGATCCTTTTGTACCAATCAAGGTTGTTCGAGCGTCTCGCGGCAAGGAGATCCGGGCGGAGCCGACTGCGGCTCTGTACGAACAGGGTCGAATCCACCACGTCGGAATGTTCGCCAACCTCGAAGACGAGATGTGCGACTGGATTCCCGGAGTTACCAAGAAATCGCCCGACCGCGTGGACGCGCTGGTGTGGGCCGTAAGCGGCCTGAACGGGTTGAGCGGGGGTGGGTGGGCCAGCGCGTACGGAGTGGTCTACTGCGACGCGTGCGAAAAGCCGTTCGTGTTGAAGATCAACCCAGAAACATGCCCCAAGTGTTCGGCTCCGCACAGGTACGAAGCTGCTTAGAGTTGTCGGATAGTCACTGTTAGTGGTAGGATTGTGCTATGAACAACAAGACTGCAGCGGTTCCTCACGGAGACAACGGCACGTTCTATGGAACCCCGAGAAACTTGCCGTTCGTCTTTCTGTGCCAGGCTGACGTCAACTTCTGCGGTAGGAAGTGGATCGTCAACACTGAGAAGCAGTACGAAGAGGCTGTCAAGGCCCGCCAGACTCACGAGGTTCTATGTTCCGCCCGGGTCGCGTCTGCCGGGATCTTCACGGCTCTTGGGGAAGCTGAACACTCTGGACTGTTGGTGGCCAAGAGATGAACCTGAGAGATATGGCCCGAATCGGGGTCATCAATCTGGAGGAAGGAACCGGACTTCCTCTGAGAGACGTGCCGGTGGGGACCCGCGATCAGTATTGCGCCATGGTCAGGGACACCTTCAAGAGCATGGACGTCGATCTGGGTGAAAAAGAACAAGCCAATGCCGCGTTCATCGGAGCCCACGTCGCCATGAGCACGATGATGACCCAGGGACCTGCGTCTCTGATGTCGATGAGCCACCTTCTTCGGTACTTGATGGACAGAGCGGACGGTGGCGAAACCAAAGTGTCCAGATGGACTAGACTCAAGATAAGGCTGGCAAATTGGCTGACATCCTAGACGGCGCGACCCAGTGTCAGTTTTGCGCCGGTATCCACGACGTAGTGAGGGACCTGCCCAAGTGGCAGCAGCCGTGCCCTAGAATCAAGAAGATCGAGTTCTACGAGAACGGATTCCCGAGTTCCATTGAGTTCTGGCGCAGCTCGATGAACTGGGAAGAGCACATCGTGTTCCCCAGGAGCTTGGTTGAAGACGAGGAGACCGAGGATGCCGCTCAAGGCTCTTGACGACTACAAGTTCAAGACGTCCAAGTTGATTAATCCGGTCACCCGGAGTGAGATCATACTGAGCCCTCCTTTCGGGTACGACACCGACGACGAACTGAGAAAGTTCATGGATCTGGTGGGGCAATATTGCACGCTGGCGTGGCGTCTTGGTGTAATCGACGTAAAGGAGATCGCGTCCCAGTCATGGGTGAACGACTGGTACGGAACCCGGAGCTTCGAAGGTAAGTAATACCGATCGGGCGGCAAACTTAATGGGATTTCTCCCGAACCTGGCCAGCTTGACCGCTGCTGTTGGTTCTCAGCTGAACGTGACCTACGTTCTGCACAACGACGACGACACCCTGATGAACATAACGAACAAGACGTTCGAATTCTCCATCAGGACGGACCCAGGTCAGCTCTCCGCAACACCCCCTCTGGTAAGCGTCAATAGCACGGCAAGCACGGCCAGTGGTACGATTGCGGTAACCACCAACACCTCCACAGTCGCAGTGTCAGTCAGCGCAGCCGCTATGAACACTCTGACTCAACGTCAGTATTTCTACACGCTGTGGATGGACCAGGGACAGAACGACGCTACCGCGATGGTGTCCGGGGTGTTGTTTGTGCAGTTCACTTCAGTCCCTTAGGGGGAACTCTGTGGCCAACGTGTACATCACCAGCCCAGGGACTTCCGGTCCTCGAGGGAACGGTTGGCTGACCGGCATTGGGGCACCACTAAACTCGGTCGGGTTCGACGGTGACCTTTATCTGGATACCACTAACACTGGTATCTTCTACGGTCCTAAGGCCAACGGGGCGTGGGGCTCCCCCAATCAGTTCACAATCCTGAAGTCGAATACCACAGCCACTACCAATCCGCATGTCACGGACGACAGCAGCCTTGGTTACGTAGACGGTTCTTTCTGGATTAACAATGCCTCTGTGCCGCCGACCTACTTCGTGGCTTCATCCGTTGCCGTCGGAAACGCAGTGTGGACCCCCGTTTTGCCAGTCGGGACCACTGCGGGAACCGTAGCGGCGGGTAACGATTCCAGGGTCGTCGGAGCGGCTCAGAAGGCCGCCAATCTCTCCGACCTGTTCGATGCTCCTACCGCCCGAAATAACTTGGGCTTGGGATCTGCCGCAACAGAGAATGTCGGAACTACGGCGGGGACAGTTGCGGCCGGTGATGACTCCCGGATCACGGGGGCTGCGCAGAAGTCGGCCAACCTCTCCGATCTCGCCGACGCGCCGACGTCTCGAACCAACCTAGGTCTGGGGACGTCAGCCACAGAGAACGTCGGAACTGCGGCCGGTACCGTAGCAGCTGGGAACGACTCTCGGATCACGGGGGCCATCCAGACCGGCCAGGCTGCAGCCGGTGATCTGGCCGGAACCTACCCGAATCCGACTGTTGTAATCACTCACCTTTCCGCGCCGCTCCCGATTGGTCAGGGGGGGACCGGTTCGTCCACACAGAACTTCGTTGACCTGACCGGTGGTCAGAATATCGGCGGCGTCAAGAACTTCACGTCGTCGCCAACAGTCCCCACGCCCTCAGGGGCCACGGACGTGGTCAACAAGTCTTACGCGGATTCCATTGCCTCAGGTCTGTCGGTCAAGACCTCCAGCGTCGCGGCTACCGCGTCAGCGTTGCCGTCCAACACGTACAACAACGGAGCCAGTGGTGTCGGCGCGACTCTGACAGCCACATCGACCGGAACGCTCACCGTGGACGGCCATCTAACCGTTCTTAACGATTTGATCCTCGTTAAGAACGAGGCAGCCCCGGCCAACAACGGCACCTATAAGGTGACCACAGCGGGCGCGGTGGGCGTGGCGTACGTGCTGACTCGAACCACCGACATGGACCAGGCAGCTGAGGTCCCAGGGGCTTTTACCTTTGTCACCAGTGGATCTACCAACACCAGCACCGGTTGGATCGTCTTTGGTGCGGGCCCGTACGTAGTCGGTACCACGGCGATAAACTGGACGCTGTTCTCTAACGCGTCGACGATCTCCGTCGGAACCGGCCTTACGCAGGTCGGAACCGTCATCAGCCTGACGGTTCCGGTGTCCGCAGGTAACCTGCCTTCGGCCACCACCAGTGCCTTCGGGATCGTGGAGATCGACGGCACTGCGAGCGATATCCAGCCGCTGGGTTCTCAGGCAGCTGGAGCAACGGGCAAGGTCGCCGACGCCGGACACGTTCACCCCACAACCGGCGTGACGCTCCATTCCGAAGCTGCAACGACCGTAGTCACTGAGACCGGATACGGGCAGTCGAGCACTACGGGCGCAGCGCTAACCTACGCTCGTGAAGACCACACCCACGGCAGCCCGTCGTTGACAACCAACCCCCCGTCTACTGTGGAGACGATCGGGATTGGTGGGGTGCTGGGTGCGGCCACGACCCCAGCCCGAGCTGACCACGTCCACCCGATGGCAGCCGCCGGGGCTCCGCACTCGTCTGCGGTCGGTGACGCTCAGTCCACGGGGGTGTCCAGCAATCCGGCGGCCAGTGACCACATCCACGCTCGTGAGGCTTTCGGCGGCCCGACGTCCGAGACCACCTATGGCCTGACGCCCAACGGCGGAGCGGCAACGTCGGTCTCCCATTCCGATCACACACATGGCACTCCGTCCCTCACCACTTCGGCTCCGGCCACTACCGAGGCTATCGGAACTGCGGCCTCTCTAGGAGTGGCGGTCACCCCCGCGCTGGCCGATCATGTGCACCCGATGGCCTCTGCCGGTCTGCCAACAGTGTCTTCAGTAGGCGACACGGCGACCACAGGCGTGGCCATCACGTTCTCGGCGTCCAACCACGTTCACGGCCGGGAGAGTTTTGGGGCGGTCACCCCGCTGGCTTCTTTCGGGACGGCGTCTGCCAACGGCACTGCCACCAGTACGTCCCACTCCGACCACGTGCACGGCGCTCCCGCTCTGCCCATTGCGTCAGCCGGTACGCAGGGCGTCGTACAGTTGACACACGACCTGGGCGGCACGTCCGCGTCACCCAACGTGGTTGGTATTACGGGCGTGCCGGTATCCGGAACACCGGCCTTCGGTCAAGGCATCTTCGCTTCGTCCGGGTCTGCCGCAGCCTGGCAGATCAACCCCTACCTATTCGGAGACACTGGCGTAGCTAACGGTGGCGTGATCGCGGCCAATGCCGGGCACCCAACGCAGTTCAACATCAGTGCTGGTGTGGGATACGTCGTAGACAACGTGACCAACCCGGCAGCTCCCACGGTCACACGAGTTACTATCAACGCACAGACGATTGACCTGACCACCTTCGTCGCTTCTCCTGCGCCGACCACGCGCACAACCAACTGGTGGATGGTCAACACCTCAGGAACAGTTATTGTTCAAGCCACGCTGCCGACCAACGTGCAGCGTCGAACGAATCTGGTTCTAGGTGTCACCGGCTCTGTTGTCAGCACCGGAGTCCTATTCAATATCCAGCCGGTTCTGACTGTCCAGTCTCAGCCCATGAACCAGTTGTATGACCTGATGGATGCGCTCGGCCCATTTAATGAGGTCGGTAACGTGATAAGCCCCAACGGCGCTACTCTGTCGTTCAACAAGAGCGCGGGCACTTGCTTCGACATGTCGTTCAATTCAGGCATCAACCTGAATGATCCGCACATTACCACCAACCCGGCTGAAACTCCCACATCCTTCCGTAACTCCACCCAGCTGGCGGGGTCTCAAGGCTCGTTGGTTACCCTGGTTGATGTGACACACTACGATGTTGGTGGTGTGGTCACTCTGGTTCCTGGTGGGGGCGCCACAACCACCATTCAGAGGGTGTGGCTATTCGGCACACAGGTGGCCACCGCTCAGGTTGCTATTCAGTACGGACAAGCTTCCTACGGATCTTTGGCAAATGCCAAGGCGGCCCTTGGTTTGGAGACCTACGTGGTGAACCCGGACTACACCGGGATTGCCATCTTGTTGGGTTGGATTGGTGTCACCAAGTCCTGCACCAGCCTGGCTGACACCGCCAACTGCTTCCTCGTTCAGGCCCCCAAGTTTGCCGTTCCGTAAAAAGGAGAAACAGGCATGACTGTTGTTACGGCTATCGCCCAGCAGGCACACACCGCCGCTCTTCAGCTGTCCAACCAGGACTTCACGAAGATCGTCGACACAGTAAACTTCACTGTTCTGTCGACGGCCACCATCTCCATCAACATCTACGCCCTGAATCTTCAGACAGACGTCACCGAAATACAGCTGTTGGTGGACGATGTCATCTTGTACGATGGAGAGGCTCTGCCTTCTCTGACCGTCAATAAGGTGGTCGCGGCGGGCAACCACTCCATTGACGTCCAAGCGATATGTTTCAATCCCAACGCCACCGCTACCATCCGAGGCATCACAGTCCTCAACCTGACCACCGGGATCTGATCTGAACTAGATCATGGGGCTGTTTTGTAGTAAAATTAAAGCTCAACCTCTTGCGGAGCAAGGGGGTTAAGGCCGGAGGCCAAGAGTTGTCGAGTCGTAGATCTATCATGGCTGCCAACAAGGGAATCTCGGTTCCTGTTGGTGGGATGGGCAGTGGTGGCGGTGCCCCTTCGGCGGGTGGTAGCTGGGGGTCAGGCGCTGCAGCTATGGCCGGTGGGATGCAGTCACACGGCTGGGCCGCAGCTTACGGTCAACCCATGCCGGGTCTTCCACGGCTTCCCGACACCTTCACCAACGGTGCGTTCGGCCCTCTTGCTCCGATCCTTCCAGTTCCTGTCGATATGCCGGAAGAGGACACCGGCTACGCTGAAGCTCGCCTTCAGGAGTACCAGGTTGGCTGGAACCTTCCGGTAGGAACCCCAGGGGCCGAGGGGATCAAACTAACCGACTTCGGCACGTTGAAGACGCTGGCCGACCTGTACTCGGTGGCCAGAGCCTGCATTCAACTCCGTAAGTCGGAGATCCGTGGTATCGAGTGGGACATCCTGCCCACTCGTGACGCCTCGAAGGCCATGCGAGGTTCGCCGTCCCTGGCCAGATCGTTCGGTGCACGTAGAGCGGAAGCCATCCGGTTCTTCAAGCGACCCGACCCGGACTTCTTCAACTGGTCCAGCTTCCTCGACGCGCTAAGCGAAGAGGTGTTCGTCTTTGACGCCTTGTCGCTGCTGATCCGGCCCAAGTGGGCCAGAGGGAACGGTCTGGGGCTTCTGGGGTCGGATCTCGACTCGTTGTCGCTGATCTCCGGACCCACCATCCGGCCACTGTTCGGCATGCATGGTGAGCGGCCACGGCCCCCGGCCCCAGCGTACCAGCAGTACCTGTACGGTGTTCCCCGAACCGACTTGATGTCCCTGATCACAGAGCGTGACCTGGAGTCCGGCCAACTGACCGGGTCGGAGATGGGTCAGTTCCAGGCCGATCAGCTTCTGTACCTGCCGATGGTGGCCAGGCGATGGACCCCGTACGGATTCCCGCCGATCGAGCGTGCTCTGATTCCGGTTCTATCCGGTCTACAGAAGCAGGGCTTCCAGTACGACTACTACCGTGAAGGTTCGGTTCCGGCGGTCTACATCTCGCCGGGTGGCGCCAATGCCAACATGACCCCGAACCAGATCCGCGAACTCCAGGATGCCCTCAACGCCATCGCGGGTGACCCAGCCTGGAAGCACAAGATCATCGTGCTACCGGCCGACTCGAAGGTCATGCCGCAGAAGCAGACCGAGCTGGCGGATCAGTTCGACGAGATCGTGATGAACCAGGTGTGCATGGCGTTCGACGTCCAGCCTATGGAGCTGGGCATCATGCCTAAGGTGTCCACCACGGTCAGCCCTGGTGCGGCCAACCAGATGTCCAAGGCTAGCCAGACGATCCATGATCGGAAGGCCACCAAGCCGTTCCTGTCGTTCGTGTCGGATATCATGAACGTGATCCTTCAGGAGGTGGCCGGTCAATCGGACATGCGGTTTATGTTCGAAGGTCTGGAGGAGGGTGATGATGAAGCGACCAAGACCAAGACGCTGATCGACCAGGTCGGCGCGGCTCTGCGTTCGATCGACGAGGCCCGAGAGGAGCTGGATCTTCAGCCCTGGGGTCTTCCCGAAACTAGCGACCCTGGTTGGGCCACCGCCACTGGTTGGACTCCTCTAACCGAGGCTGTTGCCGCCGCACGCAGTGGAACCGAAGAAGGTTCGGTCTTCGTCGACCCGGCGGGGGCGATCACGGGCGACACGGCTCCGGATTCCGCTGGTGCCTCGGCTTCTGGTGGCGCTGGCACCCCAGTTCCGGACCAGCCCGAGGCAGCGAACGGAGAGCCCACCCCTCCGACCGTTCCTGGCATCCAGGCCGAACCAGGGTCTCCTCAGGCTCCGTCAGACCCGACCATGGCCACTCCGGCGGGCGGGGTCCAGATCCCCGGCCACGCAGCTGCGGAAGCGGCAGCGCCGGACGTTCCGTCGGCCATGGCGAAGGGCTTCAAGGGCCCTCACAAGGATTTCCAGGAGCGTCGGGCCACCCGGGTCGAGAAGCACTCCGCAAAGGTCGAGGAACGGCTCTCGGAGCTTGTCGAAGGGGTGCGGGACGGAAAGATCGACCGCAACAAGGCAGTCGCACTCGGTGTGACCGTTCTGGCGGCCGGTTACGCGGACATCGTAGACAAGGCCATTAACGACGCTGACAGCGACCTAGGGCTGAATCTGGACTCTCGGGACCACCGGCTCGGGACTGACGTGGCGTGGCGGGAGAGCGAGAAGCAGCGACAGTGGCTTGACGGTCTGATCCAGAAGGCAATCGACGACCCTAACAAGAAGCTCAAGGGTCGAATCAGTGCCTATGCCCGGAGTCTGCAGGCGGTGTACAACCGCATGTACGTCAACACGGCCAAGGGGACGGGTCAGGACTGGCGTATCACGTGGAGACTCGGCCCGACCGAGCACTGTGACTCGTGCATCGAGAGAGACGGCAAGCAGTACGACCTCAACACCCTGCCAGGAATCCCGGGCGACGGTGGGTTTGATGACATCTGCGCCGGTGGCCCCAAGTGTGGATGCTCTCTCGAATTCGAGGAGGCTGACCGCAAGGACGCAGACGTAAATCCCGTCAAGAACCCGGGCAAGATCGACACCTTGGATCTCAAGGACCTGCACGAGCGAGTGGCTGAGCTGGCCAACTCCCGCATGCAGGTGGTTGGAAAGCACCCAGCCCAGCTGCTCAAGCCTGAGGACATCAGCGAGACGGACGTTCAGCAGATTTTCGCCAGCAAGACCAGGGCGATTCTGTCCGAGCTTGAGGCCATGACCCGGCATGTCAAGAAGGGTCGGTTGGTGTCCGAATGGGAGCCGCGTCACCTGTCCTCGGATGTGCTGGCCCGGGTCAACGAGTACATAGCTAAGGGCGCCGATGTGGAGACCGCATCGCAGATGGTTCGCCAGCAGCGCTTGGTGAGTACCGACGGGGTAGAGTATTGGGCTGACTTGATCGGGGACTGGCGGCCCGGTCAGATTTCGGAAGGTCGGGGCGGGGGCTACGAGAAGCGTCCGCACGACGTGAACGACATTCAGGTCGCGTCCAAGGGGGCCAGCGACCTGGACGACCCGAACCCGGTGGCAGCTGAACACGTCGAAAACATGATGATGGGGGATTTCAAGCCTTCCGGAATCAAGTGGATCAAGGACACTCAGTGGGTCGGTCCTATCAAGGTCGAGCCAGATCGAGTCGATCAGGATGACATCGACGGGTGGGCGGCCAGCCACGAGCCCGAGAAGATCGCCAGGTTCGTCAAGATGCTGGAGAAGGGCAAGAAGATCAAGCCCGCCATCAGCATCCGACAGACTGAGGGTGACAGTCGGATCAAGATCGTGGACGGTCACCACCGGTTCCTGGCCTACAAGCAGGTAGATGAGCCGTTCATCACTTATCTCGGGTTCGTCCCGGAGGGTGACGACCGGTGGGAGAGCACTCACTCTTACCAGCTGGCCAAGGACGGAAAGCCTTCTGAGTCCGCCCATGCCGTCAAGAGCCACGGAGAGGGTGAGAAGGTCTCGAAGGAGTCGGTGAACTACCGCCCGGCGGATGACCCAAACCAGCGATGTGGCAACTGCTCGATGTTCACATCGGAGACCAACACATGCACCTTGGTTGACGGGGCCATTCGGGCCATCGACGTCTGTGACGAATGGGACCCGGTCGACACCAACAAGGCTCTGGCGCCCCAGGCTCTAGCTGCTCCGTCCCAAACGATCCCGGTCCAGACTCCTCAGGAGCCGCTCGACGAAGAGACGATGATGGCGGATCCGACGCTGATCGACTTCTTTGAAACAGGGGATGGAGCCAGTCAGATCAAGTGGGGGACCACTGGCGACATCTCGCGTTGCGTGACATTGGCAACGCAGTCGTTGGGGCTGGAGAACGCACAGCAGTTCTGTCAGGTTCGATACGCCAAGATGACCGGCCAGACAGCTAGCGGTCTGATTCATCAGAGCCCCGATGCTGGTGCCGGTGGTGGTAGCTAGTGGTTGACGGTAGGGATGTAGACCGGGCCAAAGAACTCTTGGTGGAGTTGGCTGAGATATTGAACAAGCTCCACCAGACCGGCACCCCGATCGAGTTGAAGTTTGACAGCGTCTTTTCCGATGTAGGTTACTGCCTGCAGAACGAAGACGGTTCGTGGCGGGCAGCGGTTAAGACAGGAAAACCCCCCAAGTGGTGGTCCAAACATGATCGTCACAATCCGGATGATATTTAGAGTTGTCCGATTAGTTTGGTTACCGTTATAATTGGCTCAGACGGGTAATAGGAGTTATGTGGCCACCTCACTCACTGAACCAGGATCGACGGAAGTAGAAAGCCTTCACTTCAGCTTCCCCATCTCCAAGATGGAGACTGACGCGGACGGCGATCTGATCGTCAAGGGCGTGGCCACTGACGGTTCTGTCGACAGCGACTACCAGATTGTCGACCCTGAGTGGTCGGCCAAGGCACTGGGCGATTGGCTTTCCACTGGCGGTAACGTCCGCATGGCTCACGACGCTCATCGCCCGGTGGGCAAGGGTCTGTCGGTGGAGATCGACCGGGACGGTGACGGCAAGCACTGGGTCAAGTCCGTCATCGTCGACTCGGAAGCCAAGAGGCTGGTCGAAAAGGGTGTGCTTCGAGCGTACTCGGTCGGCATCAGCCACCCAGTGATCAAGCGCGACCCGACCGGCCGAGCCCGTGGCGGAATCATCTGCGGCGGTGAGCTGAGCGAACTGTCGATCGTGGACCGCCCGGCGAACAAGAACAGCTACCTCGAACTTGCCAAGGCCGCTGGTGCGAACGGCTCGATCGAGTTCACCGGTGTACTGCACGAGGGAGCCCCCGAGGACGTCGTGAAGAAGGCAGTCGGAACCTTCTCACCCGGCGATCTGGCGAAGCTCCTGGAGCACCGTCGGGTCGCCGAGAAGCGCGACATGGACCCGGATGTGGGCGGCGGCGTCGATCGAGACAAGATCCCCGCCTCGGACTTTGTGGACCCCAAGGGCCGCAGATTTCCGATCGTCACATCCGGAGACGTATCGGACGCTGTCAGCTCTTACGGCCGAGCCAAGCCGCAGATCCCGATGGACAAGTTCAAGAGTCGGCTCACATCCATTGCCCGGCGTAAGGGCTTCGAGTCGTCGCTCCCAGAGAGCTGGGGCAACGGCGATGCAAAGAAGGGTGCCTTGATGGCCCAGCCACCGATGGGGTCGGCCCAGGCCCCCCAGCCGCAGCCCCCCCAGCACAGTGGCCCTCCGGTACCGGCGCAGGGCCACCCGGCCCCTCCGGCGGGCCCCCAGACCCATCCGGCTACTCTGGCCCCCAGCCCTCCGCACGGCGGCCCCCAGGACGGCACGGCGCCCCACCCGCAGCCCCAGATGCAGGACCCCAATCAGCCTCCGGCTTTCAAGTGTGACTGCCCGTGCGGCTATGAGGCCGACAGCCACATGAACTTCTGCCCAGGCTGCGGGTCCCCGATCGACAAGGGCGGCATGGGCATGGGTGGCCAGCCCCAGCCTCCGGCAGGTGGTCAGCCCCCGGCCGACCCCACCGACGCCAACGGCCATATGCAGGTGACCATGCCGATGCAGCAGAAGGCCGATGCCCCCCCGTCCAAGACGGTTGGCGAGCCTCTGGAGCGTACAGACGTCCCGGAGTCGGTTGCGGACGCCAAGAAGAAGCCGAAGAAGCAGGGCAAGCCGAAGTCCCTGATGGCTGAGACCGAGGCGTACGCCAAGAAGCCGAAGAAGAACGGCAAGATCCCGACTCCGAAGGGCGTCCCGACTCCCGACGGTCTCCCTGCCACCAAGTCGTCGGTGGAGATGGACTACGCCATGCAGACGGCGATGGTCCTGAAGCAGCTCGACGTCCCGTCGGACCTCGGCGCACTTCACGACCTCCTGTGCCCCGGGTTCCACCCGATCGACGCCGAGAAGTGCCACCCCACCCATTCGCTCAAGTCGGTGGATGTCAGCTTCTGGCAGAACGAGGCGCTGAACGCGGCCACAGGCGCCCCCCTGGTGGAGGCGGCCAGGGCAACCGAACGCTGGCAGGCCGCCGAGACCATCAAGTCGGCGGCTGCTGATCGACCGGATGAGATCCTGGACATCCGCCATGAGGCCCACAAGGCATTCAAGGACGCTCAGATCGGCCCTGGGACTGCTCCAACTCCGACTCAGATCCGGGCCGGTCAGTTCAAGCGCCCCAACCTGACTGCCGGTCACGGTCGCCCATCGAACGGACACGACAGCCCGAACACGGCGGAGGTTCCGTCGGACGGTATCGCTGCCGCTGACTTCCGGGGCGGATACCTGGACTCCCAGCACGCCGATGAGAGCCCGTCCAACAAGAGTCAGCGCCCGATCAACTACCCCACTTCGACGGGTAACCTCCAGACCGTCGACTACGCGAACGCGTCCCGTCAGGCGGCCAAGTCCGCGATGGACGCCATCCACGACCACATCTCCCACACGTTCCCGGACCTCTGCCCGATGGGCTCCCCCGGCGGCACCGAGGACCTCGGCCACGTCCCGATGGGCGAGACCAAGGTCCCGCAGCCCGTCGGCGACCGAGCCAAGAAGTCCGAGGGAACGGGCACGGAGAAGTCCGTCACCACCGAACCCGCAGGTTCTGACGTTCTGGAGATGCTGGGAGGGATGGCAGCGGAGCTGCGCACCCTCACCAAGTCTCTGAACAAGGAACGTAAGCGGAACGCCGAACTGCAGAAGACGGTCGATTCCATGGCAGCGATGCCGGACCCGACAGTTACCGCGTTCAAGGGCGTGTTCTTCGATCGTACCGTCAACAAGTCGGCAGTTCCGGCCAGGGCGGTCGCTGACGCTGCGGAGCAGACTCAGCAGATGATGATGCGCGAGCTGGAGTCCCAGTTCCGCACCAGCCACGACCCGGCGCAGCGGGAGGCTGCCTGGGCGTCTCTCATGAAGATGCGCGGCCTGTCCTAACCGACAGATCGCAACTAGCCTCCCTAACGAAGGGTTAAAAGCACCATGGCAATGGAACTCCTCGACGCCGAGAAGATCGGCCCGGCCGGTATCACCGGCTCGGTCATCAACGAGGCCGCTCGCGAGGCCGGTAACTACGGCAACACTCACGAGATGCTCAAGCACCGTGTCACCGGCCTGGTCAAGGGCGCTGGCTTCGCGGCTCCGGGTGGCAACACCCCACTGACCGACAACGGCCAGATCCTGACCAAGGCCCACCAGGCCGCCCTCGACATCCGGACCTCGACCTACCAGGGCTACTCGGACCGCCAGTCGGTGGTCAAGAGCCTGAACGGTGGGTTCCTGAACCAGTTCGGCTACCTCAAGTCCGCTCTGAGTGCTCCGTCCATCGGGGAGCAGGTGCAGCAGCTCGTTGGCGGCATGCCGGGCGGCGCTGACGCTCTGAAGTCGTTCACGGCGGGCAACCTGGGCATCGGCTCGATCTACGGCCTGGTCCCGTTCGACCTGCTCGCGCCATCGCGCCTGATCTACCCGATGTACACCGTCTTCCGGAACAAGTTCCCACGGCCGCAGGGCCAGGGCACCAGCCGGATCGAGAAGGTGTTCACCGGCATCTCCGGTTCGCAGACCGGCGGCCAGGGCGTCGTCGACATCTCGATCCCGGAGCTGGTCCAGGCCGGTGCTTCGATGTCGAGCACGCAGTGGCCGCTGAACCTGCCGAGCCAGGGCTCGCAGACGCAAGTGACTCTGAACGTCCCCTACAAGTTCTTCGGCCTCACCGAGTCCCTGTCGTGGCTGTCGCAGTTCAGCGGTCAGGGCTTCGAGGACATCTCGGCCCTCGCGAACCTCATCCTCCTCCAGGAGATGATGCTCGGCGAGGAGTACCAGATGATCGCTGGCTCCAGCACCACGCTGAGCGCTCCGACCGTGGTCTCTCTCACCGCCCGCACCGCTGGTTCCGGTGAGACCACCGTTGGCACCAACGCCAACTTCACGGTCTTCGTCACCGCGACCAACTACTACGGTGAGACCACCGCCGCGCAGTCCTCCACCATCGCCACCACCACCGGCCAGGTCGTCGACCTCACCGCCACTCTCCCGCCCGGCGGCCAGCAGCTCAACATCTACGTCTCCGTCAACGCCTCTCCGACTCGCGCCAACGCGTTCCTGGTCAAGTCCGGCGTCGGCGGCTCCAAGTTCACCGTTCAGGGTACCATCCCTGGCTCGGGCGCCAACCCTCCCGCCGCCGACACCGGGACCGGTTCTCAGAACCGCATGGAGGGTCTGATCCCGACCCTGACCGGCAAGTCCAACACCTCGGGCATCTACCCGGCCAACTGGCAGGGCGGCTACGTCAACCAGAACGTCGGCACCCACCTCGGCTTCAACGCCATCTACACCGCGCTGCAGGCCCTGTGGGACGGCGCGCAGGGCTCCGGCAACAACCCGGGTGCGTTCCGTGCCGACCCGGCGGAGATCGTCGGCGAGGGTGGCGACATCATGCGCCTCTCGAACGACGTGATCTCCCAGGGCGCGGCCACCAACTACCGCCTGTTCCTCGACCAGCCTGACGTGGGCGGCGTTCGGGTCGGTGCGGCGGTCTCCGAGTTCCAGAACCCGATCACCCGCTCTGTGCTCAAGCTGGTCGTCCACCCGTGGCTGACCCAGGGCACCGCGATGCTGATGTCCTACCAGCTCCCGCAGACCTGGTCGAACGTCTCCAACGCGTGGGAGATGACGGTCGTCCAGGACTACATGTCCATCGCCTGGCCGGTCATCGACGCGACCTTCCGCTACTCGATCTTCCTCTACGGCGCGATGGTCGCCCACGCCCCGCAGTACTCGGGCATCCTCCAGGGTCTCCAGATCTCGGACACCACTCCGTTCAGCTAAGACCCCCGGACCGCTAGGGGCGGGTGTCGCACCCACCCGCCCCTAGCTTCGATCAAAACAAGGAGATCCTCGGATGCCGATCTTCGGCTCGAACGTCCAGACCACCTCGGTTGGCAACTCTGCCACCCAGGTGTTCAACCCGAACGCTGCGCCGTACTCCACGCTCGCCGGTCCGCTCAAGGACCCGGTCATCGAGAACACCAGCGCCACTGTGACCGTCTACCTGGGTCAGTCGGCCGTCACCGCCGTCACTGGCCTTCCGCTCGCACCGGGCCAGCAGATCACCTACAACGGCTTCTCGACGGCGGCCGGTTCCGGCGGTACTGCGCTGTACGCCATCACGTCGTCCGGTACCGCCGTCGTCGTGGCCGGTCTCGCCACCATCAACATCAACGAGTAACAACACCCCCGGTCGGCTGCAGCCGTGAAAGCGGCTGCAGCCCCCCTCACGATTGGGTATGCAACGTGTCTCTCAACGGAACACTCCAGCAGCCGGGTGTGATGCTGATCGAGAGCCAGACGGTTTTCGACAACACGGTCACCTTCTCCCCCGGCACTCCTCTGGTGTCTCAGGGCCCCGTCACCCTCAACACCATCAACGGCGGCGGCACTGTCCCAACCATCGCCACTGTCACCGCTGGTGCTGGCGTCGGTTCGACCGCCACCCTCAAGGTCGGCCACGACGTCGGTGGCTCGTTCGTACTGACCGCTGCTGGCACCCCGGCGGCCGGTCCGATCGCCACCGTGACCTTCGGAACCCCATTGACAGCCGCTCCGGTGTCTGTCGTGGTCTCCGCCGTGGACACCACCGGCTCTCCGCTCCTGGTGGTCAACGTGGGCGCGGGAGCCTTCGCAACGACGGGATTCAGCATCGTCGGTCCGGCTCTCACCGCTGCTCACACCTACCTGATCTCGTACCAGGTGGTCGCGTCGTAATGCTTCACCTCGACCAGACTTTCATCGCCGCTTCCCCCGCAATCACCAAGTTCGTGGACGTCCCACCGGGCCCGTGTTCGGTGGTTATCAGCGTGCTTCAGTCTGGTGCTGCGGTAAGCGTTGGCTCGTCCAGCACGGCCACCACGTCCACCAACGGATTCGTGGCCAACGCAGGTCAGAGCGTCACCATCAACCAGCCGGTTGGCGCATCTGGAGTGACCCTGTATGGTGTCGGCATCGGCGGAACTGCTATCATTAGCACAGCGATAGCGATCCAGGGTTAACGTAGGAGTTGCGGATGGGTGTCAAGGTTCAGCTACCCCCCGGGTGCAAGGGCTTCGATTGCGCCGACGGTACGAAGTACACCGCCAAGAAGTCGGGCGGTACCGTCGAGGTGTCCGAACGCCATGCTGCCGCCATCAACGGCGGTCAATACGGGCAGACCGACTTCATCAGCGCGAAGGGGGCGCTGAATCTCGGCACCAGGGACGGCCGATGGTGTCAGAAGTGCAACCGCATCTGGAACGCCTGGAACAAGGTTTGCTCCAAGTGCGGAGACCCCACGGTAACTGAGGCAGAGCTAGCGGAGGCTGGCGGAATTCAGACGACTCCGCCGTCCCCGTACAACGCTGCCTGACCAACAAAAGACAGGAGAAACGAGTATGACTATTCACGCGCGGTCCGACGTGGCTGCGGTTACCATTTCCCCGGACAGCGGAGGTTGTGGCCAGTTCCACAGCCGACCCGTGCACCAGGGAGCCCCCGTGAAGCTGTGGAGCCTGACGTGCACTCCATGTGAGAGCGTTCTGAAGAACGATTCTCACTGGTCCGGGACCATCAGCGGCATTCCCGAGACTCCGGACGAGAAGGAGTACCGGGAGGATCAGGAGACCAAGGGTCGTCTCGACCAGCAGAACCAGACTGCTGAGGCTCTGTCCAAGCTTGGGTCTCTGGGAGACCTTCCGGCGGCCATTGCGCAGCTGGCCAACATGTTCTCCAACCCCGACCACCGCCCGCGTACTGACGATCGTTCCTGCACTTCGTGTGGGTCCAAGATGGTCATGGGCGCCAAGTTCTGCGGTGAGTGTGGCGCCAAGGACGCTGATGACGTCGTACTAGACTCCAGCATCGAGGAGAGTGAGCTGATGGTGGGGGCTCACATCGACGTCGAGTCTCTCAGCCACCAGCAGCTGAAGGACCTGGCCAAGGAGAAGGGCATCCCGAGCCCGCATATCATCAAGAAGGCGGAGCTGGTCCGGATTCTGTCCGGTAAGTAAGGAGCGGGATGGCGCGGGGACGACACACCTGCCGTATTTGTCCCCGCAGGGGGCGGCCACCGGTCGGTCAATGCCGCGATTGCGGATCTCAGTTTTGCGATCGGCATGGCACCTGGACTTCCGACCGGTGGCTTTGCTCTAAGTGCGACAGGATCTACGCCAAGGAAGCGATTAACCAGCAATGGCTCTGACCCCGTATGTGACGCCTAGTATGCTGACCAACGCTCCTACCGGCGTGTCCTGGCAGATCATCCCGTTCCCCAAGTCCAGCAGTCAGCAGCAGCTCGACGAGCAGACCAACATTTGCAACCGGGCTACTGCCATTGTCGATGGATACTGTAACCAGATCCTGCGCTCCACCGTCGACAATGAGTTCATCAACGGGCCCGGCAACTACCGGACCAACTTCCGCAGTGCGACGGGCGAAACCAGGATCGTCTTGTCCCGGTGGCCGATCACCAACATTCTGGCCGTTCAGTGGACCTCAACCGCTTCTTACCCTCGGGTGTACCAGACCGTCCCAACCGGCATGTACGAGATTGAGCGTCCCGTTCTCGGTCTCTACCAGTCGTCCGCCCCTACCGGATCTGGTGATGGTGGTCAGTCCATCACCATCGCCCCTGGTTTCGGTGGGTGGGCCAACGGCCGACAGGGCTACCGGTATCTGATCAGCTACACCAACGGGTGGCCCCACACCAGCCTTACCGCTGCTGTCTTGGCCGGAGCCACCACCCTCTCGGTTGACGACGTAACCGGGTGGGCTGGCGCCTCTGGGATCATCTACGACTCCACTGTCCAGGAGAGTGTGGTAGTCACTTCAGTAACCGCCAACACCCCTCTCCAACTTCCCAATGGAGTGGGCACGGCCTTGTCCGGTCCGGGAACTCTGACTTTGTCTGCCCCGCTGACCAACGCCCACGCAGCTGGAACCGTGGTGTCAACCCTTCCCGGTTCCATTCTGTGGGCCACGATGCTCCAGGCCACCGCCCAGGCTCTAGAGGCCGGTATCACGTCGGTTTCTATTCAGAACATGCCCGGGTCGATAACCACCGGCGGCAAGGGAGTTCACGACCTCTTGATGGAATCCGACCTGCTCTTGGCTCCCTACCGCCGTCTGATTTAGTACGGTAAAATTTAGCTTGTAGGAGGAGGGTGGCGTGGCAAAGTCGTCCAGAAGATCCACTAGCCGCAGAACTCCGACAGCCAAAAACGGAGTGGCCGGTCGTAGAGTAGCGGCAGCCGGAATCTTGATATCCCCTACTCTTATGCGTCGCAAGGCCACCACCGTCAGGACCATCAACGCCGCCAACATCTTGTCTTTCAGCAGGAAGCAGGGAACCACCCGCGTCGGAGAGATCCACGGGTTCAGAACGGTCAACGCTCCTGGTTCTGGGCGGAAGTCCATCAGAGTGTCGCCCGCCTTGCACGGGGTCAACGCTCCGAAGGGCAGGTATTAAATGCCCTTGAACAGCGTTCAAATCTACGTCGCGAACCTTTTGAATGACCTTGAAGTTCCGATGGGTGGTATTCCTCCGGTCGAAGCGTATATTACCCCTCCAGTCTACGAGGATATCGACCGACCAAAGGCGTACGTGTGGGGTGGGAGGGCGCGCGGTCATCGACACACCATGCCTCGCAACACGACCGGTCAGATAGTCGACGGTCATTCAGGCTTCAAGCGAATCGACTGGCATGTTGACATCTACCTGGTCTACGAGACCACCCCGGATTCAGCTAGCATTGACCAAGAATTCCCGGTCATTGTCGACGCTGTCAAAACCAAGCTCTGGACCACTCCCCTCAACGCCTTCATCACGGACCCTACCACAAACGTAACATCTCAGATTACTTCCATCGGCGAGGAATGGGATTATGAGATGCTGCCGGAGCGCACACCCAACACACTTCGGATGATTTACTACTCGGCTCGAATCACCATGATGGTGACAGAGATAGTGCAGGGCTGATGTTCAGTACCTCCATCAAGATCACCGGCAAGTACGGGATGTCCGATCTTTCCATCCTGCGGGCCATTACCGTGTGGGAAGCTGAAATAGCTCCCGCGCTACTGGCCGAAGTGAAGAGACGAGCCCCGGTCTACCCTCAGGGTGGCGGCAGGCTTCGGGATTCCATGTACCTCAGTCGCAGATCCTCTGGTCAGGGGCTGGAAGCTCGAATCATGAGTTCTGCCCCGTACGCCGAATTTGTCGTGAGAGGCACATCCCCTCACATCATTGAGCCAAAAAGCTCACTTGCGCTACACTGGTCTGGTAAGGGTTCTGACGTTTACGCGGCCAGAGTCAACCACCCAGGCAATAAGGCCAACCCGTTCGTTCAGCAAGCCATCTCGGCCTTGATGCCGATGATGACTGCAAAGCTCAGAACACGCGTTCAGGAAGAGTTCGAGTGACGACCACGAAGCTAGTGTATAATGGTTCTGTGACAACCTCGTTCTCAGCCATCAACGCTGAACTGAAGCCGGGCGAGGAGTTTTACGTGCCGGACGGCCTGGCGGAGTCCTTTCTACAGCGGCCCGACGTCGAGCTTGCCACCGACCACGGGATGGCTGAATCGGACGATCCCAAGCCAATCCGGACAAAGTCCACCACTCAGCTGAAGCCAGCGGCCGAAGCGCCCGAGGCCAAGTAACCACTAGGGGTATATGGCATTCCCGAACATTACGGAGCGCTCTGGCGCTCAGTCTGCCACGGGCTTCACCCGAGAGACCACTTTCGGCGCCCCGCTGGCGGCTTCCAGCTACCTGCCGATGATGAGCAACACCCTGGAACTCGATCCCGGGTGGTTCACTCCTCACGTCATGCAGGCCAACCGCGCGCTGCAGGTATACAACCTGTATGGTGAGCAGAAGTTCACCGGCGCTATCGAGGGTCCGCTGTTCCCGACGAACGGCGTGGCGTTCCTCCTCGGCTCCATCGGCTTCGACGCCCAGATCGGGTATGGCGTCACCGGCACCCCCAGCATGGTCGCGTCCGTCACTACGACCACGACGGCGTCCATCGCGTTCGGTACCAGCGTCGTGGCTGTCACCTCGGCCACTGGATTCGCGGTCGGCCAGACTATCAATGTCGACACAGGTCTGCTGGCCGAGACCCGTCGCATTGCGTCTATCTCCGGCTCGAACATCACCGTCGACGTGGCGTTCTCTCAGAATCACGCCATCGGCGTCAACGTCACCACCTTCGGTCTGACCTCGACCACTGTCAACGGTTCCACCATCGCGGGTGCTACTACAGTCACCCTGACTTCGGCTACTGGGTTCGCCGTCGGTCAGTTCATCACGGTCGATACCGGACTGAACGCCGAGACCCGACGCATCACCGTCGTGGCTGTCAACGTCATCACGGTAGACGCAGCGTTCAACCTGGCCCACAACACGTTGGTCCCGGCTGTCACTGCCTCTACCACTACGATGTCGGCCCCTTCGATCGCCACCGCCACCTCGATCACAGTGACTTCGGCCACCGGCATCGTTCAGGGTACGATCATCCAGATCGACACCAACAGCCCGACCGGCGGTTTCACCTCCGAGGTCCGTAAGGTCACCAACGTGGTCTCCACCACGCTGACCCTGGATGTGGCGCTGACCTACGCTCACGCGTCGGGTGCGGTGGTAACGGTCGTGGTGACTCCGTTCGCCCACACGGTGCTGGATGCCCCATCGATCCCGTCGTTCACGATCGAAAAGAACGTCGGTAACTTCCAGTCGCTCCAGTTCGCCGGTTCTCGCATCGGCAAGATGGACGTCAAGGTTCCGACTGGGAACAACGCAGCCACCATCACGGCCGACATGACCGGTCGGTCGGTAGCCATCCTGCCCACTCCGTCCGCTGTGTCGGTACTGAACGAGCAGCCGTACGTGTTCGCCGAGGCCGCGCTGGTCTACAACGGCAACCTTCGCGCCGACGTCCGAAACGTGAACATCACGATCGACAACGGCCTCAAGCCGGTGTACACCTACTCCGGCAACCGTGGCCCGTCGTTCATCACCCCGGTCACTCTGCACGTCTCCGGTTCGTTCGAGGCGGTCTGGTCGAGCTTCAACGACCCAACCTACGGCGACTTCACCCAGATGCAGCAGGGCAACCTGGCTGCTCTGAGCGTCTCTCTGGTCCACGCGACTACCAACAACACAGTGACCATCACCATCAACCAGATCGCTCTGGCCAAGTTCGCCAACGACATCAAGATGGAGGACGTCATCCTGTCGTCCCTCAACTTCGAGGCGACTAAGCCGGTGTCTGGACCGTTCCTGAACACCATCACCGCCGTGGTGCAGGACACCCAGTACCTCCCGTTCTAATCCGATCAAAGGTGCGATAGAGAACCATGAGCTTCCTTTCCGCGTACAACGGGGTAACCCGAGTCGTCATTTCGAAGGACGGCGACAAGGAATACTGGGTTGACCTCAAGAAGTACCTGACACAGGGGGGTCAGGAGACTGCTGAGGCCGCCATGAACCGTGTCGAGGTGGTCAACGGCAAACCCGTGGTCCGTCCCGACGTGGCCAAGTACCGGAAGCTCATGGTTTTCGCCGCCATCGACGACTGGAACATGGACGACGACAACGGCCAGACCTGGCCGATCAACCTGCAGAACGTCGGCCGACTCCCACTTCCAATATTCAACCAGCTGTGGGTGCAGATCCAGACCAACAACAGCGAGTCGGAGAGGAGCAAGGACGAGCAGCTTGACTTTCGTGAGTAAAGTCTCGGCTGCCATCCGATTCGGTACCCCCGCTGATGACGTCCCGTCGCTAAGCTCTTTCCTCCTTGAGGCAGAGATGTTCAAGCGATTGGGTCTCAGACGCGAGGAGCTGCTCCAACGACCCGCCCAGGAAATCAAGGATTACTGCTTCTTCATCTCGATGATTCAACGAGAGGAGCAGGCGCAGCAGGCTAAGTCCAACCATCGGGGCGCCGGACCTTCAACGCGAGGATAGATGGCTAACGTCGAAGAGATTTCAGTCCTCGCCGTTGTTGAGGCCCAGGACAAGGCCACCGGCATCCTCAGCAGTATCTTTGGTTCGATCACGGGCCTGGTTGACGCGTACAAGAGATTTGGTGAGGCGTCCGCCCTCTCCGGCCAGGTGTTCTCTGACTCGATGATGGGTCTGATGACAACCGAGGAGAGGGCGGCCACCGCCGCTATTCGGCTCCAGGACGCCGAGACCATGGCCTCTGAAGCTTCTATGGCTATGCGCGAGGCTCAGATCGAGCTGGGAATGGCCGTAGAGGCGGAGGGCTTCAAGTCTGACGCCGCCGCTGCCGCTCAGAACCGCCTCCGTGAAGCCACTCTGGCCAATACCATCGCCTCTAACGGTCTCAAGGACGCTCAGCGCGACAACGCCGCAGCTCAGGAAGAGCTGACCGCCAAGCAGGCCCTAGGTAAGGAGAGCCTGGCAGCTACCTCCAGTGCCATGATCGGTGTGGGTGCGGTGACGGCCGTCGCCGCTGGCGCCTCTGTGGACCTCGCTGCCAAGTTTCAGACCCAGACCCAGACTCTGGTTGCCGGTGCTGGCGTTCAATCTGACCAGATCCAGAAGGTCCGGTCGGACATTCTCCAGTACGCAGTAGACACCGGCACCTCGACCAAGGACCTGAGCGACGCATTCTTCCAGGTCAACTCTCGTCTGGGTGACGTCGGCCGATCAACGGTTGTAGTCAAGGACGCCGCAGAGCTGGCCAAGGTCCACATGGCGGACATGGCTACCGTCGGCAAGGCCCTAGCTGACGCCATGAACTCTTACGCAGCGTCAGGGCTCTCGGCCAGCCAGGCGTCCAACATCCTTGGCACGGCGGTCGAGGAAGGCGGTATGTCCTTCCAGGAACTTTCCACCTCTCTCGCCCAGGTTGCCCCGCAGGCGGCTTCTCTGAAGATCCCGCTGGCCGATGTCACTGGCGCTCTGGCCACCATGACCACCCAGGGCATGTCCACCCAGCAATCAGCCCAGGACCTTCGTCACGCGATCGAGAAGCTGAACAGTCCGACCGCTGGCATGATCACGACCTGGAACCAGTTCGGTCTGACCGCCAGCCAGGTGCAGAACTCCCTGGCCGGTCCGGGTGGCCTTCAGAAGGCCATGACCATGATCGACGACGCCATCCGGTCTAAGATGGGCCCTTCTGGTCAAATTGTGATCGACACTTTTAAGCAGTCCACTGACGCAGCTAACGCCATGAACATGATGCTGCAGAAGATGGACCCGTCGGCCAAGCAGTTGGCTACTGAACTTCAGAATGGCGGCATCTCCGCCAAGGACTACACCAAGTCAGCCAAGGAACTGACCGGTGCTTCTGCGGACCAGGCTCTTCAGTTCAAGTCGCTGTTCGACAAGGCCAATGGTTTTAACGACGCCCTGAAGTCCGGGAAGCCCGGTTTTTCTGATTATAACGACGCTCTCAAGGCAGCGTACGGAGACCAGACCTCACTGTCTGCTGCTCTGATGCTGACCGGTGACCACGCTGACAAGTGGACCAAGATCACCAAGGACGCTACAGCGGCGGCCGGGAACGCCAACGGTCAGATCAAGGGTTGGTCTGATGTTCAGGGTACTCTGTCGCAAAAGATGGCCGAGTCCAAGCAGGCCCTCGAAACTGCGGCCATCACCCTTGGTACCGCGCTTATCCCGGCCGTAACTCAGATCGTTCAGGACATCACCCCCTGGATCGAGAAGCTAGGGAAGCTGCTCGAACACCACCAGACTTTCGTCAAGGTCCTGGTAGCCGTCGGCTTGGCTCTCGGTGTCTTGGGTATGGCCATCAAGGCTATCACCATAGCAACCGAGGCGTGGGAAGCCATTCAGGTCGTTCTTGACGCTGAATTGTGGGCCAACCCTATCGGCGTAATTATCCTCGCGATCATTGCCGCCATCGCCGCCATCACAGCCATCGTGGTTGCAGTGATTTACGCCTACAACCACTTCAAGTGGTTTCACGATCTGGTCAACACGGTCTGGGGTGGGATCAAGGCGGGCGCCATCGGCTTGTGGCACATTCTTGAGACTGTGTTCAAGGGTATCGCTGCCGCCGCGATGTGGGTCTACTCCAACGGCATCCTTCCGCTGTGGCACGCTCTTGAAGCTGCTTGGAACGGTATTGTTACCGGCGCTAAGGCTGCGTTCAACGGTATCGTTGATGCTGGTAAGTGGCTGTGGGACATGCTGACCGGCATCTGGAACTCCATCGTCAACGTGACCACCTCGGTGTGGGACGGAATAACGGCGTTCTTCAACAAGTGGTGGCCGCTGCTCTTGATCATCTTTGCCGCCCCGATCGCCGTCCTGATGGCGATCTGGAACCACTTCCACACTCAGATAACCGAAGTAGCTAGCTCGGTTTGGAACGGCATCAAGGAATTCTTCGTCGGGACCTGGAACTTCCTCAAGACCGCAGCCCAATATGCCTGGATGTACATTCACGACGTGATCATCGAACCGATCGTGGATGTGTGGCATATGCTCGAAAGCGTTATGGGGTACCTCGGTGGCGCGATCTCCAAGACGTGGAACTACCTCGGCGGTCTTACCAGCGCGGCGTGGCAGCAGATCAAGCGGTACGTCATTCAGCCGATCGATGAACTCTTGAACTGGATCGGCGGCAACATCAGCCGGGCCTGGGACTCCTTCTCTAACACTTTCAATGGAATCATGAACTGGCTCGGTGGTATTGGGAGCTGGTTCGAGAGCGTTGGTGAGGACATCGTCAACGGCATCATCAGCGGTCTTGACCACGCCGGTTCCTGGCTGATGAACAAGATCAAGGGTCTGGCCAACGACGCTCTGGGTGCGGCCAAGTCGTTCCTAGGCATCGGGTCTCCTTCCAAGCTGTTTGCCCAGGAAGTTGGACAGTGGATCCCGCATGGCATTGCTCAAGGTATCGCGAATCACGCCCAGGTGGCTGTTGACGCTGTTCAGAACATGGCCGGGTCCCTTCCTCAGGCCATTGGCGTCCAGGGTGCCGTTAACATCGGCGTGAACGGCATCAACGCTGCTGGAACTGTCACAGCCACAGGGCTGGGTCTTACAGCCGGTGGTGGCGGTGGGCGGGGTGGGTCTGGTGACATCCACGTTCACATGGACATGAGAGACGCTATTGTGGCGGGCGACAGGGGGATGACCGACTTGGCCAACCGGCTCGGTAGCGCTCTGGCCACCCAGATCCTGCCTCAGGCGGGGGTTAGGCTGCACACCTTCTAATGTCTATGATCCCCCTCCCGAATCTTACCTTTACGATCACGCCACCGGGCGGGACCGCGATCAACTACACCAACAACCTGGCGTGGTCAGGCGTTAGCGCTCCCTCCCTTACCCAGAATTTTGGCAGACAGGGCGACACCGCCCAGTTCTCGATCGTGGACGACTACACCGGCCAGGCCCAGCCGAACTTCATAATCAAGGCGCTGTCTCAGGTCTCGTTCTTCGACAACACCGCCAACGTCTTCCTGTTTACGGGAGTGATCACAGACGTTCAGTTGGATGTTCTGGTCAACCGTAACGTCTGGACCTTGGCTTGCACAGACTACACGTTCTACGCTGACAACGCCATCGTGCAAGGCACGTTTATCGGTCAGACTATCGACCAGATCGTCGTATCGCTGACTCAACAGGCAAATTGCGGCATCGTGGCCGTCCAGACAGGCCAGACCACAGGCTCCGTTACTGGATACGTGTCCCCCGCTCCGTTGATTCAGTCATTCGTGCTGAATTATTCGACCCTGTCCGAGGCGTGGAGGAAGTTGTCGAAGCTGGCCAGCCAGACCACCCCGTTTGGCTGGTACGTCGATCAGAATCGCAACCTGCATTTCTACGATCAGACCACCGCCCAGCCGTCCGGGGTCAACTTCACCACTACCTTGAGTTACGTGGGGTCTTCCACTCCGAACTTGACTGAGGGCCACCTTCAGTTCTCCAACTCGTTCAATTACGAGTGGGACGGCGCGTCGGTTCGAAATCGAATCCTAGTTCAGGGCGCCACCCAGATCGTCAAGTACGGCAATTACCGAACAGCCAATCCCGTCGATCAGTGGCAGACTAACGGCGTCCAGCAGTCGTGGCCGCTCCGCTACACGGTCACTGGCAGTCCGGTTCTGTCCGTCAATGGAACCAATCAACCCGCCACCCTAGTTCAGGCCGGAGCTTCTTTCACCGGCACCGGGTGGACCGTAGCTCAGAACTCGATCGGAACGTGGTTCCTCAACAGTCCATCTGGTGGTGCCCAGGCCGGTGGTCAGACGATCAAGCTCTGGTACGACTATCAGATCCCGATCATCGCTCAGGCTAACGACATCTCCAGTCAGCAGACGTACACCGGCCCCAACGGCGGGATCTTCGAAGAGTACATCTCGGACACTTCCCTGACTTCGGTTCCGATGGCCCAGGCCCGAGCTTTCCGTCAGCGACAGGAGTACGCTTTTGTGGCTGAACGGTTGACTCTGTCTACCTCTCCCGAATTCATGGGCTGGGTTCGGGCCGGTCAGACGTTCACGATGACCAACTCGTTCATTCCGGATTCTCGCAACAGCTACGCTTGGGGCTTGGTCGGAGCCACCTTCATCGTCGTTTCGAATTCTGTTCAATTCGGAGAGGGCGGATACCGAGTTCTTCAGATGAAGTGCGTCCGAATCTAGGAGGTGTTGGATGCCCGGAACTGTCCGTCCTTACACGTTGTCTGATATTATTGGACAGTTGAACACTCAGAGCGCCGGTGATCAGGGCTCGATCGTCCCACTTCAAGGGTTCTTCTCCCCAACAAACGAGACAGCCACATTTTCTGGGACGTTCACCACTAGCGTGCAAGCCAATCCGGGATGGGATGCTGGTAGATGGGGACTGGTAACGTGGGGATAAAGGCCGAAGGTGAAGGTTCATTCACCATCAAGGGGCGGTTGTCTTTGACGGTAGTGGATCCCGATGGGAACGTTGTCGACAGGCGTGAGGGCGACAACGTGATGTGCACGGCTGGTTTGACCGCCATTGCCAACTCGCTGGTCTGGTCCGGTGTTCAGGACCAGTCAGCCAACCTCGGTCTTACGATCCCCACTTATCTGACTCCATTGTGGGGCGCCGTCGGGTCTTCTACCACCCCAGCAACAGCCGCTGACACTCTTCTCGGCGCCGAGCTGGCCCGGGTCATCGTGGGGGCGGGTTCCAGCACTCCGGCCACCCCAGCAATCTCCGCTCAGACCATCTGGACTTTCTACTTCCCGACCCCCGCTACCAGCTATACGGTCGGTGAAGCCGGAGTGTTCGCCAATGGCTCCAGCCTTGCGGTTAACCCCTCCACTGCTGGCACTCTTCTCGATCACTGGGTGTTCTCCCCCACCGTTTCGGTGACCAACCCCAACACGTTGATTCTCCAGGCAACCTTCAACATCGCTGGGACGTAGCCGATGGTCAGCTTCACGCCCACCTGGCAGGCGGCCTCCGCTACTTTCGGGGCTAACGCTGGCCACGTCAACCAGTTCTTGGCTTCCCATCCGTCTCAGTTCATCTACACCGGCGGGGCGATCAAGTCGTCCAAGGCCACTGGTATCGCGGTCTATTCGGACACCTACACCCAGATGCTGTCCACCTCGTTCGTGACCGTGGCGAATCAGGTCACCGTCGGCACCATCAACATTCAGTTGAGTGCTGTCGGAGGCTCCCCCACTCTGGCTCTGACTCCTCCGATCACTGTCAGCGTCTACGCCGACCAGGGAGGGCTTCCGACGGGGTCTCCGCTGGTCTCAAACACCATCTCGGGTAACTACGTCTACTCAGCTCCTTTCTGGGTTCCCGTACCCCTCCCGGTGGCCGGACTGACCCCTCTTACGACCTATCACGTGTCGGTGTCGATGGTCGGCACCTCGTCTCATTACTACGTATGGCAAAGGTCCAACCAGGGGACCGGCGCGGCTATTTCGCTCGATAACGGATCGACGTGGACCGCACAGACTTACGGGTTGATGTACCAGATCCTGGACCAGGGCTCGACTGGTCTGATTCAGTACATCTACGAAGATAACGGTGCCCGTTGGATTCAGCTGAGTTATAATAGTCAAAACATGTTGACTCAGATCACCGAGTTCACCACAGCCCAATCCGCAACCGGTTATCTGCAGGGCACTCGCACCATCGCGTACACCAACGGCGTAGTAACAGGAGTGAGTTAAATGCCGTTTCTTGCTGGCTACATCACCCCTCAGGATTACGGAGCCGTTGGTAACGGAACCGCCGACGACACTACGGCCATCCAGAGCGCCCTGACCGCTGCTGCCGGTAAGAGCCTTTACTTCCCGGCTGCTACCTACAAGACCACCGCAGCTCTCACCGTGCCTATCGGTAGTCACATCAACATCCTCGGCGATGGCCCGTCCAACTCCGTCATCAATCAGACCTCGACCACGCTCAATGCTCTTACCATCACGGACGCTATCGGCGTCACGATTCAGGGGATCGGCTTCACTGGCCCTTCCAGTGGTTCTGGTATCGGCATCAGCTTTGTTCTAGGGTCCAACGCCAACACCTTTCAATGCGATCTCCGAGACATTAGCGTGTCGGGTTTCGGAAGCCACGGCGTGTCGATCGCCACCCCCACCCTGTGCAACCTGGTCAGAGTGGTCTCGCAGAACAACGGCGGCAGCGGTTTTAACACCACATCTTCCGCTGCCAGCACCACCTTCCAGGACTGCGCGGCCAACAGCAACACCAGCAACGGTTTCAGCATCAACAACCTGAGTTATGGCAACTTCACTGGCTGCGCCGCCACTTCTTGTGGTGGTATTGGCTACGCCTTGACCAACTGTAACAGCGTCTCGCTGATCAGCAGCGGCGCTCAGGCGTGCACCGGCAATGGATTCGACATCTCTGGTGGCGACACCGTCAGCTTGTTGTCATGCTACACCCTCACCAACAACGCCGTCGGCGTGCACTTCGGGTCGTCTCACCTTCAGGGCTACATCCAGGGCTATTACGACAACTCCCCCGGCGGTGGCGCGACCAACTCTATCAAGGTTGACTCGGGTTGCAAGGTCACCGTCGGAAGCAACACCACCACCACCGCGACGAGCCTGGACGCCAACGCCACAAGCCACCTCGATGGTAATACCATCAGCGCCTCTGGTAACCAGGGGAACTCAAGCCTTCTGGCCAACCGCGCGGCTGTCACCAACTCTGCCTCAGTCACTCTGGCGACCAACGGAACCAACCAGTGGCTCGCCGCTGGCCTTGTCAACGACTCGACCAACGACTTGCATATTCAGGACTCGGTCAACAGTGTGAACTCGATGATCTTCGAGCAGCATGCAACCACCAGCAACATCCAGATCGGTCCCACCAAGTCGTTCGGCTCAGGTGTCGGAGTCCTTGGCCTGACCAACGCCACCACAGCTCCGTCCACCAACCCGTCCGGTGGCTTGATCGTTTATGGCACCAGCGGTCTGGTGACCACTCGCAACCCTCAGGGTTTGGTCCAGACACATTCGGGCTTGGTTCAAGCTCAGACTTCGACTGTAACAGTTGCCAACACCGCAGCTGCCACGGCTTTGACCAGCTTCACCGTACCAGCCAACGACCCCATTGCCGGTGCGGTTTACTTCCTCGAAGGCTATGGGGTCTATTCCACCACCGGCACCCCAACCATCCAATTCATCCTGTACTGGGGTGGTACCGGTGGCACCGTTTTGGCCACTATCCCTGCGATCACGACAACCAACAACAGCGCCAACGCTCCCTTCCGCTACAACGCTCAGTTGACGTTCAGGTCCACCACCACCGTTGTTGGCGAACTGGTGCTCCGTCTGGTCACAGCTACCGCCAGCGATATCACGTCTTCGTACCTGAACGTCCCTACCGCAGCCACCACAGTAACCACCAGCGGCACCAGCGCTCTCGTGGTCGGTGTCACCTGGGGTACAGCCAATGCGTCCAATACGATCTCCCTGCTGGGTGGTCAGGTTTCGAGGTTGGCCTAATGCCCACAACGACTTGGCTGGCGGCCACTACAGGTCAGCCCCCGCTGGCCCAACAGATCAACCAGCTTCTGGCAACGCACACGTTCCAGAATATCTACGCGGGCACCCAGAAGTCGTCCGCCACAGGTGGGTCAGGAAGCTCCAGCACCAACGGTCTATGGCTGGCCCAGTCGTTCACCACAGCCGTTGGTCAAACGACCATCGGGTACGGTCTCATCCAGGTGTTCCCGAGTCCGTCCACCAGCTCCAGCACCGTTCTCGGCCCCACCACGATCTCGATCTACACCAACGTGGCCGGAGCGCCCGGCGTGCCTTTGGTTACCACCGCAGTCACGGTTGAGTATTCCAACTTTTCCCCGTTGGACACTATATTCCCCCTGCCAGTTACCGGCTTGTCGGCTTCTACTCAGTACTGGATCGTAATCGCGGCAGCCGGGAACTCGTCGTTCTCGTACTCCTGGAACAAGTCCAGCGCGGTAAGTGGGGCTTCGACTTCCCCCAACGGCAGCACCTGGACCACCCAGGCGTACGGCTTCCGGTACCAGATCTTCGACCAGTCCATCGTTCAGCCTGTCGTTGCCACCTGGGAGGACGGTGGCCAACGGTGGACCGCCAGCTATTGGAGTAACAACAACAGCGTTATTGGGTCCTACGGCGAATACACCGCTGGTCAGACTGTTGCGGGATACACTCAGTCGTATCGAACTTTCCTTCATAGCTCCAATCTATTCTCGGGGACAGTCTAGATGGCCAACACCCTCGAAATTCTTAACTTCGTCAACACGTCGTTCGCTATGAACCCCCCTTCCTTCGTCGGATACCAATCCACCACCCAGACGCTGACTAACGCCGCTTGGACGTCTTTGAGCCTGGATTCCTCTTCATACGACAACTACGTTGGTCATTCCAACAGCACCAACAACTCCAGGTACACGGCCCAGATCGCCGGTTGGTATACGTGTTGCGGGGTGTACGCCCCGCAGGCTGGTAACAGTTCCGGGTTCCGTGCTGTTCGTCTCGCCACCAACGGGACGTCCACGGTATTGGGTGGGGCCAGCTACTCGGGTCAGCCGACCACCGCTGAAGACAGCCCGGTCACCCCCACCAAGGACGTTTTTCTCAACGTTGGTGACTACGTTGAAGTCCAGGGATGGCAGAACACAGGCGGTAATTACAACACCGCCATCAACTCGGACCTTCGAAGCGGCCTCTGGGTTCGTTTCTCGCATTTCTAGGAGAGTCCGGTGGCCAACACCCTCGAGCTGTCCAATTTCACCAACATCGGATTCGTTCTGAATCCACCGGCGTTTATTGGGTACCAGGCGACTACCCAGTCTCTAAACAACACCAACTGGACGTCCCTTAGCCTCGACGCTGAGAGTTACGACAACTACACCGGTCACTCCAATATCACCAACAACAGTCGGTACACCTCTCAGGTATCTGGTTGGTACACTGTCAGTGGGGTCTACGCCGCAGTTGGTAACGCCACCGGGTTTCGAGCGGTACGTATCGTCAAGAACGGCAACCAGCTCCTAGGATTCGCCAGCTACAGCGGGGCCACCACCTCCTCCGGCACCAGCATCATCACCCCAACGAATGACCTCCTGCTTGCCGCTGGGGACTACGTTGAAGTCCAGGGATGGCAGAGCACGGGTGGCAACTTGAATACTGACATCGGCGTCGACACGCGATCTGGCCTGTTCGTTCGTTTCTCACATTTTTAAGGACTGAGATGCCCGCAACACCTCCTTGGGAGTCCGCCAGGAACGGCGTCTCGAATGACTTGAATGCGGTCAACCACGCCAATCAGGTAAACCAGCTTCTCGGCACCCATGGCATTAACCCGGTCTACGAGGGTAACAGGGTAGTCGTCCCGGCCGACGGAACCGGATTCTTCCAGGAATTCACCGGAAACGGCATCGATCTTGCTCAGACGTTCACTATGTCGGGCACCACCACCGGGCGGGTGTCTCTCCCGGTCTTCTCTACCAGCACTGGCTCTGATTTCACCGTCACTCTGTGTCCAGACTCCGGGGGTAACCCGGTCACCACCAACGTGCTGGCCCAGACCATGGTTCCGGCCTCCTGGGTGAACAACCTCACCAATCAGTTTGGAACCGTAGGCGCCGGTCCTCTGGTTATCGCTCAGAACCAGACCATGACCGGTACCCAAAACATCACCACCGGCCAGGCGTGGGGTGCCATTACGGTCGATGGCACTGGCACCCCGCTTTTCAACAACTCCGTCTGTACCAACGGGAACTACTTCATCTCGGCTGGCGGCATCACCACGGCCTTGTCGGGCGCTGTCTTCACATCCCAGTTCGTCGGAACTGGTCAGCTAGCCACTCCGATCCTTCAGCCCTCCATTCCGGTTCCGACCTACTTCGGCATGCTGGCGGCCAACAGCAACTCGTTGTTCTTCATCGGCGGCAATATCGCTAGCGGCGGAACCACCCTTACTGCCAACACCTACACCGCCTCGTGGAATCCACTGACCGGAATAGTCGGAACGTGGAGCCTTCAGGCCGCCATTCCTCTTGCCGTCCAGCACGGATCTGCCGCCACTTCTGGCAACACCGTCTACGTTGTTGGTGGGGCCGACCAATCCGATGTTGTTCGGGCCGAGGTGTATTACGCTACAGTAAGCAATGGCCAGATCACCACCTGGAACAGGGCTCAGAACCTGCCGACTCCCCTGCAGCAAAGTGCTGTCGCGGTGGTTAACGGTTGGCTTGTGGTGGCGGGTGGCTCCACAACATCAGGTTCCAACACCTCGACCAGCCTGGTGTATTATGCCCAGATCCTCCCGGATGGCTCCCTAGGTCTATGGCGGAGCGGTCCCAGCCTCGCCTCCGCTATGTACACCTGGGCGCCCGGCTGGAATTTCGCTACCACGGACAGCGGCATGCATATTGTCGGTGGAACTGTCACCGGTGGCGGCGCGATCTTCCTTGTCCAGAGTTTGTCTGTCACGGCCAACGCCGTAGGGGACTACTGGAAATCTCAAGGATTCGGCAGTATCGGTGGGGCACAGATGGTCACGGCCTTCCCCATGGGCAACGGCAAATGGAATCTGATCACCCCGCACATCGGGAACCCGTCCTCGTACGCGTGGTCCGTGCTAACGCCGATGCCGTTCATGTCGGTCCCTCTGGTGGCCACCGGCTTGACCAACGGCGCCACCTACCACATCATGTACCAGGAACATCAGTACCGAACCTCATCCGACTTTCTCAGCATCGGGATGAGTAACGGAGCTTACCCGGTAAGTGCGCAATCCAGGACCCGAGGCGGTTCCGTTTGGTCCACATTCAGTTCGGGTAACTCGATCCCTATGGTGATCTACGACAACTCGGTTTCAGCCAACGGGTTGATCCTGCACACCTGGGAGGACCCCACCTCGACCGGCAGTACAGCTTTCAGCAACATGGCCAGTCGGACCACCTCCATGCTGTACAATTCGTACAATCTTCCCATCGGGTATTGCGAATCGACGGTTCTGCCCAACGAACCGTTGAACATGAACCCCACCTTCACCACGGGCGTCACTAACTGGACTGCCCATAACTGCACTTTCGTCCAATCGAGCGCTCAGGTCCACGGTGGATTCGCGTTCTCTGGTCTGATGACTCCGAACGGCGTTGCGTCGGCGCCCAACGTTACTTCCGAGCTGGTCCCGATCCAGCAGGCTCTTGTGTCGTTCCGACCGGTTCAGATCTATCAGATCAACGGTTGGTTCTATTCCCCAACCGGTTGGGGAAACGTCTCTCTGTCTGTTGACTGGTATGACGCCAACCAGACTTACATCACCACCACAAATTCCACCACCACCCTTGCCGCCGCGACGTGGACCAACCTGGTGATGAGTTATAACCCTCCGTCAAATGCCTTCTACGCTTCGATCAACTTCATCGAAGCCACGACTCCGGCCGCTGGCAACACCGTCTTCTTCTCGAACGTGTTCATCGTAGCGTCCCCCGAACGTACACTTGCAGTTGCGCCTGTGGTTCAAATAAACTATGGATCAAGCGGCTCAAACGGCGTTCCCTGGCCGCCACTCGGCGTCACGGCTTTCAACTAGGGGTGTATGAGTTCCCACCAGGCGGTCAAGCATCCGTTTCGGATGATCAAGAAATCCTCTGACCAGTTCATGACACTGGTGGCTGACAGAGTTCTGCCATCCTCTGCCATGTTCTACACAGCCATGATCGCCCCGTTGGTGGTCATTCCGATGTCGAGCAGCGTCAAGACTCTGTTGATGATTGTGGCCAGCAACTGGATTCAGTGGTGGGCTCTTCCCGCCCTTCAGAGCAGGCAGAACGAGATCAGCAACAAGCAAGACGCCAAGGCCGACGCGGACCACGAGGTGATGACCTACCTGGCCAACGCCTCCGACAGTCAGGACGCCAGGCTGACCAGCCTCGAAAGCCACCTGGCTGACATCAAGGAACTACTGTCCCCAGTCATTCGGAAAAGGGATTGATTTTGATCAGCAACGACTCCGGTCATGTCACTCCCGCTCACGTCCAGCCTCACGCCTCTCATTACAACGTGCACTTCCCTGAGCACGGCACCCGTGAGGGCGACCCGTACTACAAGGAGTTCGAAGCCTTCCGCAAGCGCGCGAAGAAGGACCCCTCTCTGTACACCTGTGAGGTCGGCAAGCGTCGCGGAGACACGTCGGACTGCACCACGGACAAGCCTCTCGAACTGCATCACGCCCACATCGAGTGGGCCCTGCAGAACGAAGTGGACATGGACATGGTCCGCCGTCAGTTCCCGGAGATCACGGACGAGAACGAGCTGGGGCACTGGATCGAGTCCGACAGGAACCTGATCTTCCTGTGCCAGTTCCATCACCGAGGCCACGGGGGCGCTCACGTCGCCTCCGCCTCGGACTTCGAAGGGCAGCACTTCGTCAAGCACATGATCGACTAGGGAGCCGCCGATGCCCGAAGAGGAAGAAAGCTACCGGAATCTTGAACATCGACTGGATCAGCTAGACTCCTGGCATCAGTCCGAGGACGCTGTCAAGCAAGCTAAGACTGAAATCAAGTCAGAAAGGCGCTCCAGAGAGCAGCTGATATTCTCTCTGATCAGTGCCGTCTCGATGTTGGTCAACGTCTACCTTTCCGTATTTCACAGGAAGTGATTTATGAGTACAGAGGTGCGCTGGCTCACCGAGCCCGAGGACCACGACTATCCCGCCGCGCTCGACTATCTCGAACTACTGATCGATTTGAGCCTGGCCGAGCAGGTGGTGTCCATGCTCGAAGAGGCTCCTGTCGTCTCGAAGAAGGCCAAGGACATTCTACGCGCGTCCACTTTGCCACTTCTGTCGGAGAATGACCCTCACGTGGCTAAGGACCTACACAAGATCAAGCAGGGTCATGCGCTGTCTCCGGTCCTTCTTGCCCGTGGGGACAACCTGATCATCGCTGACGGCTACCACCGCGTCTGCGCCTGTTATCACGTGGATCCCAACACCGAGATCTCCTGCAAGCTAGTTTAAGGTTCAACGACTAGCTGGTGTTTGCTTTGCTCAGCTGGTATCCTTGTATCAAAGGTTCACGTCAACCAACTCATCGGAGTTAACCGTGACTGCTGTACTCTCTGGCCAGGTGTCTAGCCTGGTCCGTACCACCACTGGCGGCAACTCGACCGTGGTCGTCCTTCCGGTGTCCGTCACCGCCGCACTGCCCGCCGCTCTGAAGCTCGGTTCCGACTTCGGCACCGCCAACATCCGGGTGGCCGTCTACAACGACGTCAACGGCTGGCGCGTCTACGACCCGTACGTGATCGTCGACGGCGCCACCGTGACGGAGCTGGACCTGTCGGCTGGCGACAGCAAGCTGTCCATCGGCCGCGACTCGGGCACCGGCCTCGTCGGCTGGACCGTCGTCGCTGCCGTCTGATCAACCAGCAAGGAGGGGCCTAGTGGCTCGTTTTTCCGGTGCCGAGTGGATCGGCCCTACGCCCAACGAGACTGCAGGTGGACAGGTCGACGTCCACGGTCTCGTGCTTCACATCCAGGAGGGGACCGAGGCCGGTTCCGAGTCCTGGTTCAAGAACCCTGACGCACAGGCTTCTGCCCACTTCCTCAACCCCAAGTCCGGCGGCCTGCGTCAGCTGGTCGACACCGCCGACCGGGCTTGGGCGGAGATGGCCGGAAACCGCCACTGGATCTCCGTCGAGAACGAGGGCATGTCAGGCGAGAGCCTGACGGACAGCCAGGTGGAGAACGTCGCCCAGCTCTTCGCCTGGATTCACAACACCTACGGAACTCCGGTTCAGTCCACCGACGACCCGAATGGGCAGGGCGTGGGCTGGCACGGCATGGGCGGCGACGCCTGGGGCGGCCACTTCGACTGTCCGGGTGACCCGATCAAGGCGCAGCGGCCACGAATCCTGGCCAGGGTCGCGGAGATCCTCGGCGGTACTCCCCCCACTGGCGGTGGCGGTGGTTCGACCGGGGGCGGCTCCGGTGAGCCTCGACAGCAGGTGACCCTCGACGGCCTGACCTACGGGTACGGCACTTCTGGCCAACAGGTCAGGCAGGTCCAGCGGCTCCTAGTCGGTCAGGGCTGCGACCCGCAGGGCATCGACGGCATCTGGGGCGACCACACCACCGGAGCCTACGCCGAGTGGCAGAAGAAGTGCGGTTTCTCGGGTTCCGACGCCGACGGCGTCCCGGGGTCTACCACGATGCGTCGCCTTCTCTGGACCGGCGGAGTACCCGCCTTCCAGCACGACCTGCAGTGGACCGGGTCCTACCACGGGGTCGACGAGGCTGCCAAGACCTGGCAGCAGAAGATGACCGACCGCACCTGGGCTGTCAACGGTGTGGACGGATACTACGGCCCTCACTGCCAGGAACTCTGTCGAGAGTTCCAGCAGCGTCACGGGCTTCAGGTGGACGGGATCGTCGGTCCGATCACCTGGCTCATGACCTGGATGGCGCCGTAGAATAGGGTGAGCGCCTAGGCGACCGCCTGATCACCCAGGAGACCCGTTCTATGACCCAGCCCACCGACCCTGTTCAGTCGTTCGTCAAGATCAGCATCGAACAGGTATATTCAGAGGTGCGAACAATTCACGATGCGTTGCAGCGGATCGAGTCGACACTTGCGTCGATGCGCGATCTTGAGCCACGGATTCGTGATCTGGAAAAGCTCCGCCTGCAAGAGCAGGTGCCGGACCACGAATCCCGACTTCGGGCGCTAGAGGACCGCCGCATCCCCCATTCCGTGATGACAGTCTTCGCGGGAGTTGTGGGGACAGCGGCGCTCGTCTGGCAGGGCATCCTGATGCTGATGAAGTAGGTTCCGATGGGCCTGAACTGGGGGTTCAGGTAAGTTCCGATTACTTCCAAGTAGTCTGAACCACCTGAACCCCCTATTCGTACCCGGGTGAACCCACACAGAGTCACGGATCATATAAACAAATCCCTCTAGACTTGGGGGCAATTGATCTGGTATAATTGCTATATGAACGAGAATATCAACAACACCGAAGAGCGAGTTGCTCTCAACAAGTTCTCAAAGGTGACGGAGTGCCACTTCACCACGGCCAGCCGCCTCCGTTCCGGTGACCGGATGCCGGGCCCCGAACTCCTGCTGAAGATCGTCAAGAAGTACAACCTCGATCCGATGAAGACGCTGGAGGCGTTCGGGACCAAGAACCCCGCAGTCTTCGGCCGATTCCTGAGAGAGAACGTCTTCCACATCACGGAGGAGGACCTCGCCAACGACAAGAACGGGTCTGGTTCCCACTCGTCCCGAGCGGCCTAACAACACAATACGGAGCCAGCCGATGGCGACACTACCCCTTCGCCGAATCGATTAAGCCCCCGACGCCGCTGTGCTGAGGGGGCTTTCTCGTATCTGTGGACTTGCTTCTAGAGCAAAATGTCTGCTACAATAATCCTATGAGGGGCAAGACACCGTGGTCCAAGGCACTGAAGGAAGCTCTTGACCGGGGCGAGGTCGTACGAGAGACCGAGACCGATCAGGAGGTTACTTATGAGGCCCGGTTCAGATTCGATCCCACACCCTGGGTTACCGGGGACGGCCGTCGATTCGATGGCAGTCAATGTTTCGCTTTCCCGAAAGGAATACTCTAATGCCTCGTCTCCCCCACGACCACCCCGCGAACGACCTTCCGGCCACCCCGGACCAGAAGAACTTCATTCTCAAGTACAAGATGGCTCCGGTCTCTGTGGTTCTGCGGCTCACCTACCGAGAAGCCCAGCGGATCATGTCTGGCGGCGGGGTTCCGGTGGAACCCCCGGTTCCGAACCAGCCCAAGAAGCCGGTTCCGGCGGTTCAGCTGGAGAAGGGTGGGTTGCACTTGATCGGAACCCGGGTGTTCCGGCTTCACATGGGTGGTTCCGGTCTCCTGTACGCGAAGGTTCTGACGGAACTCGAAATTCCGCGCGTCGCCAGCAACGGAGTTCGGCGATTCCGATGGGAGTTCGCCAAGGGCGTCATGCGATCGATTCGGCCGGAGAACAGGCTCACCAAGGAACAGGCCGAAGCATTTGGCCGTCGGTTCTCATGCTGCGTCCGCTGCGGGATCGAGCTGGACCCCAACATCACTGACCGAGACGGCAACCGCCGTTACATCGGTCCCATCTGCGAGAAGAAGATGGGATGGTCATGACAAAGCCTCTCCTACTGCTTGATGTGGACGGGCCGCTGAACCCGTACGCGGCCAAGCCGTCCCGCCGACCCGAGGGTTACGAGACACACCGGCTGGTGCCGACCGGCCACAACCCTCGAAAGCCGTTCCGGGTCTGGCTCAATCCGAGCCATGGCCCGTCTCTGCTGGCACTGCCTTTTGACCTGGTCTGGTGCACCACCTGGGAACACGACGCCAACCGACTGATCGGACCCAACATCGGGCTACCTGAACTGCCGGTGCTGGAGTTTCCTCCAGCTCTCAAGTTCCGGAACTTCGAGCGGGACGAGGATGGCACCTACTGGAAGACGCACACTGTCGTCGAATGGGCGGCCGGGCGACCATTCGCCTGGGTGGACGACGAGATCCGGGCAGCTGATCACGAGTACATCGCCAACCACCACCGGGGGGCGGCCATGGCGCACCAGATCAACCCAGCCAAGGGGCTTCTGCCCGAAAACTTCGATATCCTGAAAGTGTGGGCCAAGCGCAATGGCAATTAACATCGACAGATACACGTACACCCCGACCAGGGAACACGGGATCGTCGGAATTAGCCCAACTCTTGGTGCTCAGTTCGAGGCCGAATGTAGGTGCGGCAGCAAGATCAAGCCGGGCCCCAATCCCTCAGCTGCCTTCGCCAACGGACGGGTGCACGTGCTGAAGGCCACGGAGGCCCCTCCCGCCGATTCCGAGGAGCCTTCCGGTACCGAGCGGCCCGCCCCTGCCCCCAGGCCGCAGAGAACCCCGCCCCAGGCCGGGACGAAGCCTCCATGCGCCTGCCTGTGCGGCGGTACCACCGGCGGGGGCCGCTATCTGCCCGGCCATGACTCCCGCCACCTCAAGAACCTCACGGAGCGCATCAACAAGGGAGAGATGACCTTGTCAGACGCCATGCTCGTGCTGGAAGCGTCACCCAAGCTGGCCGCCAAGCTGGCCAAGAGGCTGTCTCACTAGCAAGCTGTCATAGGGCGCTGGTATACTGCTCGTAGAAATAGCGGGCTGGCCAGCGCCCTAGCTGTGTTCGTGCCCAACGGAGAATTGAGGGAACGTGGCTGCACCGATTACTGTCTCGTGGTCCGAAATCAACAACTACCGATCGTGCCCTCACAAGCACGAGCTGGAGTACACCCAGCGCTGGCAGCGGCCCAACAACCCCCACTCGGCCCTCGGTCGGGGAACCTTCGTCCACAAGGTGCTTGAGGTCTACTACACCTCGCTCCTGACCGGCAAGGACATCGAGACCGCCTACCGGGACGCCCGTCGCGAGATCGGCGACTACCGTGGGCTGGGCTTCGACCGTGAGACCTGCGACCTGGTCGAGTGGATTCTTGAGGGGTACCACGAGAAGTGGTCGACCGAGGACTCCCTGAAGTGGAAGGTCGTCGCGGTCGAACACCGGTTCCAGGTTCCGCTACTGACTGCGGGCGGACGTAAGTCTCGGTTCATCCTCAAGGGCGGCATCGACCTGATCGTCCGGGACCAGCGCGGCCGATTGATCATCATCGACCACAAGACCTGTGCCGTCCTGCCGGACGATCAGAGCTACGAGATGTCCGACCAGTTCGGCCTGTATCTGTGGGCCATGCGGCAGCTCGGTCACAAGATCTTCGCGGGCATCCACAACGCGCTCAAGACCAAGCGCAACAAGGGTGACTTCCCTGAGAACGTCGAGATGTGGGAAACTGTGAAGGCCGAGGGCGGCAAGCCCGGCGCCAGGCCGGTTCCCCAAGAGCTGGATGCACGGTTCGCCCGGACCTGGCTGGCCCGGACCGACCGTGAGCTGACCACCATCGCCCTCGAAGCGATGCAGACCGCGCAGAAGATGCACAACGCCAGCCTCCCCAAGGAGCGCAACCCCGACGACATGAAGTGCAAGCGGATGTGCTCCTTCCGCGACGCGTGTATCATCGGTCGTCGACAGGGGCCGGAGAAGGAACTTCACTTCCTAAAGGAGGTCGGGTTCGTTCAGAACTTCGCTCGCCACCTCGGAGAGCCCAGCAACCCGAACAGCCTCCTCTAGGAGTTCAATATGGACGACCAGAACCTGAACGCCGACTTCGACAAGCTCTCCGAGAGAGTCAGTCTCAAGCAGCTGGCCGATCAGGGGGTCGAGGCTCTACTGGCCGGACTCGGCAATCGGGTTCTTCCCGACGCCGTCGGCCAGGTCGGAGTGGCGGCCTTCAACTCCTCGATCTAGGGGACTTGACTCTAGCACAAGACATGTGCTAGAATGGGATTACTCCGGAGACGGGGCGGGTTCCTTCCCCCCGACTCGTCCCGTCTCACGGACAAAAGCTTCCACCTGCACTAAGTACCCAGCTCTTGCGGACGACCTTTCACGGGGAAGGTCGGGGCTACCTGGGAGACGTGGTCAGCGGAAGGGCGGCGGCCGTAAAACGTGGTGTGCTGGAAGTCGTCGGCGGGACGACGCCCCCTAAACCGGGGAGACGGTGGGTTCGAGCCCCACTCAGCATACGAATGGTCACACCAAGTGCACTTGGCGCATTCGAACACCCCGACATACAGTGACCTCTGGTCGGATCGCGTACTAAACCCGTCCATGCTTACCCTTACGGGTCGGCGGCGTTCAGGGAGACGGGGTACCGGGATAGAGTGAACGTACTCCCGGGAAGGTGGGCCGGACGTCTGTATGCCGCAGTTTACGGGCACACGGGTAACAGTCAGAATTGCGAGACTAGAATCCGGGAGCGGGAGGGGTACCCCGCACAACTTAACAAGGGCCTGTAGTTTACTTGTCCGAACGAGGGGCGCCCCTCAAGTAGGTCGCACTACCGGAAGAACGGCGGCAGAAATCCGCTGGTGCGGGTTCGAATCCCGTCAGGTCCACGTTGTCCAGGTCACCACGGTCGAGGAAACAACCCCTCGGACGGATCGAGACGGACAAGCACAGACGATCGTGACCGAGTCTGTGCTCAGCAGAGAAGCGGCGCAGACAAGGGCAGGGCCGCCACGCGGGGAGCGCCTCCGGAAACGGAGGACACGAGGGATGAGACCCGCATCCAACTTAATAAGCCCCTTTGGCGGAATGGCAGACGCGCTGGTCTTAGGAACCAGTGTCTTCGGACGTGAGAGTTCAAATCTCTCAGGGGGCACGGGACGTACAGAATGTCGGAAGTAACCGGAGTGGAACACGTCGGAGTGCGCACGATGACGTGGAAAGCAAAGGCGAGGTAAGACAATAGCGCAGAACGCCGGACGGTGTTTGTCTGCCACGTCCACCGATCACTGCCCCTTTAGCTCAGTTGGCCAGAGCGGCTGCCTTGTAAGCAGCGGGTCGCCGGTTCGAATCCGGCAGGGGGCTCTAGCCTGGGACCGACGGGTTCCGGGTGAGGTCGCGGGAAGGCCACCCGACGACCATCGGCTGTGCGTAGGCGCTACTGGGATGCTGCAGACCCAGGGTCGGTCCGAGTCCGGCGGTCGAGCTGAGCTAGGTGAAAGTGACCCCACCCACTTCCTCCGGTGCTCCGAGAAAACCCCTCTGTTGCCTGGAAAGCAGAGGGGTTTTCTTGTGCTTACGTGTATTCCGCCAGAGAAATAGAGCATGGTACAATTATATATAGAGAGGAGGACGCGTATGCTGAACAGACCGGCAATTCGACAGCGCATGTCAGAAATGGGCATCAACCAGGCCACTCTGGCTAAGAAGATGCACGTCAAGGACATGCACGTGTCACTGTGGCTAAACAACCACAGAGCCCCAGACTTGCCCAACGTCATCAAGATCGCGGATGCGCTTAACTGTAGTCTTGATGACATCGTGATCAGAGTCAGGAGCGCGGCGTGACCAACACCCCCGACATGGATGAGGGCTCTGACCGCCCAAGTCAGAGCCCTCGGATGATCACCCAGGAGATGAGATGACCACTACCCCCTCAATTACACCACAGACAATGTCGAGCACGCAATGCGAGCTGCGACAGGGTTGCCCCATGGCCCGCGTCCACGGCCCGTTCGCTGACGGTTACCTGGAGTACCAGCGGTCCGGTTGGCAGGGAACTCTGCCGCTGCCGAAGCTGGAGAAGAACGACCCTCCGCGCGGGTTCACCGGTCAGAAGTTTATCGAGGTCTGGCCGACCGAGTCCGACCTGCACATGTGGTCCCACGAGTCCAGCTCCAACCTGGGTCTCAGGCTGCCGAACGACATCATCGGCATCGACGTGGACCAGTACATCAAGAAGGGCCGCCCGAAGACCGGCCACGACCGATTGGTCGTGCTTGAGAAGACGCTAGGGGAGCTTCCGCCCACCTGGCGTTCGACTCGACGCGGCTACAGCAACCCTTCGGGTATCCGGTTCTTCCGGGTTCCGGCCGACAAGATGTGGCCGGGCGTGGTGGATATCGACGTCGAGGTCATCCAGCATCGTCACCGGTACGCCGTGGTCTGGCCGTCGGTGGTGCCGGACACCGAGACCGGCGAGGTCATGCAGTACCAGTGGTTCACCCCCGAGGGCGAGGTGGCGATCCGTCCGCCGTCCCCGAGCGAACTGCCGGAACTGCCGGAGGCGTGGGTGCGCCACCTGTGGCAGCAGGCCAGGGTGTCGGGGTCGGTAACGGTTCGGTCGGGTGACTATCCGATCATGCCGGACATCCCGGACGAGGTGGACACATCGGCCCCGTGGTATCTGAAGGCACTGGCCAGGCCGGACGCCAGCGGTCGGGGCAACCAGACCATGGTGTCGGTAGTCGGCGGCATCGCCAAGATGTTCGTCGAGAGTGGCCTGCCGTACGAGGCCGCCGTTGCCACCGCGTTGGGTTACGAGCGCAGCTCGATCGACCCGCAGCCGGACGAGACCGTGCTGGATCGCCTGCAGTATTTCTGGGCCGTGGAGATGGCCAAGAAGCGCGAGCGGGACGAGGCTACGCCCTTCAGCACCCTACGGCCCCAGAAGATCGCGGGAGACCCCACCGGAGCCCCCGGAGACGTCACGACGGGCGTAGTCTCGGAGGCCATGTACGACGACGAGGACAGGGGGTACCTGGCGGAACGGATCGACGGCAAGGTCGGATACTCGACCATCACCATCGAGATGTCCAAGAACGGACCGAAGCCTGTCGAGGTGATCTACTCCGATTTCGAGATCGAGGCGGTCGGAGTGAGCGCCAACCAGGCCGGTGACGGGACCACCTGGGTGGTCAACATCACCAAGCGGGACGGAACGGTGCTGGAGGACGTCGAGCTGCCCAGCAAGACTCTCAGCTCGACCAACACGGCCCGGGGGTGGTTCGCGGATCGTGGCTGCATTCTGTCGGCCAGCGACGACAAGAAGTACGGACCGATGGGCCTGCGGCTTCTCCGGAACCTGCAGTGGCAGAATCCGGCCAGCTTCCGGGTAACGGACCACCTCGGATGGGACGACCGCTCGGGAACCTTCGTCACGTATGAGGGGGCCATCACGGCGAACGGGATCAACCAGCGCGCCGAGGCCAGGCCGAGCCGTGGACTGAAGAGCCGCAAGCTCGTCAACCACCACTACGGCTTCGGAGACGAGGAGCGCACGAAGGAGCTGCTGCGGGAGATCCTGACCTTCCACGACAGCACTTTCACCTCGGTGCACGCGGCGTGGATGTGCGCGGCTGTACTGAAGGGTCACCTGATGCGCAAGTCGTCGCTGTTCCCGATCTTCCTGGTCGAGGCGGCGTCGGAGTCCGGCAAGACCACCGGCTACGCGCAGCTGATCCGTCAGTTGTTCGGGGATCTGTCCAAGGAGGAGGGCGTCGGCACCCGGGCCAGCATCCGTAACGCCTTGACGGCGCACCGAGGAGCACCGGTCCGGATCGACGACGCGGACGAGCTGGACTCCATCAAGGAGATCCTGCGCCAGGTTCCGAACGAAGGCGCGGTTGACAAGTCGGGTGAGGACAACCAGTCCACCGTCCGGGCCAAGCTGGTCGCACCGGTCTGGATCTCCTGTGAGGGGTCCGGAATCCGGGGTGAGAAGGCGATGATGGACCGCGTGGTGACCTGCGACCTGCCCAACCCGAAGGGTCGCATGTCGCTGAAGGACCCGAGTCGGACCCAGTGGGACGACATCGTGGACTTCATGGGGGACCACTGCCAGAGCGAATTCGGTCTGACCGAGTACTCGGGCACGCTGGTGCAGATGATTCTCAGGGAGTCCCGGCTGATCGAGGAGTTCGGCCGCCTGAGGAAGGCCAGCGGACGGTACAACGACAAACTGGCGGTGCTGAAGGTGGGGGCCAGGGTGCTGGCGTCCGTCACGGGCGACGAGTCCCACATCGTTCGGGTCGACGAATGGTGCGATACCCAGATCGACACGGGCGATGAGAACGCGCTGACCATGACGGTGATTCCGGCGGCCATCACTGCGCTGGGCATTCACGAGACTCCGATGCGTGAAATGAAGCCCCCGTACTACAACATCCCGGCTCCGGTCGTGTTCCTGACGGAGAAGGACGGCAGCCAGTCCATGTGGGTGCACATCAAAAATCTGGCCAGCTGGTGGGAGAAGCACCGGAACGGCCGGATCGAGGAGCGGACCGAAACGGCCACGGCTCTCCAGGAGCAGTCGGCCAGGATCGGAATGCGCGGTGGCAAGGCTGGCGTAAGAAACCGGGACTGGAAGCAGGTGTGCATCACTGACACGCTCGGCGGCAAATACCCTAATGAACGCATCTACATCGTTCGGATCCCCGACAAGTACCGGGACGTCATTCTCGAACGACTCGGACTGGAGACCAGCGAGGAGCGCGTGCAGGGCACTTCGAAGCTCACGCCCGGCCAAGTGATCGCCATCGGGCGGTCCGCCCACTAACTTAATACCGTCGCTGAGCCCCCCAGGAGGAAGACTCTGGGGGGCTCAGCTGTATCTCGGGCCTGCAGAAGACTAGGTCTTCCGGAGGACCCCCAGGGTCTTCCAACTACAAGGAGTCACGAGAAACAACGGGGAGTAGATGACGATTGCTCCCGGAAGAACCCAGGAAGACCCCTATATATATATAAGAAGACCTATAAGAAGACCTAATATCTTCCAAAAAAGTACGAAGTCAGAGGGGGTGGAAGACCTGAAGACCATAGAAGAAGTAGTTTCTTACGTACGCGCGCCTCTCACAGACGTGTGCGTGCAAGGACCCCCCGCTCTCCCCGGAGGGTCTTCCCGCCCCCTGGGGCTCTCCGGGGAGCTGCGGCTCTCTGTGGGGTCTCTGGCGGCCTAGGAGCCCCTAGCCGGTCCTCTAGGGCCATCCGCCCCCGTACTGTTGCGGGAGACCCCACAGAGAGCCGGGACGAGCCCAGCCAGCGGCCTGGGTAGCCTGCCCCTGTGGGCGCTGCGCGGCTCCGGCGCGGTGGCCCTAGTGCCAGGGCTTGCGTCTATGGAAAGGTAGGTAGTTAGATGGGGATATGACGATGAGCACTGACCGACTGAACGAGCTTCGCACCTTCGATGCCGACGCCTCGACCCCCCAGCAGCGACAGGACGCCGTCCTGGAACTGACCGCCGAGGTCCAGCGCTGCTGGGCCCGCATTGCCGAACTTGAGAAGGACTCGGACTTCCTCAACCGCCTCCATGCGGCCGGGGTCGACAACTGGGACGGCTACCACTTCGGATTCGGCAACGAGGACGACGACGAGTAGCTTGCGCTTGTAGCAAGCACAGTGCTGTAATAAGGATATTCCGCCCCGGGCTTCCGGGGCCCACCCCAGGAGGCACCGATGGCGCTGAGTTACGAGGTACACGCTCGGAGCGAGTGGTTCCCGATCGACCTGTACGACAACCCCGAGGGCAAGGACGCCGACGACAGCACCAAGGCGGTGATGGTGCAGATGGGCGTCCTCAAGTTCAAGACTCGTAAGATCTCCGAGGATGTCGCTCGGAAGCTCAACGAGGCTCTCATCAAGGGCCACGTCGAGGCCACCGAACGGCTCGGCCTGTGAACGTCCCGCAGGATTCGGTCCCGGCGACTCCGTAACTTGACACAACGGCAACTGCTGTGATAAGATGGAGTCATCCAATCAGGAGGGAAAGCACCGTGATCGTTTACGGCGACAGCGACAACGGTGGACTGGGTGACTCGGACGAGAACGGTCGTCCGCAGTCCCCTCGTCCACTCTGGTGGTAACTGCTCAACCCGGGCGCAAGCCCGGCCAGCCTCTGTAGCTCAGCGGATAGAGCGAGACCCTTCTAAGGTCGAGGTCGCAGGTTCGAATCCTGCCAGAGGCGCGCCATCGGACCCGCAAGGGGATCGAAGGGCAGACAGACAGGAGAATCACGTGGGACTTCTCATTCCATTCGAAGAAGAAGAGCAGAGCAAGTACAAGATCGTCGTCCTGTACGGCGAGGTCGGTTCGGGCAAGACCAGCTCGTCGATGATGCTCGCCAATCGCGGCCGGATCATCGTCGTTCGTGCGGACCCCGGCATGCACAAGGGTGCTCTGAAGGCCATCGGCGTCAACACCAAGAACATCCTCGTCCACCAGTTCGAGCACTTCGGCGACATCAAGGACCTCTACTGGGCCCTGAAGGAGAAGTTCGACGAGGACCCCGACTTCGCTGTTGCGATGGTGTGGGATTCGATGTCGGCCATCAACAAGAAGCTCGTCGACAACGAGGTCGCCCGTCGTCTGGAGAAGAAGACGAAGGTGATGTCCGGCGTCGACGAGTTCGAAGTTGACCGGGAGGTATACGGCAAGGTCACGGAACAGCTGCGGTGGATCAACCGCTACTTCTTCGAGCTGCCGTGTCACCAAGTCGTCATCTCCCAGGAGAAGCAGGACAAGGACAAGAACGAGGGCACGATCTACTACCGCCCCTACCTGTCCCCCGCGTACTCCTCCGACCTTCTCGGCGTAGCCGACGTGGTGATCAGCCAGGTTGCCGAGGTGGACGCTGACGGCGAGGTTCAGCGGTTCGGCTACACGGTGCCGTTCGAGCGCCGAGTGGCCAAGGACCAGCTGCACCTGCTCCCTGCCCGTCTGGCGAACGTGAACATGGCGGACGTGGCCGCCTACATCGAGGGCGAGATCGAGCCCGCCTCCGAGGAGGAACGCATCCTCAACCCCGAGAGGTGGCGCGAGGGCGGCGCGAAGCGACTGTCGAAGGACCAGTCGCGCATGTCGATCTAGGGGATTGCTCCTCTGGAAAGACGAGTGGTACCATGGAATTACCGGCCGCCCCGCAGTGGTGACGACGACCTGAACCCATCGGGGCGGCCGACCAAGCTCCCTGGTCTTGACCAGCTGGAAACGGCATGATAGACTGGGATCGCTCCCAAGTCCGCTGGGAGCAAGCGCGCCCGGCTTAGCAGGGCAGTCAATCAAACCGGCCGCAGGGCCAAACAGAGGAGAAACAAAATGGCGAAGCTCGCTGACGACCTGGCGAACGATGTCACCAACTACGTTCCGGAGACCTTCGAGCCCATCGAGGACGGCGTCTACCTCGCCCGGCTCGAGGAGGACGTGGAGGTCAAGGTCGGCCCGAGGGGTCCGTACTGGAGCTGGAAGTTCGTCGTCCGTGAGGAGGACAACCCCGGCCTGACCCGCAAGAAGGTCACGCTCTACCACCGCACCTCGCTCTCGGCGGCGGCGGCGTTCAAGCTGCACGAGACCTTCGCCGCGTTCGGCGTCTCGGCCAACACCGACACCGAGGACCTGGTGAACACGGCCGAGCCCGCCGTCAAGGTCCACGTCGTCCAGAAGGTGGCCGAGCAGGGCAAGTACGCCGGTGAGATCGTGAACGACCTCGCCGACGGCCAGTGCCTCTACCCGATCAACAGCGATGCCAAGGTCAGCGCCGCGCAGAACGCCGCTCCGGCGCAGCCGGGTCCGGGCAAGAAGAGCAACAAGCCGCTGCTCTAACCCTACCTCCTAGGCGCTAAGGGTTAGAACACTCCGCTACTGAGCCCCCCTCCCAAGCTCCAGGGAGGGGGGCTCAGTTGTGTTTGTGGCAAATCTCGTGATATAATAGGGGAGCAAGAGACGCAACCATAACTTTAACCGAAAGGAAAAGACAAAATGGACAACATGATCGATCTGGAGAAGCTCTCTCAGGTGATGAGAGAGAAGGAGGTGAACGTGACCACCCTGTCCCGCAGAATCGGCCGTGACCGGGTGGTGGTCAGCGGCTGGAAGAACGGTCGTCGTATCCCGAACCTGGAGTCGGCCCTGTGCCTGGCCAAGGGCCTGGGTGTACCGGTCGAGGACATCTGCTACGAGGTCGCTCTGCCGGGTGATGAGGCGGCCTAGCACTAATTGTCACGCAGGAAAATCGCGTGATAGACTAGTCTCAGAAAGACACCAGGGGGACATCGGCCCCCTCCGACACCGAGTGAACGGAGTTCCGCAATGAACATGTTCGAGTCCATGATGGAGTCCCTGGGGCTGCAGGCGCGCAAGGAACAGACCGCCCTGGTCGAGTTCATCCGCACCAACCTCGCCAACGAGGAGCAGGCCATGATTCAGGCGGGCACCGGTGTCGGTAAGTCCTTCGCCGCTCTCGCCACCGCGTTCGAGGCCAACGAGAAGTACGGAATCCCGTCGCTCATCGTCTGCCCCACGAACGCCCTGATCGACCAGTACGTCAAGAAGGACGCCCCTCGGGTGGTCGAGGCCCTGAACGAGGAGGGCAAGGAGCCCAAGAGGATCGCGCACATCAAGGGCCGCAACAACTACCTGTGTTCCGCCAGCCACGGCGCGATGCTCGACAAGAACGCCCCCAAGCTCATCAAGGAGTTCATCGAGAAGGGCGTCTTCGAATGGGCCGAGGCCGGTCTCGAAGGGTGGGGCTGCTCGGGTGACTGCGACCAGCGGATGGGCGACATCTGCGCCATCCAGGCGGCTCGCGAGTTGGCTTCCCGGGCTCACGTAGTGATCACCAACGGCCACGTGCTGGTGTGGGACCTGAAGGTCGAGCAGATGACCGACGGGGTGGTGAACCTGCTGCCGCGAGTCGGGGCGGTGTTCATTGACGAGTGCCACGCTGTGGACGAGGTGGCCAAGAGCTGCAACTCGGACCAGATCGGCCCGAACGCGGCGGTGTACGACATGGTCCCGGGTCTGCAGAGGTGGGTGGCCCGAACCACGATGCTGATGAACCAGATGAAGCTCAACGAAGCACCGGTCGACATCGACGCCGAACTGACGCGAATGCTCCAGGAGGCCGACCGTACGGCCGGTCGTCTGGAGTCTCAGCTCGCCGGGATGCGGGACCCTTCGTACGCGGCGGAGGCCAAAGAGATCCGCAAGGATCTGAAGGCCGTTCAGCGGTTCATCGACTTCGCCACCGACAGCGACGACCGGTTCATCAGCACGATCACCATCGAGCCGGGTAAGGACGGCGTGGACGTCACGCAGCTGAACCGCAAGTGCATCGACAGTTCCAGCTGGATGAAGAGGATTCTGCTGCGCCAGCCGTCCGCGCTGATCAGCGGCACCATCCCGAAGTCGCTCGGTCGCCGGATCGGAATCCCGGACGCGACCTTCGAGGACGTCGGTACTCCGTTCGACTACAGCAAGTCGGTGCTGGCCATCGGGTACGACTCGGCCAAGGACCGGAACGCGGAGGTCCGGCGCATCAAGAGCGTGGTCGACGCGGTTCTGGAGTACGCCCGGAAGCCGCACGAGGAGGGTGGCGGCGGATCTCTGGTGCTGTTCACTTCCTGGCGGGACCTGGAGGTTGTGATGCCCCAGGTGTACAAGGCCCTCAAGAAGGAGGGTCTCGACAAGAAGTGTCCGGTATGGATGCAGACCCGGGGTGACTCCGCCGAGACTCAGCGCGACCTGGTGGAGTTCAAGGAGCACGGCCACGGCGTGATGGGCGGAGTGGCCAGCCTCTGGACCGGCGTGGACGTCCCCGGCGCGGCCCTGCGCCAGGTGATCATCTACAAGCTCCCGTGGGGGGTTCCGACCCTGGAGGTCAAGGCCATCGAGAAGATCCACGGCCGTGACCCCTACGTGGACGACATGATGACCAAGTTGGTACAAGGTGCCGGGCGCCTCGTCCGTAGCACCGACGACTTCGGTCGGGTGCTCATCACCGACAGCCGAGCCCGCCAGCTGCGGTGGCGCACCAACCCGATGAGCCGCCACATGGCGGAGTTCGCTCCGGCCAACCACTAACCCAATCGGCCCCCGCCCAGTAGAGGGCGGGGGCCCCACTATTAGGAGAGATATGAGTTACGTCAACGTCACCACTCTGAGTGAGGACTCGGTGGAGCAGCTCGGGCTGAAGAGGGACTTCGACATCGAGAAGACCCACGGCCACCAGTCGTTCGAGACCGATAGCGAGTCGCTGATGGCGGCAGCTGAGCTGATCAGTCGACTCGACAACCTCCAGAGCGGCGAGATGCTCATCGTCACGGCGGTGGGCTTCTGATGAGCACCACTCGGTACTTCGATCTGGGCGTGGTCCTGAGTCTGACCACGGGCAAGATGGTCACCAAGGAGGGGAGGGCTTCGGTCAAGGACCTCGTGGACTTCTTGACGAAGGACGCCGGACCCGAGGTGGTCACTCTGGCGGACCTGGTCACAGCTGCCCGCGAGAAGGTTCTGGGGCAGTATCCCGACCTGGCCTCGGCGGTCGTGCCGTCGTTCAGGACCGAGGAAGACATCTGGGAGTGGGTCGACTCCTTGAGATTCGATTATGGGGGGAAGGTGTATCTCACCGGTGTGTGACAACTGTGACGAAGAGAGTGACGAGAGTCGCGAGCAGCGGCGCAAAGACGACTACGAGCTGTAAGGGGCCGATATGAGCGCAACCATCCGGGATACTGGGGTCCGAGGTGTGACCGTTTCGTCGCCAGAGGGGTGGTCAGTTCCGGATGTAGCTGAGCGACTGGCCGCGCTGGCACGCCGTAGCGGCTGGGACGTGATCGATCAGAGGTGGTGGCACGACCGCCGGAAGGGGCTCCAGACGTTCTTTCTGGCCGTGGGGCGCCCTCTACGGCCCGGGGAGGTCCCCAGCTGCCCCGCTGGCCCCGGAGTGGGCTGGCAGTACCACCTCGTGTGGGAGGAGATCCCGGAGAAGGACCGCACTACGAACCACCGGTCCAGGATGACCATCCGGGTGAGCCGTGCGTACACTCCGAGCACCGGCAAGTGGCAGAACGGCCCCGCGATAAAGGTGATCAGCGACACCATCACTCGCAACCCGGCTCGCTAGAATTGTCGCAGCCGAAAACGCTGTGATAAGATAGCCTCATAAGACGCTCCACTACCCCAGGAGAACAAGAATGACCGACGTTACCAACGCCTACGGGCATAGGATCGGATCGCGCGGCATCACCACCCGCTCCTCTCTGCTGGATGCACTTCGGGGTCTGCTCAACCTGTACCCGGCCCACAACCTCCAGGTCAAGAACGTCACGGACATCGTCGGATGTTCTCCGGCGGTCTTCTGGACCTACTTCGCCCACCTGGATGACGCGTACCGGGCCCTGGCCGACACCGTCGGGGACGGGGATGCCCAGACGCTCTGGGCGCGACAGGTCAAGCACATCGTCAAGGTGCTGGACGAGGTCGCCGAAACCAGCTGACGCAAGTCAACGGGGCCGACCCAATGGGTCGGCCCCACCACTGTATCCGAAAGGGAGAAACATGACCGCCACCTTCCTCGGACGGACCCGAGTCGGAAGCACGTTCCTGCCCGAGCTGCCGCCGGACTGGCCGGTAGCGTTCGACTATGAGACCGCTGGGCTGTACCCGGACGGAGACTCCGGTACCAAGACTCAGCCCGCATCCCCGGAGGGCAGGGCGTCGGCCCTGGCCATCGCGTGGTTCGACCCCGAGACCGGCGAGCTGGTCTCACACGCCTTCCCGTTCGACCAGGGCAAGATTGCCGGGAAGCCGGGTAGGGCGATCCGGGACCCCGAGACCGGTCGACAGAGCTTCTCTCCGATCCAGGCCACCCTGGACTTCGACAACCCCAACCTGGAACCGCAGTGGTACGTTGAGCTGATGGCCTGGCTCAGCCGTCGACGGTATCTGGTGGCCCACAACGCCAAGTTCGACATGGCGGTCGCTCGGATCGGTCTGCGTGCGGACGCAGGGGGGTTCGGCGGAGAGGAGGGCCTCGGCGGGACCGAGCTGGATCAGGAAGGGACCTACATCTATGACACGATGCTGTCCCAGATGCTGTTGGCCCCTCTGGACATGCCGTCGCTGAAGCCTACGGCCAAGAAGCTGTGGGGTGACGACGAGACCGAGGAGCTGGAAGCCCTCAAGAAGGGGCTGAAGGCCAACGGCGTGGGGCTCGGTAAGCGATACGACCTGGTGGACTGGCCGATCCTGGCCAAGTACGCGGCCAAGGACGCCGAACTTACCATTCGCTTGCACCAGGTTCAGATGAACGCGGTCGACGACGAGATTGCGCCCCCGCTGTACGAGAGCCTGCTCGAAGACGACCTGCAGACCATGCGGGTACTGTACCGGATGGAGAAGCGCGGGCTGCCCTTCCTGAAGGAAGACGGTTTGGAGGTTGCCGAGGAGCTGCGTAAGCACGCCAAGATGGTGGCCAGCACGATGCCATTCGATCCCAGCAAGCTCGCTCAGGCCATCCGGTTCTTCTACGGGTGGAAGTGCAGCAACTCCGAAATCAGGTCCCAGAAGTTCCTGACCGGGGACGAGCGGGACTGGTCGAAATTCCTGTGCGACAAGAGTTGCGAGGAGTGCCAGGGGAAGAACGGGCTCGGACTGGAGCCGACCAGCCGGACCGAGAAGCGCGGCGACCCCCAGCTCAATCAGGCCGAGATCGACAAGCTGGCCAAGCAGGGTCAGCCCTGGATCAAGGAGTTCCAAGAGTACGTCAGCTGCATGTCGGCCATCGCCAAATGGTACGACGGCTGGTCCCTTCGAGTGGGCAAAGACGGTCGTCTTCGGCCGGTTTTCAAGCAAGGCAAGCAGGAGACCGACAAGTCGGGCGGAGCCAAGAGCAAGGAGGGCGGCACCAAGACGGGTCGGCTGGCGGTGGAGCGGGTGCAGATCCAGGCGGTTCCCCGTAAGACGCACCTGCCCATCCCGGCCCCCCACCCCAAGAAGCTGATCCGGCCGACCAGCGGCAAGGTCGTGTGGGAATCGGACCTGCCCAACGGTGAGATGAGAATCGTCACTGTGATGTCCAACTGCAACGCGATGTGGGACATCATCGACAAGCTGGACCGAGAAAAGGACGCCAGCGGCATTCACGGTCTGGTGTGCACCCAGATGTTCGGGTTGACACCTGAGGACGAGGATTTCCCCACCTTCAAGCAGGTGTCGAAGTGCATCGGTTTCGGGACGGTGTTCCAGTCCGGACCGCAGACCCTGGCTGACCAGGTCTACCAGCAGTGCGGCGTGAAGTTCAAGGTTCAGGAGATGAAGGACTTCATCGCGGACTTCCGGGGTAAGTTCCCGGAGATCCAGCAACTGTCCGACCTGGCGGTGAAGAAGGCCGATCAGTGGCGCGGGCTGGGTTACGTCACACTGATCAACGGTCGCAACCGTTGGTTCGAGCCACACGAGCGGGTGGCCACCTGCGCGATGTCGTCGGTTATTCAGGGTTCGCTCGCTGAGACCATGAAGACGTCCATGCGACAGGTGGAGGCTACTTACCCGGGCATCCTGATCAACCAGGTACACGACTCGGTATGGGTGGAGGTGGACGACAGCCCGGAAGGCGAGGCGCTGGCTTGGGACGTGGCGCGGATGGTTCAGAACACCTTCGAGGAGACGTTCGACGTACGCGAGCGACCCCGGATGAAGTTCCCGGTGACTCCGGAACGGCTTGACCTGAAGTGACCAGCCCCTAGCGGGCCAGATCACCCCGCTGACCCCCGGAGGGCCTACAGTATGGGCATTGCTCCGGGGGAAAGCATGGTAGTACAATGGTGGTACACGGTGGGGCACGCGGCCCCACCCCGAACCCGAGAGGGAGTGATTATGGACAGCAGATGGACCACGAAGGATGACCTGGACGCGGCTTTCTACGGGATCGTGGGGCCGCAGGTCAACCGCATCGTTAGCATCAAGATCAGCGGTCTCATGAAGATCAGCGCGGCGGGCGGCCCCAGGCCGGACACCCGAGTGCCGGTGATGGTGGGTCAGCTGTGGAGATGACCAGCAAGGACGTCAAGGGAAAGACCACGGGCGTGCAGACCGAAGTGACCCTTCCGGTCAATCTGACCTTCAGCTATGATCCTGAGGACCCCTTCGCGTTCTACATGAAGTTCAACCCCAGCCGTTTCAATGAAGAGGTCCAGTGGGTGGGTTCCCTGGACCTCCTGCGCCAGGGTGTTCACGCTCCGGCCGGTCTTGCCGACATCCAGGTCTACCCAATCGACAAGGGTCAGATCGCGATTCGGCTCGAAGCCGAGGTAGGCCATTCGACCACCCGAGTGGCGGCCAAGGACATCAAGGCGTTCATCAGCGCCATCGACGAGGAGGAATCAGTGTCCAGTGTGACGATCGGTGAGGCGGTCGAGATTACTCTGGAGCAGTTTCTGGAGGATCTCGGCCTCTACCCCTATGACAACGGCCCGTCTCTCCCGCCGGGGTGGTGCCCGAACTGTATGCGAGTCCACTCCGGCAACGGATGCGGTGACGCCTGATGGGCTGGGGCAGCGCGGGGGCGACGATCTTCGACCCTACGATCGAGGCTCTGGTCAAATCCGGGACCACTGACGAGGTGCTGTTCGACACGGCGGTGAACCTCATCAACAACCTCCAGAGCGAGGACTGGGACACCGAGGGAGAGTCCCTGGATCACTTCAAGGACAATCCGGTGATCGTCCGGGCGTTCGCCAGCCTCGGAATCCGGTTGCACCACAGCACCTAGTATTGATCCGCAGCAAAACGCTGTGATACAATTGTCCTATGGTCAGGACAGTGAACGTAGGTAGAGCGGCGAATGACAAAGTCGGGGTCCCCGAGGGGCAATGGGTCTCGGTGGACCCCGGCGACATTCACGTCGGGGTATGCTTCTGGAACGGCCCCGAGCCGCAGTGGGCCAGGGAATTCCGGCCAGACCAGTTCGTAGACTGGCTCGTGGATCAGATGCAGGCCGGTGAGATCGAGCTGGTCGTGTACGAGATCTTCATGCTTTATGGTCAGAAAGCACACCAGCAGACAGGGTCCACCTTTGGGACCGCTGAATTGATAGGCGTCATGCGTCACTTGTGCCGAAGGGCGGAGGTGCCGTTTGTGGGCTATCAAGCCAGCGCCCACAAAGGTCTGTACAAGTGGGAGAAGTTCAAGCCACCGCACAAATCTTTGAGAGACTGGGTCAGCTACGGGCACGGTTCGCACACGAAAGACGCAGAATGCTGCGGCTTTTACCACCTGATCAAGAATGGAGTGATTAAGAATGGCTGAGAAGGCGCCTTTCAAGAAGAGCGGCGGGCTGTGGCACTCCCCCCCGAAGGAGAAGGACCTGAACAACCCGGATGTCCCTGTCCACAAGCGGCCCACGCTTGAGTGGCGCGAGGTCAAGGAGTGGCGTGAGACCATGCTGGTGATCGGCCAGCAGCGCGGTCGGTCGGCGGCCTTCTTCCTGCTGTGCGGGGGCGGCGGGGCTGGCACGGACAGCTACCCGATGTTCATGTCGGACGCCACCGAGATGATGAAGACGGCGACCATCGTTCAGGGGACCGTCACTGGTCGTTGGACCATCGTCAAGAAGGGTCAGAACTACGGGCTGAAGTACCTGGGAGAGTGAAAGATGGGTGGGAATCAGTACGTGAGGTTCCTGATCAAGGACGCAGCGGCGAAGCTCGACGAGGTGGTCCACGCTCTAGGGACCATCCAGTCGGACTTCGCTCAGGCAGGTGAGGTATCTGCCTCGCATCGGGCCACGAAGCTGGCAAACGACGTCATAGCGTACAAGGAGTCATTGATGAGCAAGATCGGCGATGAGCTTGGCGGCGAGGTGGTGGAGAAGATGCGCCAGGCCACTGGGGCCAAGCCCAGACCGCAGCGGCCCTGCATGTTCTACCTGATGCGCAAGCACGACCACTCCGGTGTGAGTGGCACGGGGGTGGTGGCCGAGGGTATCGAGTTCTCGGACGGCCGGGTGGCCATGCGATGGGTGACCCGGATGGCAGGATCGACCTGCACCTACGACTCGATTGACGATGTGATCGAGATCCATGGTCACGGCGGAAGCACGGAGGTGATCTATGGCCGACCTGGCCGGGATTAAGGAGCTGGTCGTGACGGTGTGCGACGCGTTCGGGATCACTCGGGACGAGTTTCTGAAAATCGTCAAAGAAGAGGCCGAAGATATGGGCCTCACGATTCTGGAAGAGGTGCTGGCGCAATGTTGAACTCTGATGTGATGGCGTGGGGGTCCCTGGTCACCTGCGTCACAACGTACGTCGGGTACCAGGCAGGGTCGTTGAAGGCCCGGGTCGTGGCGGACCGGGAGTACCGGGACCCCGAGACCGGGATGCTGACTCGGAAGGGCTTCGAACATCGCGCCCTGAAGATGCTGGCCAAGAGCTGCAACTACATCGTGGTGATGGTCGACCTCAACGACCTGAAAAAGGTCAACGACGAGTTCGGCCACGCGGCGGGCGACATGTTCATCCGCGAGCAGGCTGGTCGAATCAGTGACTGGGCCCGTAGGAAGAACGGGGTGGCGGCCAGGCTCGGCGGGGACGAGTTCGTGGTGATCGTCACCGGCTCTGCCGACACCACGGCGCTCAAGGAAGATCTGAACCGACCGATCTGCTGGGAGGGCGAGACCAGGTACTGGACCGCCAGCGTCGGATTCTCCTGGATCTCGATCGGGGTGCTCAAGAGCGACCGGAAGAACTGCCTGTCCAAGGCTCTCGGCAAGGCTGACCAGGACATGTACAAGAACAAGGGCGAGGGGCGCAGCCGCCGCTAGTTGCGCCAGCGCAAAACGCCGTGATAAAATAGTCTCAGACGCCGGAGGGTCCGGCGGTCGGAAGGAGCACGGGATGGCGCGGTTCAAGGTCGAGGTCGAGGTGTCCAGCCGAGGTCTGGCGGTGGACGTCGAGCACGGCATCCGGGAGATCCTGTCGGATCACAACTACAACCCGCAGAACCTGCAGGTGAAGACGATGCCGGAACCGACGCGGCTGGCGGACTTCCCGTCGCAGAACGTCCGGCGACGGATCGGGGACGAGACCTACCGGGTGGTGATTCCCGGCCTCTTCAAGGAGGGCAGGGAGGTCACGGTCCCCATCTGGGAGACGGACGTCGACCTGGAGCTGCTGGACCACTACCTCAACGGCGGCTGACGAAAGCCGGATGCGGGGGGTCGATCTCTCAAATGTGAGGGGTCGACCCCCTGGGTCTTACTTTCCGAACAGACCTAAGAGGAGACAGAAGATGACCGGGAAGTTGATCGTCGTAGCGGACGGGTTCTACGGAAGCTGCGGCAAGGGCCACGTCACCGAGATGCTGTTGAACTCGGACGACAGCCTGGTTCAGGCGAACGTTCGAGTGGGCGGCCCGAACGCAGGGCACATCGTGTACGGGCCGCAGTGCCCGAGCTGGTGCGGGATCGGCGACGAGGGCCCGAGCGATGTCCCGTGGGGGGCGGAGCCCGAGGAGGACCACCTCGTGGTGGGCGGAATCCGTCTGCACCCCTGGAAGCTGCGTCAGGTGCCGGTCGGGGCGGTAGTGAACCACTACTGCAAGTTGGTGATCGCGGCCGGGTCGGAGATCCACCTGCCGACGCTGCACGAGGAGATCAAGGCGCTGGAGGACGCTGGCCACCGCGTCATCAACCGGCTCTACATCGACTCGGCGGCTACGGTTCTGACTGAGCGTCACAAGGAGCAGGAGAAGCACCGCGACCTGACCGGCAAGCTCGGTTCGACGGCCAAGGGGATCGGCGCCGCTCGGGCGGACCGGATCTGGCGGACGGCGGAGACCTGGGGCGAGCACGTCAAGGACCACAACGATTCCCAGTGGACGACGGACAACACGGCGGACTACCTGTACCAGCTGATGAGCCGGGCCGGTGGCACGGTGATCATCGAGGGCACCCAGGGGTTCGGGCTGGGTCTGCACACCGAGAACTACCCGCAGGTGACCAGCACGGATTGCCGGGCGGTGGACTTCCTGGCACAGGCCGGACTGTCGCCCTGGCACAAGGCGGTCGAGAAGTTCGAACCGTGGGTGGTGCTGCGGACCAGGCCGATCCGGGTGGCCGGGAACAGCGGCCCGATGAAGGGTGAGACCACCTGGGAGGAGATCGGGCTTCGGCCCGAGAAGACCACGGTCACGCGGAAGGTGCGCAGGGTCGGCGAGTTCGACGCCGGGCTGGCGAACCGGGCGATCGACGCCAACGGCGGTCACAACGTGGCCAGGGTGGCGCTCACGATGGTGGATCACGTGATCCCGGAGCTGGCGGGGGCGGACTTCATCGAGGACCTGACGCCCGAGGTGGTGACGAGGCTGAAGGGGTTCATCGAGGACATCGAGATCAAGCTCAGCGGCCAGGTGATCAGCTGGGTGGGGACGGGGCCGGACACCGGACTGTGGCTGGTGGACGAAAAGGGCGACCGACTGCCCTGGTGAGGTAAGACCTGGGGCGGCTCCGGACGAGGAGCCGCCCCGTTCAGTAGAAGGAGCAGGGAAATGACGCAGTTCGAAGAGATGGCGGGTCCGATCGAGGTGGACGGCGTGCAGATCGCCGACCCCAAGGTTTCGGACTTCTTCAAGAGCGGGTTGAGGTTCGTCCGGACGGAAGGTCAGCCGGACGGTAGCGTGAAGTACTTCAGCGAGAAGACGCCGGACCCGCTGACGGCGTTCTCGGGGGCCACGCACATGATCAGCAAGGAGGAAGCCGTGGATCAGCTGGGGTTGACCAAGGAGAGCGACGAGACGACGGAGAGGATCGCCGACCTGAAGGAGTGGTGGGTGGAGATGGCGTCCATGGACGTCGGGATGGTCGCCGAGAAGGCGGTGACGTACGGCAGCAACTCGCTGGAGCAGCTCGGTCGCAAGATGGCTCAGCTGGGCGGCCGGAAGGTGGTCAGCAGCGAGGAGGCGCAGGAGCTGGGCTGCTGGGTCTACCTGACCGGCAAGGTAGAGCGCTGGACCGACGCGGTGATGCGGGGGGAGCGCCCGAAGGACGACACTCTGACGGACATCATCGCGTACGCCACGATGGCCACGCGCATCCGTCAGGCCGGGGGGTGGCCGGACAGCCGGGGGTAATTGCGCCGGAGTAAGACCCGGGTGTAGGATAGGGATATCGCCGGGGGGACAACCTCCCGGCTCTCCCGAAAGAAGAGGCGATGGCTGACACTACGGTGCAGATGAGCATCTCCCTTACGATCGCGTCAGGGGCGGTCGGAGGTGATGGGACGCCGATCACCCCCGACAACGTCGGGGCGTACCTAGTAGGTGCGTCCTACTACATCACGCAGTACCAGGGCGTGGAGATCACGCAGGCGACGGTAACCGCCGTCAACCCCAGCTGAACCTGTAGACAACCCGAAAGGAAACCTGAGATGGCGAACGTGCGAGTTCCGGTCCTCGTGATCTTCGAGTACGACGACGAGGCCACCACGGGGCCGAACTACGGCGATGAGCCGATGACCCCGGAGTTCATCCGGGAGTACATCAAGGGTGCGGGCGAGCACCTGATCGTGCCGAGCGTGACCGTGTGCGAGGCGGAGATCGGCAAGGTTCGCAAGACGGACGAGGACGGCAAGTTCTCGTCCATGTGACGCAAACCGGGGCCCCCTGTGACACAAGACACAGGGGGCCCTGTTGTGTGGGAACAAAAGAGTGATATACAATTGTCATAGAGACAACAAGAAGGAGGCAGTGATGACCAAGGACGAGGCCAGTGGGCTGGTGGGCAAGTTCCGGGAGAACTTTCCGGAGGCGCTTCGGAGCGTGGAGGCGGCACAGGCGGCCACTCCGCTCGTGAAGGAGCTGCAGCACCGGTTCCCAAACGAGGTGATCACCGAGCAGATGGCGGACGCCGCCCGGAAGATCGGTGACGCGAACGGGCTGCACCCCGGCCTGGTCATGACCGTCCTCCTGGCGGCCGAGAAGGAGGGCTGGGAGTATGTTGGCTGACGCGTGCTGTAGCAGATGCGGAAAGCCCTTCGTGAAGGGGGACCGGATCGTCCACGATCCGTGTTGTCTGGCTCCTGACTGCGATAGCCTGATGGCGAGATCTCACTTCCGGTGCCTCCCCGTCGGGCTCCAGAGACTGAAGGACGACCTGTGACCGATGAGGTGACGTGCTGGCGGGGGAAGTGCGACAACGACCCCAGCGAGTACGTCCTGTGCGCCAAGTGGCAGCGGCGCGAGAGTCCCTGCTATGAAGGACCCGAGATCAAGAAGAGCTTCTGGGCGAGGTTCGTCCGGTTGCTCGTCAACAAGAAGGAGAGCTGAGATGCGCAAGATTGTCATGGGCGCGGCTGCGATCGCGGCAGTTCTGAGCCTGGGCGCGTGCGGCGGACCGTCTGTGGACGGGACGGTGCAGTCCAAGTCGTCCCACCACGACAAGAAGGGTGACAGCTACACGGTCACCCTCAGGACCAGGGCTGGCAAGACCGCAACGCTGACGGTGTCGTCGAAGACGTTCAGGTCGTGCGACGTGGGCGAGACCTACTCGAAGTGCCGGAAGGGCTGACCGAAATGAATGTCGAGATCACGACGTTCGGATTCCGGCACGGGGACCCTCCGGCCGCACACCTCACGCTGGACCTGAGGCAGCACTTCCGCGACCCGCACGTCAGCAAGGATCTGCGGTACAAGACTGCCGAGGACGCCGACGTTCGCGAGAACGTGCTGAAGACGCCGGGCGTGGAATTCCTGCTGGTCTCCGCGTCCTCGCTGGTGGAGGCATTCGCGCAGGACCCCAAAGACCACGACCTCAGGATCGCGGTCGGGTGCGCGGGCGGCAGGCACCGGGCGGCCACGGTCGGAATGACGCTGGCCGAGAGGCTGGAGGCGTGGGGGCACAAGGTGACCCTGACGCACCGGGACATCAAGAAGGGGGTCGTGGCGCGATGAACGACCATGCGTCGGGGATCGCGCTGGCCTACGCGTCGCTGAGGGCGGCTGCGCATGTCGGGGATTTCTGGGTGCAGACCGACTGCCAGGCCGTACGCAAGGGTGATCCGGGGTGGGCCGGGCGTCTGGCGTGTGGCAGGCACGCGGGCACGTACGTGGGGACGCAGCTGCTGGCGCTGGTGGTGGCGGGGGTCCTGGCAGGCCACGGGTGGGGTCTCTCCGGCCTCACGTGGGGGCTGACGGCCTCTGGGGCCACCCACTACTGGGCGGACCGGAGGAAGCCCCTGGAGAGGTTGTCAGACAGGGTGGGGAAGGGCGAGTTCTACCGTAGGGGCGAGGGTCTGGGTCGAGGCTCATTCCACCTCGACCAGGCATGGCACCATGGATGGGAATTCATCGCGGCACTGATGATTGGGGCGATGTGATGGGAGTGCCGAGAAACCTGGACTCCGAAGGTGCGATCGTGGTAGTGAGCGGTAGCCACTCGTATTGCAACGGATGCGGCGAGGAGGTGTCGGACTGGGGTCCGAACCGCAAGAGGCACGTGGACGTGGCGGGTTACTCCGGACGACCGGGCGAGGGATGTCAGAAGAGGTTCGTCGGAAAGACGACGGACCAGCTGCATTTCGGGCCGGACGAGGTGGCGGGGGTGTGGAAGAACCTGCCGTTCGTGTGGCTGTACCTGCGACCGGAAGCCAACCCGCGACTGAGGGTCACCAAGGTGGGGTCGTAGCGACAGCGCTTGACGCAGGAGCAAACGCCGTAGTAAGATGGGTACAACAGCGGGGGGCCACTCCGCTAGGAGCGAGGAGGATCTGATATGGGTTGGGGTCGTAAGAGCAGCGGTGACGAGAACCAGGGCTCTAAGGAGGCTGGGGAGGGTGCCGAGCGCGCGGGCGGCACGAACTGGTTCTCCAAGAAGGAGAACGCCGGAAGCAACAGCTCGTCGAGCAACGACGGGAAGGCCGGTTCGGGCGGCACGCTGAGTGACTCCGAGCTGGAGTCGAACGGCTGGTAGAACCCCGGCACAGGGTGGCCGGGGGAGACCCCGGCCACCCACGCGGTGTTAGAAAAATCACCAAGGAGGATCTTATATGGGCACGAAGCTCGTGTACATGGCCATGCCGCTCGATTTCACGACGGAGAGCGGCGACCGTCCGTTCGTGGACTTCGTCGAGAACGACCTGAAGGCCAGCAAGCACGTGGTGTACCGGCCGGACCAGAGCTTCACGTTCCAGAAGGGCACGGAGCCCAGCGAGGTGGTGCAGGCCGTCAACAACGCGGCCATCAACGGGGCCAGCGGCATGGTGGCGTTCCTCCCGAAGGGGACGCAGACGATCGGGGTGCCGATGGAGATCCAGTCGGCGATCTCGGCTGGGAAGCCGGTCGTCGTGGTGACGGACCACTCGGACAGCTGGGTCGTGGCGGGCTGGACCAAGACGAACGGCGTGAAGGTGGTGGAATTCAACGCGAGCCAGATCCGAGGAGGGGTCGGCTGGTTGAACGAGACCATGAGCCACCGCGATGGGTGGACGTTCAAGCAACCCGTAGAGAACCCGGTCGTGTTCGAGGCCATGTCGGAGGACGCGGAACTGCCGATCAGGGCATACGCGACGGACGCCGGGTTCGACCTGTACGTGTCGCGGAACACGTTCATCCCGGCCGGTGGGTTCGCGGACGTGCCGTGCGGGGTGGCCATGCAGATCAACGCCGGGGAGTGGGCGCTGATCACCGGACGCAGCAGCTCGATCAGGAAGAAGAAGCTCCACGTGATCAACGGCGTGATCGACGCCGGATACAGCGGAGAGCTGTTCGCGGGAGTGCAGAACCTGAGTTCGCACACGGTCACGATCACGAAGGGCGAGCGGGTGGCCCAGGTGATCCTGATGGGGGCGGCGGCCAACGGGAGGGCAGTAAGGTTCGGCAAGGTGGCACAGGCACCGCGTGGGAACAACGGCTTCGGAAGCAGCGGACGATGACCGGAGACGATGAGCAGTACGACTTCGGGTTCTACGTGGAGAAGATCGACCACGACGACTACGGCGAGAAGATGGCCGAGAGCCTGTGGAAGGTCAGCCTGCCCCATCAATGCGGCAGATGGCGGATCGACAACACCAACATCTACCTGGAGGGCAGCACGAAAGCGGAAGCGGTCGAGGAGCTGGAAGCATTCATCAGCCAGGCCAAGAAGGCCCTGGACGCGCTGAACCGGGGAGAAGAGCACGGAACTGACGACTGAGTAGAGCGGAACCGGGTTGGCTGGGCTCGTCCGAACCGAAGGTTCGGGAGGGTTCGAGAACCCGGTTCCGATCAGGACCCATCGGTTCCGCCGGTGAGTTCCGATCGGAACCGGAAACGGAACTCGTTCGGCGCGAAGTGTCGGGCGGCCGGAACTAAGGAGCAGAGGATGAACAGTTCGGAACTGAACGACAGGGTAGCGGAACTGGAACGTTCCGCCGGAGGTCGGTTGGGCAAGGTTCTGCCGGTGAAGGTGCGGATCGCGGTCGGCGATCGGGTGATGGTCATGGACCTGGAACCCGGGATGCTGACCACGAAGGGCTGGGGTTCCGAACCGGAACCGGCCGTCATCTTGCTGGACCTGACCTGATGGACCTGATCGAGGTCGAACAGGAGAAGGACGAGTGGGAGAAGGGGCCGTCGTTCCGGTGGCGGGTGACCGTACTGGGGACGGAGTCTCACAAGACGGTATGGGCGGAAACGGAGGAAGAGGCCCTCAAGCAGGCCAAGTTCCTGGTAGGGGAGGCCCTGGTCAAGATGATCGGGTGCGACTCGTGGTGCTGTTACGACGACGGAGAGGGATGAGATGGACATCAAGATCTCGATCGGGTTCGGGCGAAGGGGCCAGCACTCGATGAGGGTTCAGAACCAGAACCTGGAAACTCAGGTGCAGGTTCTGACGGGAGCGTTGACCAAGGTCAACGAGGAGAACAAGGAGTTGAAGGAGCAGCTGTCGGAAGCCCTGCGGGAGAGGGTGGCCAAGGGGCACCGGATGACCAGCCAGGGCCTGAGGCTGGTTAAGGGACCGGTCGTGAGAGCGGTGGAAGGCGTGCCGAACCGATACCAGATCACGGAAGGAGACGAGGGGGCGTGATCGGGCAGGGGTACCGACCGAAGGTCGGCGAAGAGCTGGTGGTGGTGGTCCCGAGCTACCACCGGCGGGAGCCGGGGGTGTCGACGGCAAAGGTGGTGAAGGTAGTCACGGAGTGGGTGTACTTCGATAACGTACCGGGGCTGACCGAGCCGAAGTTTCGGATCCGGACGCAGTGCACCGAGAACCGGCTCAACTACAACGCCAGGTACCTGACGAAGGAGCAGCACGAGACCGAGAGAAGGAGGTCGGAGGCGGAGAAGACGCTGAGAGAGTACAAGGCGGTGCCGGACCCGTGGTCGGCACTGTTCAAGGATGACGAGAAACTCATCAAGCTGGCGGACGCGGTCAGGAAGATCATGGAGGAGGAAAACGGATGAAGATCGTTGAGCCCGTGGTGCGGATCATCTCGAAGCCCGAGATCAACTGGGACGAGATCGAGGCGCATCTGGTGGGGGACGTGGGGGCGGCCGACGGGGGGCGGTGGACATGGGATCGGGAGGAGAACGGGTCGGCGGATTCGGAGAGCCTGATCGAGTTCGCAGGAAGGAAGTGCTACCGGAGCTACGGGGTGGGGTTGAACCCGAACATCAAGAAGGTGCGAGAACACCAGGACGAGTACCTCAATAACCTGATCAGATCGGGCCACGGGAGCGTGTTGGAACACGCCAATTACACGCTGGTGCTGCACAACGTCAGCAGGGTGCTGACACACGAACTGGTCAGGCACCGGGCAGGGACGGCGTACAGCCAGGAGAGCCTGCGGTACGTCAGGCTGACGGAGATTCCGATGTGGCTGCCGGAGTGGGTCAAGGAGGACCCGGACGCCATGACGAAGGTGGTCGAGCTGGTCGAGCAGATGGAGGAGTTCCAGGCATGGGGGGCGGAGCACTGGGGGCTGGACTCGCCCGGGACGGAGTTCCGGACGAAGAAGGAGGTGACGTCGTTCATGCGTCGGCTGGCGCCGGAGGGACTGGCCACGAGCGTAGTGATGACGGCTAACGTGAGAGCGATCAGGCACATCATCGAGATGCGGACGGCAAAGGGGGCGGAGGAGGAGATCCGGGAGGTGGCCGGGAAGATCGGCAAGCTGATGGCGTGGGAGGCCCCGCAGCTGTTCGGGGACTACTTGGTCAACGACGGGGAGTGGCTGTCAGACAACAAGAAGGTGTAGTTGCGCAAAGCGCAGCTTAAGTGTAAGATGGGGTGGCTGAGTGGAGCAGGTCGGTTAGCTCGCTGCGCTCATAACGCAGAGGTCGTGGGTTCGAATCCCACCTCAGCCACGAAGGCCAGCCGGAGCCTTTGGCCTTTATTAAAGAAACACATTGAAATCCGGCACTTCGGATTGTGGCGCAGCTGGTAGCGCACCCGCTTTGGGAGCGGGTGGCCGTCGGTTCGAATCCGACCAATCCGACGTATCGAGAAGGCCCCCGTCGAAGATAGTGATGGGGGCCTTTTTCGTAGAGGGGAGCTTGACACACAGGAAAATCATGAGATAGAATAGTGATATCAGGCAGAGCGAGGCACCCGAAAGGCGAAGAGATGGCCACGACGGTCAAGGAACTGATAGAAGAGCTGCAGGGGCTTGCCCGAGAGCACGGCGAGGACCTGGAGATAGTGACCAGGACCTTCAGCCACGGGGCGGACGACTGGGACTACCCGGAGGGGTGCTCGGCGTACGTGGAGGATTTCAAAGCGCCCTGGTGGCATGGGACCACCGGCAAGAAGCTGGTATTCGACACTCCGTGAAGGAGAAGGAGCGGCAATGAAGACATGGGTCATCGTAAGAGAGCTGGCCAACGGAAAGCTGATCGCGGAGGGGCCGGACGGGAGGGTGTGGGGAAGCTATGATCGGACGATCCCGGCGGACGGGTCCAAGGATGAGAACTGGACCCACGAACTGGTGACGGACATCAGCGGGCTGGTGAGGGCGTCGGTGGTCCGGATGACCAAGGACGGCGGCCACGCGGAATCGCGGTTCGAACGCAAGATCTGAGTTGAACAAGGGGGCCGCCTGGGAGGGCGGCCCCCGGCAACGCGACCAAAGGAGTGGGCATAATGATCGAGCGATACAGCACGGACCGAATGCGCGTGATCTGGTCGGACGCTGGGACCATGTCACTGTGGTCGACGGTGGAGCGGGCCATGGCCGAGGCGCAGGGCGCACCGGAGCACGTGGTGAAGGAGCTGTGGGAGAAGCGGCTGCCGATGGCTGAAGCCGGAGTGGTGGAGTGGCGCTGTCGCGAAGCGACAACCCGCCATGACGTGGTGGCGTTCGTGGAGCTGATGAGAGAATCGGTCAGCCTGGAAGCGGCCAGGTGGGTGCACAGGGGGGTGACCAGCTCGGACCTGGTGGACTCGGCACAGGCGATTCGGGTCAAGGAGTCGCTGGGGATGATCGCGAAGGCTGGCCAGGGACTGACGAACGAGCTGGGGGCGCTGGCCCAGCGATGGTCGAGCCAGCCGTGGATCGGGCGGACGCACGGCCAGTGGGCGCAGGAGACGACGTTGGGTCACCTGTGGTCGAACCGGGCCATGGCGGTCAACAAGGCCGTTCTCAAGGTCAGGGCCGCCATGGGCGAGCAGATGGTGATGATGTCGGGGCCGGTGGGGGACTACAAGACGCTGGGAGGTGAGAAGGAAGGGAAGGCAGCCGAACAGGCGTTCGGGCGACTGGTGAAGATGCCAGTGGCCGCGAAGTCGACGCAGGTCGTTGACAGGGGCGGGCTGGCGGAGGCCATGTGGGCGTGCGAGAGGCTGATGGCCGCGATAGCACAGGTGGCGACGGACGTGCGGCTGATGGGGCAGAGCGAGGTGGGGGAGGTCGCCGAAGCATTCGCCGCGAAGCAGCGGGGGTCGTCGATCATGGCCCACAAGAACAACACGGTCGGGGCGGAGAACCTGATCGGGCTGGAGCGGGTGGTAAGGGCCAACGTGATGCCGGTGGTGGAGGGCGTGGCGACGTGGGGGATGCGGGACATCACACACTCGGCGGTGGAAAGGGTGTGCGTGCCGCTGGTGCTGGGGACGACTGAATACGGGGCGCTGAGGTGCGCCAAGCTGATGGCGGGACTGGTCGTCCGACCTGAAAGGGCGATGGACAACATCGACAAGACGGGCGGGGTGCTGGAGGCGGGGGGGCTGGTCACGTGGCTGACGGAGAACGGGGCGGGACCGAAGGAAGCGTGGGAGGTGGTCCACGAGGCAAGTAAGGAGGTGGAGGTGGGCGACCTGTGGGTGGGGTCCAGCCCGATGGACCTCAAGCAGATGACGCAGCGGATGGTCAACAAGAAGGTCAAGAACAACGAGGCCGGTTGGTCGGAGTTTAAGGGAAACTGGGCGGAGAAGCAATAGGCAACCAGCCCCCGTCGAAAGGCGGGGGCTCAGCTGTATTTACCCGAGAGTCAAATCCTCGTAAAGATATACGGCGCGTTCGAAAGAAACCTCCCACCGTTTTCTTAATTACTCTCCGCATTTGTTGATATACTCGCAGTTACCGGGGCGCGAGAGGGCGCATGTAACACGTAGTGACACACAATCACAGATAGTAATATATACGTACAGTTACAGCACTCACGGGGAGTTATTGACATGTCCAGAACCAGGGAGCAGCGAGGCGCTCCCCACAATCACAGGGAGTGATGCGTAATCACTACACGTACACATCACAGAGAGTAGGGGATAATTACTAGTAGTAATACTACGTATAGTAATGGGGGATTACTAGTAGTAATACGTCACGGAGGGTCACGGCGATCACGGGGAGTAGGGCAGCTCAGATAGTTCGTATACGTACTTTGCTTGTGTGACAAAGACCACACCCGGGGGGTTGCGTTGCCTGACCCGCATATGATAAAATGGTATTACACCAAGGGGGCGGGGCCCCCAGACCACCCGAAAGGAAACCCACCGTGAAGGCCAAGACCGCCAAGACCGCAGCCACCCAGGTCGCTCCCTCCCTTGCTAAGGCCGCTCTGCGCGCCGTTGCCAAGACCACCCCCGCCGCGTGGTACGCGACCCCCCGCAGCCTCGCCGAGGGCCGCAAGCTGGCCAGCCCGGAACCCGGGTCCTCCGCCTGGCTGGCAGGCCAGCGGGAGGCCCGGGAGGCCCGGGAGCAGGCGGAGATCGTCGAGGGCAGCTGGGCGCAGCCGGGTCGTCGGGCGGTCTGGGACGACGGGCTGGACCGGTGGGACGTCACGGTCACTAGCCGTCACTACGAGGGCGGGGCGCACCTGGCCGAGATCGAGATGACGGACGGTAGCGACTTCGGTGACTGGGAGCGACTGGACGTGGACGTCCGCGACCTGGCCCCCAAGACCACCACCGGAGCGTGCAGCGCGCACGCGAGCGAGGGAGGCCACCCGGACGACGTGTGCGGCTGGTGCGCGCGTTGCCTGGCCTGCGAGGGTGGCAGCTGGGCCGACCACGCGCACGCCGCTTGCCGGTCCTAGCCGACCCGGCCGGGGGACTTGCGCTCCCGGCAAGGAAATGATAAAATAGAGATACAAGGGCGGGGGGGACCGACCCCCCGCCCGGCCCCGAAAGGACCACGAAATGCGCAGCATCGCCGGAACCCAGACCGCCACCGCCCGCACCGCCCGCCAGAGCCAGAACGCCGCGTGGGGCAAGGCCGAGATCCCCGCCGTCCTGGCCGGGGTGCTGGTCGCGGCCCGTCCGGCCGAGGTCGCCAAGCCGAAGGCCACCCCGACCGGCGCCACCCGGACCCGCAAGGTCGCCGAGCTGCACCGGTGCCGCTGCTCCGAGCTGGTGCTGGAGTCGGGCGAGTGGACCGGGTGCGAGTCGATGGTGAAGGGCACCTTCGCCCCCGGCCACGACGCGAAGGCCGCGAGCCTGGTGGTTCGGGGCGCGCTGGAGGCCAGCGACGACCCGGAGGTCGGCGGGAAGGTCTACGACGAGGCCGCCCAGTGCTGGAGGAGCCCGCTGGAGATCTTCGAGGGCACCAAGCTCGGCCAGAAGGTCGCCGCCCGGCTCGGGCAGGCCGAGGCCAAGCAGAAGCAGGCGGCCGAGATCTTCTCCCACGCCACGGGTGCCAGCGAGGCGGCCGAGACCGAGTCCATGGAGGCCGAGAAGGCCGCCAAGCCGGGGAAGGTCGTCCAGGTCGTCCAGCACCGTCGGGCGGGCGCCACGGCGGGGATGCTGACCACCAACGAGCCGACCGGGGCCGACCTGGACGAGGTGGAGACCAAGGTCCGGCAGTTCTCCCGGGCCTGACGGCCAGCGGGGGGCGGGCAACCGCCCCCCTTGCCAAACCGGCAACCGATGTGATTTAATGGAATTACGGGGGCGGGTTCCGCCCCCTGGCCCCGAAAGGACCACCAATGAACGTCACCGTCACCTTCAAGTCCCCCGCCCGCCGCCGCCTCGCCATCGCCTTCCTGATCGCGCTGGTGTTCCTGACGGGCCTGTGCGTCGGCAGCAACAGCGCGCACAGCGCAGACGCCAAGGGGTGCTCCAGGATCAACTACACGCAGGCCGAGTACAAGAGCGACCTCGCCAAGTACGGCAAGTCGGTCGCCGACTACAACGAGGGCTTCGCCACCGCCACCACCGAGTGCCCCCGCTGAGCTTGACAAACCCGCAACGTCCGTGATTTAATGGAATTACAGCGGGGGCCGCAGCCCAGCGGCCCCCGCCACCCGAAAGGAACCGAACGTGAACGAGACCACCACCTTCGAGCTGACCGGCAGCACCTTGGCGACCGTCGCGCAGCTGGCCGACGACGAGGGCGTCACCCTCGCCCAGGCGCTGGCGCTGATCATTGACCAGGCCAGCGACCCGATCAGCCGGGGGCTGCTGTTGGGTGGGGAGAGCGGCAAGGACCTGCTCGGCGACGTTTTCCAGGCCCCGAGCGCCCAGCACCCGGTCAGGACGCATCGGACGGCGACGACCGACGACGTTGCCGAGGCGATCGACCTGGTTAACGAGGTGCGCAGCGCGTGGCAGGACCACCTCGACGAAGCTGGTGAGTCGGACAGCTTCCCGTACGAGCAGGTCGAGACCTCGTACGCCCTGGACGCCCTGGAGGAGGTTTACCCGGGCAGCCCGACCACCGAGGACCTCACCTGGGACCTGACGTTCCCGAACGGTGACACGCTGCACCTGGTCTTCACCCTCGCCTGAGGCCACCTCGGCGGCTCGGTTGGCAACACCCGAGCCACCCGGCAGCACCTCAGCCGACGTGGGCTTGACACACACGCAAAGCCCGTGATTTAATGGAATTACACAAGGGGGGACAAGCCCCCCGGGCCCCGAAAGGACCAAGAAAATGACCATCACCGCCACCGCCACCGCCTGCCGCTGCTCCCTGGTCGTCACCGAGGGCGGGGAGCGCACCGGGTGCACCAAGACCGTCACCCGCGCTTTCGCCCCCGGCCACGACGCCAAGCTGAAGAGCCTGCTCGGCCTGGCCCAGGCCAACTCCGAGGCGGTCATCGTGACCATCCCGGGCGAGAGCGACACCGACCCGAACACCGAGGTCGAGATGAGCCCGCTGGAGGCGGCCGGGCGGTTCGGCAACTTCGGCTACATGGTCGTCCAGATCGCGGCCAAGATCACCGCGAAGCGCGACCGGGCCGCTGCGCACAAGGCGAAGCTCGCGGCCAACGCCGAGGCTCGCGCCAGCAAGAAGAAGGCCGCCAAGGTGGCGCTGCCGGTCCAGAAGGCCAAGGTCGGCCGCTGGGAGTACGAGGGCGTCGTGAAGGCCGACCGGTTCGTGTACACCAACAAGAAGGGCGAGACGGTCGCGGCCGAGCGGTTCCAGCTGGTCTGATCGGCAAACCACGGGGTGTCGGCAACGACGACCGACCCCCCTCGCCCCAGACCGACCAACACGCAACGCAACCAAGGAGCACGAAATGCGCAAGATCAAGATCCGGGTCAAGGCGTTCATCCTCGGGGTCACCGAATTCAGGAGCGACCTGACCACGCACCTGGCGGCTTTCTCTCTGGAGGAAGCGTACGACCGAGGTCGCGAATTCGCCCACGTCGTCACCCTCCGTCGGTACGACTCCGCCCGCTGACTTGACACAACCGCAATCCATATGATTTAATAGAATTACAAGGCCGGGGGGGAACGCCCCCCGGCCCGACCCGAGAGGAACCTGAAATGACCGCCACCTCGAAGTTCAAGCTCACCGGCCCGCAGACCGCCGCGATCGCCAACACGGGCCAGCTCGGCCAGGTCATCGGCCACGCGCGGACCATCAAGGCGCTGCACGGGCTGCGCCTGATCACCAGCGACGGGTTCCTGACCGAGGGCGGCGAGAAGGTTCGCAAGGAGCTGTTGGCCAGCCCGACCCGCAAGACCTTCGAGCTGCAGATCCCGACGCTGGTCATCGACGGCCTGGACGACGACGAGATCGACATGATCTTCCAGGCGGTTCACCTGGTGGTCGCCGACCAGCGCCAGAGCTACCCGAAGATGGCCGACTGGGAGGCCGTCGGTCACGCGCTGGGAACGCTGACGCTGCCGGGTGAGGGCTGCGTGGGTGGTAGCGAGCTGGACGGCGACGAGTCCGACCCGCTCTTCCGGGCGTACAAGCTGATCCTGAGCGGCCCGAAGGTCGTCAAGCAGCTGATGGGCTTGCCCGCCTGAGCTTGACACGGACGCAACGCCTGTGATTTAATGGAGTTACAACGACGGGGGGCGCTCGGCCCCCCGCCCGACCCGAAAGGTCACACCATGAACCGCAACACCCCCCGCGCCAGCCGCGCGCTGCGCCAGGTCGGCCGCGACACCACCAGCGCGGGAACCCGCGACTCGGCCGCCTTTGCCGCCGACCAGGCCCACTTCGAGCGGTTCCTGCGGCTCAACCCGGCCCCGAAGAACGTCGTCCACATCAGGCCGAGCGACGTCAAGGCGCACCGCGCCCGCCGCGCGAACTGACCGACCGGCGCGCCCGGCCACCTCGACCGGGCGCGCCCCGCAGGGCCCACAGTTTCACAAGACCCGAAAGGCCTGACATGAACACCGCGCACTGGCACATCGGCAACAACACCCCCGGCTTCCTTCCCGACCCTGACTCGACGTGGGTCGCCCACACGCCGCAGGACGCCTTGATCGGCCTGATCGGCGACCTGAACAGCCTGGTTGAATACCTCGACGGCCTTGACAGCGAGGCCGAGGACGCGGTGGCCACGTTGGAGGAGGCGCTGCCCCACTTCACCGACGATGGCGAGGTTGACCTCAGCAACGTCGACGACTCGGATGTGGAGCGCATCCTCAACTCGCTGGCCGACCAGCTGCTCATCAACGCGAACCAGACGGCTTGGTGGACTCGCCGATGCGAGCTGGACTGCGCCGACGCCTGACCCTGAGCTTGACCCACGGGAAACGCCCGTGATAAGATGGAATCACAAGCGGGGGTCCGGTCTGGACCCCCGCCAACCCGAGAGGCCACAAAATGAGCAGCAACGACCACCAGTTCGCGACCGTCAACCTGAACGGCAAGACCGCCGAGGCCATCCGGCTGGTGATGCGTCAGACCGGTTGGACCGTCGAGCAGAGCCTGGCCTGGCTTCTGTCCACGACCAACCCGGACCACGTGCCGACGGTTCAGACGGCGATCGAGGGCAACGAGGTCGGCGTGCAGGTCGTCAAGAACACGATCACCTCGTACCCGTTCGAGGTTGGCGCCGTCGTCTCGGTGAGCGTGCCGACCGAGGACGACGACTACACCTTGAAGCTCTACGGCACGGTGATCGGGTTCGCCCCGCAGGGTCCGTGCGTCAAGCTGACCAGCCGCTCCATCGCCGAGGCCAAGTCGTACGACATTCACATCCACGGCGAGGACCTCTGGTCCTACGAGGACGTCACGGCTCTCTGACCCCGATCAGCCCCCCGTCAACCGGGCGGGGGGCTCCGTTTTGACCGAAAGGCGTTGAGATGGGCTGGTTCAAGGGCAGCAACAATGAGTCGAGCAAGGGCAGTGTCGGCACGGATGGCCGTGGCGGGTTCGTCTCGGTCGACAACGACGGGGTGGCGTTCGGTAACGGCCACGTCGACCCAGTCGACAACCTGATTGCCTTGGCGGGCGCGCTCGCCGACGCGGACGGCGACGACGACGACTGACCACTTGACGTGGACGCAAGACACGTGATTTAATTGGATTACGGCGGGGTTCCAACCGGGAACCCCGCCCGACCCGAAAGGTCCCGAGATGATCCTGGCCCTGAGCAACGCGATACGCAAGGCGTTCGAGCTCAACCCAATCAAGGTCACCCCGTACATGATCACCAAGAGTGATCTGGCCGACCTCGGTCACGCCCAGTGCCACCAGCACTCCTTCTCGTGTTCGAGTGACGTTCCGGCCTGGCTCGTCAACGGTTGGGCCTCGTGCAACCACCACCTCGCCGACACCGTCCGGGCGGCAGCCGACTTTAATCGCCACCACCGGGTCTGGCTCGGCTGATCGGTGACCACCCAACCTGCTCGGCCTAACCTCCGAGCAGGTTGGCAACTCCCCGAACATGCTTGACACGGACGCAAAATCCGTAGTAAGATGGAATCACAGCAGGGGCCGGTGGGGTCCCTGCTCTCCTGAAAGGACCAGTCCAATGAACGTCACCCCCGAGCTTGACCTCGACCAGGCCGTCGCTGAGATCGCCGACCAGTTCAGGGCCGTCAAGGCTCGTAACGTCCGGTGTTCGATGACTTCTCTCCCGTTGCTGGACCTGATGCTCCAGTTTAACGTTGACCGGTCGGACGCATTTGCTCTCCGCGAGCTTGGTTACGAGTTGGTCACTCCCCGTCTCGTCGACCTCCCCGAGCAGCGTCGCGGTCGCGGCCAGGACCTCACCCCTCGCGCTGGCAAGTCCGGTTACCACGCCCGGAAGGCCACCGTCCACGGCGCCTGGCTCCAGAACCCCCACATCACCGTTGACGAGGTCGCCCGTCTCGTCGACGTCCACCCCTCGACCGCCCGTCTCTACCTCCGCGAGCTTCGTTCCTCCCACATCTGACAGCCGCGCCTTCGGCGCGCCTATCACCCCGCCCCGCCACTCTGAGGCCACGAGGAGCCCTCCGACCCGTTCGGAGGGTTGCTCCGGCACCTCAGCCCGAGGAGCCCGTCCCGACCCCGAGGAGAACCCGTCATGAGCAACGACTACGCCGATGGCCGCAACGCGGGCTGGAACCGCACCGAGGTCACGCTCGAAGGTGCCCACGCCAACCACGCGATCCGAAACCCGATCCCGGCCAGCGCCAGCGCCGACTACGTCCAGGGTTACCGGGACGGCGTCGAGCTGGGCGTCTCCGGCTTCAACCCCGATGGTACCCGCCAGTAGCCGCACCTCGACCCGACTTGGTTGGGGGTCTTGCGCCCCCACCAAGTCCCATGGTTTAATTGTATTACGGCCGGAGCTTCCGGCCTCTCCCGAAAGGAACCCGAGATGATCATCACCGCCGCTGCCGACGTCATGAACCTGGTCGACAACAAGGTCGAGCAGATGCACGACGCCCAGAGCGCTCTGCAGATCGGCCTCCCCGGCTCCGTCTCCCGAGTGGCTGGCCTGGTCGACTCGGCCGCCGCTCTCCAGGTCAACATCCGCACCATGATCAAGCGCGAGGCCGCTCGCCTCGCCGATCACGAGCTGGAGACGGTTCTCGTCTTCTACTCCAAGCTCCTGGACGCCAAGCTGGAGCTGGTCGAGGTCCTGTCCGACCACTGACCTCGCCCCACCCGGAAGCCCCCGACCCTCTCCCAGGGTCGGGGGCTTCGCTGTTTTAATGGTCCTATGACCATGACGCCAGAGCAACGAGCCCACATTCGTGAGGTCGGCCGGGCCGCCTCTGAAGCCTGGCAGCGCGACCACCCCAACGACCGGGCGGGCTCCAACAGGGCCCGTCAGCGGGCGGTCAGCTCACTGCGCTACCAGTACGACCCCCGCCGCAAGAACCGCTCCATCACCAAGTCCACCGTCTACCTTCCCTGCTCCTGCGGCCGGGTCGGGGGTCTCTGGCTCGGCGGCGACGGTCTTCAGCCTGGTCAGGTCGTTTGGCGAGACTGCCCCAACGTCACCCGTTTCGATTGGTCCACCGGCCACATCAACTGGGTTCGTAGGGCTGCTGCCAAAGAGTTCCTGATGGGTCGTCATCTCTATCTCAGGCCACGCCCCGCCACTCCGGACGACTGGTCCTCTGTTACTCCCAGTGACCCCGAACCGCTAGACCCCTGCTTCGTTCTCGAACAGCTTGGGGTAGCCAGCGACTCCGACTCCTTTGCCTTGCTGGTGCTCTCCGCCGCCCGTGGTCTGAATACCGACGCCACCCGGCTCCCCGTCCAGCGCGCTGACATGGCGGTTGTTGAATGGGCCAAGCAGCAGCTGGCTAACCCCTCGGCTTGACCCCCGGCTCACCTGCGGCTCGACCCCCCGGCCTACCCGGCTGGGGGGTCGTTTGCTAACCGTTACTTTGACTTGTTGTCTAAGGCCTCTGACCTGGGTTAGCTTACTTAGCCAGGCTAGCCGCTCCCTCTAGACGAGCCGCCACAGCTCGCTTTCCTGGTCGTACTCCACCTTTCCTTCCTGCTTGAGCTTCCAAAGAGCATTCTTGATGGTGCTGCTGTTGACCGTCTCACCCAGCGACCCCTTGAGCCCGCCCTTGGTCGCAGGCCCCATCGCCAGCTCCAGCATGATCGCTTCCGCTGCCTGGGACCGAGTCAGCCGGGACACCTCCTCGGCCACCTCCTGCATCTTCTCGAACGAGATCCGGTCACTCTTAGTAACCGTCGCTCTGGCTCCGCCGCGCCACTCGGCGATTCTCTCGATCTCCCTCGGCAGGTCGTTCTCCGCGTCCACGTAGATCCCGCGCATAGCCGCCGGGTGCGTTCCCTCCAGCGTCTGCAACAGGAATTCGCCGTGCTTGCCGAGCTTGTTGGGCTTCATCAGCTCAAGGTCGTCGAACACCATCCCGGCATGGTTCTTCTGCATCCGGAATCCGATCCTGTTGTTGAGCTGGCCTCTCGCCGACGTGGTCCCGCCGAACGCCGACTTGTCCGGTGTCTGGGTGGCCAGGATCAGGAAGATGCCGACCGCTCTCGCTCTCCGCAGCAGGTCGAACAGCATCGCGACGTTGGTCATCTCTCCCTTCGTCTTCTTGTTGACCTTGTCCCACTCGCTCAGCTGGGTGAACTCATCGACGATTGCCCACACCACCGGCCTGCCATCGACCGTCGGGTCCCACTTGTCGGCCTTCCTGGCCTTGAGGATCTCAGCCCGCTCCTCGACCTCCTTGAGAAGCCATTCGAGCACCCCCCGTGCTCCGGGCTCGTCGCTGGCCGTGCCGTCGAGGATCGGTTCGAGCAGGTTGGCCTCGATGCCCTCCTTGAGGTCGATGAACAGGACCTGGCTGCACTCTCTCTGCGTCAGTGACAACGTCAGCAGCCGGAGCATCGTCGACTTTCCGCCACCTGTCGTACCGGCGATCAGCGTGTGAACCAGCGGGTCGAGAAGGATCGGGTCTTCGTACTCGTCCAGGCCGATCAGGATGGGCGCGTTCCAGGCCACCGGCCCCTGAGGCTCGTACGGTACCAGGGACGGCAGAGAACCAGGCGCCCGGTACTCTACGGCCACCACCCCCTCTACGCCCGCCGGAGATACCACGGGAGCCCTCCGGAGCCTACCCGCGCGCCCGATCACCCCCGCAGCCTTCTGCACCTCCTCCAAGCCGAGTTCCAGCGGCAGCTCGACCTCTGCCCGCCAGCCCTCGCCGAGACCCTTCTCATTGGCCGGGATAACCTCGAACTCAGCGATCTCGACCAGCTTCTTGTACTTGTTCCAGAGCGCTCGCTGAATGGCGCCCGGCAGTCCGCGCTCGAATTCGGGATCGGTCTCTACCTTGGGCGCGACCTTCTCATACTGCTGCTTCAACTTCAGCAACGCCATCTCCTCCCGCAGCTCCAGCAGTCGCTGAGAGCCACCGGCGTTGTTGATCTGGGTCATCCGGTGATTGCGGTCGAGCCATCGCTCCATCCAGTGCTCGTACCAGGCGAACGACCAGGCCACGTTCATCGCGCCAGCTCCCAGCGCCGCCCACAGACTCTGGGAGCCACCGCCCGACCAACCGGCCACCCCGGCTTCCGCCAGGAAGGTGGCCGCCCATCCCGCGCTTGTCCCGAGACCTTCGGCGAATCCGTGGCCGTCCGCCCTCTGGAACAGGAGTTTGAACGCACCGACTCCGGCCGCACCTCCTGCCACGATCTCGATCAGCTGGGCGTCTTGACCGTAGAGGTTGTGCGTCACCAACCCGCCCAGGGCTCCGGCCCCCGCCACCAGGCCGGAAGTCGCCACTCTCTTCCGCCAGTCCCCTGTGTTCGGGTTCTGGTTCCAGTTCATACTCATGGTTCAGGTCCTTTCTGGGAGTTTTGGTTCAACCGATAGCAGGGGGTTCAGGTTCCGAACCGGAACCTGAACCCCGAGCTGGCTGCTGAACCTACCGGTAGTGGCCGGTTCCGGGAGCGTTGTCGAGCCAGAACTGGTGGGCGTCCTTGCGCAGAGTGGAGGCCGTGGCCTTGGCGGTGGGCTTCAGGTCGTAGATCTCGATCACCTCGCTGAGCGGAACCGAGTTCAGCTGGCCACCGCGCTCCCCGATCGTCCGGGCCAGGTGCGCCACCTTGTCTCTGCGTTCTGTCGGAACCCCCTCTGACCGGGAAGGTTCCGGTTCGGCGGGGGGTGCGGGGGGTTCCGGTTCAGCCAGCGGAACGGGGAGCTGAACCTTGGCGAGTTCCAGTTCCGGCTTGTTCGGAACCACGGGCTTCGGGCGGTTCACCCAGTCCGGAATGTCCAGTTCGGGTTCCGGTTCACGCGTGAGCTGAACCGTAGGAGTCTGGTTCAGGTTCAGGAGCTGGGCCAGCTGCAGCAGGCCGGGGTTCGGAATCGGAAGTTCCACCGTGGCGGCGGAACCCGGTTCTCCGTCCTCCCACCGGAACTCGTCGTGAGCCAGTTCCGCCCGCTTCTGACGTTCGAGTTCCGCCACTCGACGACGGTAGTCCTGGCGCTTCAGGCGGTTCCGGTCGTTCTCGTTGAGCTTGGGTCGCAGGGTGTGCAGGAACGACTGGGTCAGACCCTTGGAAGCCACCGTGAACAGCACACCCAGAACGGCGGTCGCCCAGCTGTGGACCTGGTCGCCATGCATCGCCGAGACGGTGGCGGAGGAGACCAGGGTGCCCCACGACCACAGCTCGGTCCGCCAGTCCCCGCCGTAGGCGTCGGAGATGGTCATGGCGAGTGAGGCGATCCAGGCCATGTCGAGCACGGAGCAGGCCAGGAAGGCAGCCCAGTGGGCGGACCCGCTGGCCATCAGCGAATAGAGCGAGTAGGTGGACCAACCGGCCGCGCCCAGGACGGACACGGACGCCAGGACGAAGAACACGACCTTGACGACGGTCTGCCCCTGCCTGGCGGGGTTGTGGGGTCGTCTGATAGAATTTGTGTCGTTGGGAACCATTCCCCGGTCTCCTTTCAGGTTAGCCCTCGGCGCGCGGCTCGAACACTGAGCGTCGGGGGCTGATCTATGTTTAGCGGTTCTCGTAGGCCAGGATCATCTCGTCAACGTCGGCCCCGGCCTTGACCATGCGCAGGGCTAGGAGGCCACCCGGCACCTGCTTGCCGCTCTCCACCCTGGAGATGGTGGTGACGGTGGTGCCGAACCGGGTGCTGGCCTTGGTCTGGGAATCCTCCCCGCGCAGTCGTCGCATGATCTCACTGACAGTGGCTGTCATTGCATAACTCCTCTCGTTCTTGTCTATACACATTCTATCATATGAATTGCCACAAACACAAGCGGGCCCCATCCTTGACAAGGATGGGGCCCGATCGTTCGGTTCAGTGGTAGCAACGTCTCCGGCAGGTGTGCTCGGGGCTGGCCTTCCAGTCGACGTGAGCCGACTCGCATTCTTCGCAGATGATATCGTAGCCGCCCTTGGTCGGAACCTTTTTGGTCTCGACGTCGGGGTGGGTCCGACAGAACCGCCGACCACCGCGCTCGACAGCGGAGACCTTGACCGCCATCAGCTGCGGGACCTGGAGCCAGAGACGGTCCGCATGGACACCGAGCGGTCGGAGAGGTGGCCGGTGCCGCCGAGCCTGATAGAGCCGGAGACGGTGTCGGCGGTGATGCTGCCGGTGGACTTCTCGGCGTTGATCACCTTGACGGAGCCGGAGACGGTGTTGACACGGAGCGCGGAACCCTCCCAGTGGCGGATCTTGACCGAACCGGAGACGCTGTGGACGCGAGCTTCCGAGGTGGCCTTGTTGACGCACACCGAACCACTGGTGGTGGAGACCTCGACGCGTTCGACGACCTCGATGTCGGTGGCTCCGCTGGTGGTTTTGACATCGACCTTGCGGAACCGGCCCTCGGCCAGCAGCGACGCGCTGACAGTGTCGGTTGTCAGACTGCGGTCGTTGGGCATGCGGATGATGACCTGGACCGGACTGGGCCCCTGGTGAGCCTGAACCTGCTGGGCCCGGTTGTTGTAGATCTCCTTGCCGTCGGAGTAGATCTTGCCGTTGACGATCGAGATGTTGTTGAGTCCGGAGATAACGTTCCCGTTGAAGGAACCGCCGAACACGACCATGTTGCTGCTGATGGTGAGGCCCTCGACCTTCACCCGGACTTCGAGCACATCATCGGCATACTCTCGGAACTTGGCGCCGATGACCGCGTCAGCACTCGGGCCCTCGTTGTCGGCCGTCCGGATGACGACCTCGACCGCGTCGACCTCATCGGTCGCCTCGACGGTGATCTCACCGGCCGTCAGACGGATGTCGATATCCTGGGCGGTCTTGCAGCTGTAGATGCTCTGGGTGGCCATCCTACTTCTCCTTCTTGGTGGGGGTGGTGGCTTCGTACTTCTTGAGAACCTTGTCGGCAGCCTTGACGATCCTGTCGGTGCGCTTCTGCGCCAGGCCGCTGTCCTTTGTTGCCACTTTCTCTCCCTGTCTGTGAGACAATTCCATCAGATCCCTTTGCGTGGACGCAAGAGTCTGAAAATGCGGGAGCCCCCCGGCCGCGAAGGGCTCGGGGGGCTCCCGGGTGGGTCACTCCTGGTTGTCGGACTCCGGCTCCGGCTGGGCCTTCTTGGCGGCCTTCTCGGCCTCGGCGGCAGCCTTCTTGGTGGCCTTGGCGGCCTCCCGCTCGGCCTTGGCGGTCTGGGCCTTGGCCAGGTTGTCGCGACCGGTCAGGAACTTGAGGTAGAGGGCGTCGCCGAGCTGCTTGGCGACGGTCTCCGGGTCCGAGGACGAGGAGCCGAACCGCAGCTCCAGGTCGGGACGCTTCACCATGTCGAGCAGGAAGCCGACAGCCTTGGCGTCGTGACCCGGCGCGAAGGTCTTGGAGGTGAGGACGCCAGGGCAGCCGGTGGTCAGTTCCTCGTCGGCCTCGCCCGTGCCACCGGCCTCGGGCTGGACGACCTCGCTCATCGCGAGGAGGCGCGAGCACAGGCACGGCTGCTTGTCCTTGGCCTTCTTGATCTTCGGCTTGGTGGCGGTCTCGGTCTCGGCGACGAGGGCGGTCTGCTCGGTCATTTTGAATCTCCAGTGTCGTGGGGGGAGCTTTCGGCGCTCCCCCCGGCTACATTTCTATGATACCACCTTCCTTGCGGTCGAGTCAAGTCTTCTCTGAAAACTCGTCATCTGACGGGCCTTCAGAACTCACCAGGGGCTACCTGGTTGCACTGGAGGCCGAGGAGACGCCAGAGAGTCACGACCTGATTGCGGTCGTCAAAGACCTGCTCGACCCGGTAGTGGTCTCGGACGTGGTCGTTGAACAGCGACAGCTTGACCAGGTCGTCGGAGCGGTTGTCGCCGACCTTTCTCATGATCAGGCGGTCGACGGTCAGAAGCTGGCTCTCCAGCCACTGGAGGGTCTCCCGTCGGCAGGACTCTGAGCGGCCGGAGAGGACCAGGAGTCGGCGACCGGTGGAGCGCAGCATACGGGCCAGGTCGACGATGGGGACACGGGGAAGGTCCTGGCCGACCTTGTGCCACTCGTAGGGGGAGCGGTTGTGGGGTCCGAGCGTGAGGGTTCCATCCATGTCGACGATGAACGCCTTGGGCAGGGAACGGTTGGGGATGTAGGACTCGATGTGGGGGAGGATGTTGAAGGAGTTGAGCCAGTCCGAGGTCAGGCGGAAGGGCAGGCCACCCAGCTTGGCCGTCCTGACGATCTTGGCCTGACGGTTGATGACGTCGGGACCGACTCGGACGCCGTCGGGACGCAGGGCGTCACGTTCAAGGCAGACCTCACGGGGAACATGAGTGAAGTCCTTGACGTGGAAGGAGACGTTCTGGTGACGGAAGGCCTTGGCGATCTGGGAGGGCATGGAGGACGAAAGATGGGTGTTGTCGAAGATGACACCACGGCCCTCCTTGACAAGGGATCGGGCCATGGCGAGCATGGTGGAGAAGGCCAGGCCCTCGAACTCCTTGGTCCACAGGAGGGAGCCGGAAGGCGTACCGAGAGTGGCGCGGACGTCATCCATGGAGAGACGGATGAGGCCCTCGGAGAGGGCGAACTCACGAGCCCAGGTGGATTTGCCGGAGGCGGACAGGCCGTAGGTCAGGTGAAGGTTGATCACGAGCGGTTCCTTTCGTGATTAGGGGTTGCGGTTCCAGCGGACCTCGACGCCGGAGGAGGTGCCGGTGATGTCGCGGTAGTCGTCGTAGAACTCGGTGACGGGTCCGGAGTCGGACTGGTCGGCGCGGCTCTCCATCTGGCTCTTGAGGTAGGCCACGCCCACGGTGGCGGCTGCTGCGGCCCCGGAGACAGCGGAGGTGGCCCCGTGGCCGCTGGCCACGTGAGCCACCCCGCAGGCCGCGTTGAGAGCCTTGGCGGGCTCCTGGTAGGTGGTGACGGCGGTCTTGATCCGGTCCATCATGCCCATGGTGAAGACTCCTGCTACAATAGTCTTGTTGTTGTCGGACTGACAAGACTATTATAGCAGGAGTATTTACACAGAAGCAATCTCGGACTGACCGGGTCGGCGACCTCCGAAGCTGGGTTCGAGCTGGCGCCAGGCCCAGTTGGAGAGCTTGACGTGGTTGGCGTCGAGAACAAGGAAGATCGCCTTGAGAAGGCGGGGCTCGACGACCTTCTTGGCCATCAGGGCGAAGTCCTTGCGAGTGAAGACGATGTCGTGCTCGCGAAGAGAGGAGAGGGTGAGCTGATGGGCGTCGTGAACTGACGCGAGCAGATCGGAGTGGGCGTGGTTGAGTTCGGACTCGATCTGGCGGCACCAGGCGTACAGCTCGTCGGGAACATCCTTGGCGGACATAAGGTCCCGAAGATCCCCACCGGCAGCGAGAATGGTGTGAATGGTCTTCTCGTTAGTCTCGGTGAACAGACCGTGGATACGCTTGTAGTCGGCGAACTTGATCTTGGCGCGCTGTCCGTTCTCCTTGAAACGGACTACGTAGCCCTCCTGGACAGTACCCTTGACGTTGTTGTCGTTGGCCTCGCGAGTCAGAGCGGCAAGGGTCTCGAAACCGCTGAGAGGTCGGACGCTGGGACCGGGCCAGACCTGGCGGAGGTGGTGGATATCGATCTCGTTGCCAGTGTCGAGGCTGTAACCGCCGAGAAGGACGCAATCCTCAAGGCCATCGTAGTCGACGACGATCCGGTTGGCGGGGTAGATGATCTCGGCCAGGTAGGTGACGCGCGGGTCGAGGAACTGGCCGTAGCCGGACTGGATGTGATCGTCGAGCCAGGACTGGGCCCACTGGGCCTGATCGCTGGCGAAGGAGCCTCGGGTGGCTGTGAGCCAGTGGCCGTCGAAGTTGAAGAAGATGCCGAGGGAGCCATCCATCTTGTCGAAGACATCGAAGGGGCCGTTGGGCAGCTCGCCGAAAACGCTCTGGGGGCCGTGCTGATCAAAATTGTGAAACTTCTCGAATGGGAGAGCCACGACCTCCATGTCGTACTGGCTGTAGACCAGGCCACGGCATCGAAGCGTTACCTGGTTCCAGTGGTTGTCGAACTGGGCCTTCTCGGTGTAGTTGAGGAGAACCAGTTCGGGATGGTCGGGGTGGTGGCCCGCCCGAAGGTAGCCGTCGTTGATATCGGATTCGGCCGTTTCCAGGCTGAACAGGTCGGTGATCTTCACGGAGTGGGCTCCTTCTCGGACCAGGTAAAGACGATGGGGTACTTGGTGACGAGCCTGCCGTCAGACTCCTCGTAGCGCCAGATGCCCTCAACGTAAGGGACCATCTGGGTGGCGCTGGGGGCTTCATGAACTTGAGACCCTCGATCTCCTCATAGACGCAGAAGATGGAGCCGTTGAAGGAGCGGGGGCCGCTGGAGTCGGGGCCAGGCGGGCGGATGAACTGGGTGAAGAGGAGCTGAAGCTCCGTCTCGACATGGTAGTTGCGTTCGCGCTGATCGTCGGCGACGAGGCAGATGTGGGTGCCGGTGCGCCGGATGAGGGTGCCATCGGGGGTCTCGGTCTCGTCCTCGACGACCTTGACGTAGACGTCTCGGAGGTCGGGAACGGACCTGAGTTCCTGGTGGGTGAGAGGGGGCGAGATCTCGAAGGAACCGGACATGATCGTGTACATGGACACGGAAGGACTCCTAATCGTGGGAGTAGTGGTCGACGTCGATGCGGTCGGGAGTGATGGTGACCTCGGCATGATCACCGAAGGCGTCGATGAGGACGTTTTCGAAGTGGCCGGACTCGATGGCGTCGGAGAAGGCTTCGAAGATGAGGTAACGGGACTCGTCGGGTCCCTCGTACGGCTGGCGGACGTACTTGCGGGCGTCCTCGTCCCAGACGTGGGGATATTCGCCGAGGGAGGGGTGGCGGCCGACGGAGTTTTCGTAGCGGTCGAAGCCGTCGGTGCCCTCTTCATCGGAGTTGAGGAGGAAGCCGGGCTTACAGGCGGAGAAGGTGCAGGGGTCGCCGTCGTTGAAGTAGGGGGTGTATTGGGTCCAGCGGACGGCGGCGAAGTCGGGGTGGTCGAGAACGGCTCGGAGAATGGGCCGGAACTTCTCGATGGGCCACTGCTCGACGCGGGTGGCGCCCTCGTCGAAGTCACCGTAGACGGGGACTCCGAAGAACGAGGTGCGGGGCTCAGTGGTCAAGGCAGGCTCCTTGGTGAGGCTGAAGGCGGGGGGTGGACTCTTGGTCGGTCGACGACGGCCCCAAGAGGTGGGAGAGGGGGAGAGTGGTTCGCTTGGAGCCACTCATCCAGGGGTGGATGGGCATGCCGTCGATGTAGTCGGCGGGGCTGGGGAGCCAGCCCAGGTCTTCGATGATGTGACGCTCGGCGACGAGACGGACGGGGACGGACACGAAGAGGCCGTCGATCCTAGACTTGGGGACCTTGAGAACGTTGCCGAAGATGCGCTGGCACAGGTAGACGCCAAGGGTGTGATGGTAGAGCGAGCGATGGCGAACGTCGCCGATGACCATCTTGGAGCTATCGATAAACTCGTGGACGGACAGGTAGTCTTCGGGAGTGCCGCCCCACTTGCGGGCCGAACTCTGGGCGTGCATGTAGCTGTTCATGGGTACCTCCTTTCCAACGCCGGTGCCCCCGGCTCCGAAGAGGAGACGGGGGCTGGCGAGGTCAGTTGTGGCTCCTGGGGGCCAGGAGCGTCAGTGCTTGATGCCGCTGAACTTGGAGCCGGAGGGGCCGTCAACGACCATGGTGTGGGCGGTCTTGTCCCAGTGGGCCGGACCGAAGGCGGTCAGGACGGTGCCCTCCCAGTAGACCGGGTTGACCTGGCCGGACTGGCCGACGCACATGATGTAGGTGCCGGTGGACTGGCCGGTGTAGACGCCGGTCGGGTCGGCCTGGCCGATGGAGGTGAGGCCGTATCCGTGGGTGTCGGAGCCGGAGACGGTCTGCTGAGGGTTGGTCAGCTCCGTGGTGGAGGCGATCGGAGCGCCGATGGAGGAGCACTGGAAGACGGGGTCGTTGGAGCCCATGTTCAGGAAGAAGGAGGTGGTGACGGCGCCGTTGGCCTGGGCGGCCTGCAGCTCGATGAGGTTCTGGCGGAGCTGGGAGTACTGGAAGTTGGGGACGGGCTGGTCTCGAAGAAGGGCGTTCATGCCATCGGCGGCGGCCTTCTGCTCGGTGTTCTGGGCCTTGGACTGGCTGCTGTCGTTGCCGAAGCAGGCGGTCGCGGTGAACATCACGAGACCAGCGAGAGTCGCGGCGGCGATCGCTCGTCGTGCCGTCGAAGACGGGGCGATGTTGGGGCGCTTGGCATTCTGGTTCATGGGGTAGATCTCCTGTACTAGAGGTCGGAGTTGAGGATTCTGCGCGCGGTCAGCCGCAGGTGACGTTGAGGCTGTCGATGGTGGCCGGGTCGAGAGTGGCCTTGTAGGAGGGAGTGAGCTGGGTGAAGTCCGAGCAGATGATCGACTGGAGAGCGGCGACCTGAGCGTTGAGCTGGGCCTGCTGGTCGGCGTCCTGGGTGGTGGAGGTGGTGACCTTGAGGGTCTTGTAGTCGGCGTACTTGCGGGTGATCTCGTCGACGCGGGCCTGCTGGAAGCCGAGGGACTGACGGTTGATGGCAGCGGATCGGTTGACGTTCTGGGTACGGAACCACCAGCCCGCCTGCCACCCGCCGAAGATGAGGGCACCAGTGGCGACGACGGCAACAGAGCCGAGGACGAGAGAGCGGCCAGCGACGGTGACGTCACTGGAACCGTCGTACTTGACGCGGGTCATGGTCAGGACTCCTTGTTGGGGTTGTTTCCGATGTGGTGGGGGAACCGGGGGGCGCTGAGGGAGCGCCCGATAGCCGCGAGACTCTGCTCGACCTGCTTGAGAGAGCGGACTCCGAAGCCACGGAGTCCCCAGAGGTCCTCCCAGGTCTTGGCGCACAGCTCGTCGATGGTGTTGACGTCGGCGCGCTTGAGGCAGTTGTAGGGGCGGGTGGGAAGCTGGAGTTCCTCGACGGGGGTCCCAGTCACTTCGGGTCCACCGGAGGGCGCTTGGCCTCGGACGCGGCGATCTTGGCGTCGTAGCGACGGTTGATGAAGAGCTTCACAACTTCCTTGAAGCCCTCGAAGGCCCCGCCGATGGCGAGGAAGAGGACGACGTAGAAGACGAGGTCAGGCCACTGCATGAGAGACTCCTTGTCTGGGGGTGCCGTCAGAGCCAGGGGTGACGGGACTTGAACTCGCGGGTCTTGGCTCGCCAAGAGGTGATGGCGTAGATGATGAAGGCGAGGGTGGCCAGGGCCGCGATCAGGTCGAAGGCCGCGAGAGCCAGCATGGCCGGGTCGTGGGTCACCGGCGGGGCCCCTTCTTCTTGTCACGCTTCGAGGTGGCGTTGGCCAGGATGAGAAGGAGACCGAAGACGCCGAGAACGAAGAGAGCGAGCCAGGCCGAGACCTGGGCCTCAGTGGAGGCGGTGGCGAGCTGGTTCATTGCGTGTGCCTTTCGAGGTGTCTTGTCGTTGTGTCTGAGACTATCTTATCAGGCGCTTTGCATCTCTGTCAATCTGGGCCTGAAGACGGGCAGCCGCGATGCGGACCTCGGAAAGAGGCGGAGGACCGGAGGGAAAACGGCCATCGGGGGCGAGGAAGAGGACGACCTCGGTGGTGATAGGGGAACGGAGACGGCCATCGAAGGGGACGGCACGAAGCTGCTGGCGGAACTTGGAGGCCCACCAGTGGGCCCGACGGCAGGTGCGGCAGCAGGCAGAGCCCTTGCGATTGATGGCGAGATTGGGGCCGGAGTAGGAGTGGCCACGCGGGCACTCCCTGTGGGAGGCGCGGTTGGCACGGAGGTTCTGGGCGGAACGGGACTCCCAGAAGAGGTTGACGGCTCGGTTGTCGGACCGGTCGCCGTTGAGGTGACCGGCCGTAAAGTTACCGGAAGGGGCGGAAGTATGCCAGGCCAGCATGACGAGCTGCGCCACGGACTTGGTGGTGCGCTTGCCGTCCGAAGCAAGGGCGAGCATCCGACGGCCACGGGTGGCGACGAGTCTGCCGTCGGGGAAACGATCGTCGCTGAAAGAGCGGACACGTCCGAGGAAGGAGATGAGATAGGCATCGTAGCCGGGGGCTTCGCGCCAGGCGACCCCGGTTTCGTCCAGAATGTCGTCTTCAGTGGGGGGGAGGATGCTCATGCCCTAGCTTAACATACTGATTTCCTGTGAGTCAAGTAGGATGAAAAGTTAGCCTCTCAACTTCTGACGTTGACGAAAGCGAGCGGAAGCGTCTTTGGAGCATTGGCGGCAGAAGCGGCCGGTGGGACGTTTGATAAGGTTGTCGCCCGAGTAAGGGTGGCCCTGGGGGCAATGAGTTTTGCGGGCTTGGCCATGGACTCCGGCACGCACGGAATCGCGAACGTTCTCAGAGTCAGTACCCCAGATGAGATTATCCACGTGAGGGTTCATTCGATCAGAGTCAAGATGGCGCACGATGGTTAGGTTGGAGGAAGATTTCTTGAGAAACAAATGAGCGACGAGACGGTGTACCTGATGAGACTTGGTGCGTCCTTCATCCGTAATGACGTTGACAAAGGCATACCCTTTATTGTTAGGGCCGTAGGACACCGCTCTACCGTGCTTGGAGACTCGAAAAGACAGGACCCGGCCATGGCTGCTGATCAGGTACTTGGAAGCTCCGGGCACGGGCAGCCACCGCTCTGGTGTTGTCATAGGATAAGTGTAGCAGTGAAAGTACCTGAGAAGCAAATTAAGGGCGCGGAAGACTGGGGGTCTGGAAGAGGGACGACGGTAGGGTCTTCCGGCAGGGGGGATGGGTCTTCCTATATACGAATGACTACGAGGAGTAAGGGTATTAGTTACTGGGATTGGACGGGTAGTTATGGTGGATAGTGACGGAAGCACTGTGGAAGACCTATATATATATATAAGAAGACCTAGAATAATAAATATATCTTCCTGTTTTTTCCCCGGTGAGACGGGGTATGAAGACCAGAAGACCCGGAAGACCCCATTTCTGTCTTTTTTACGTGTGTGCCTGTGTGCGCTGAGGCGTGTGCGCACAAAGCCACCCCGTTCTTCCCGGAAGGTCTTCCCGCCGCTGGCGGGGTGCGGTAGCAGACGTTGCGCCGTGGCGAGAGTGTATGGTAGAGTGTGTGTATTGGCCGAGAGGAAACCTTCTCGGGACCTACCCCCTCAGGAGCACAGCATGGGACACCCCGTCATCATCGGCAAGCTGATGGAAGTTATGAACGCCCGTCAGGGCCAGACCCTCACTCGCGAGCAGATCGCCGGGCTGGCCGGTGTTACTCCGGGTCAGGTGCGTGACGGCATGCGTTCGCTGGTCGAGCGCAGCAGCGGTTCGGTCCAGGTCGTGGTCCGGGCGCGAGCCTGGAGGATGGTGCCGGACCACAAGGCGTCAGAGAAGGCTCCGGTGGCATCTCCGGCGGTCTCGAAGCCCGCTCCCGCCCCCCGGGCCCCGGAACCCGCTCAGAAGGAGCCGGAGACCGTCCAGAAGGCCGCTTCGATGCCGGAGCTGCTGGAGGTGCTCGGAATCACGCGGCTCGGCGGCCTGATGGCTCGCAGCGAGGACGGCCGACTGTGGGAGGCCAAGGAGCTGTGAGTAGAGAACAGCGGCTCGCCCAACTGGAGGAGCTGCTGGCGGAACTCCGGGAGGATACCCAGTACGGCGGGGCGTCCTCCCGGGCTTCCGTGGGGCTTCCTGCGGCCTACGACTACGGGGCGGGCACCCAGGACCGGGCACTTGCTCCCAGGGCGTGGGAAGCCCATCCCGTGACCGCGCCATCTCCGATCCTGGATCAACAGGGTCGCGTGATTGCGTACGGTTACGCGCCAGTTCAGCTTCCAGAGCAGTCCGGCCCGAAGATCGATGTCTGGACACAAAGGTTGATCGCCGGGTCGGTGTTTGTCGGAACGGTTTCGGTCAGTGGAGTGTTCCTGCTCCACGCTGCCGCTGCCGCAATGGTCCCGCTCGCGTTGATAGCGTTGATCGCTGTGTCGGCTGCATACTTGAAGCACTCCTCTCGATCCGGCGGTGGTAGAGGAGAAGCCAACATCAGTATCAACGTGAAGGTGAATCAGCGAAATGGGTGAGATCTCTCTTCGCCGATCGTGGGCGGCCCCGGTAGTGCTGACTGCTACCGGGGTTGTCTGCGTGTTTGGGTTGTGGGCTGTCAGCAAGTCGGACAAGCCTTCCCCCAAATCCTCGTCCGAGGTGGCGGTGTCGGCCCCTACCTACCAGGACATTGCCGGATGGAAACTGGAGACGTTCGGCGAACTTGCTGACGTCACGGCGGTAGATCAGCTGCTGAATGTTAGCAACTTCCAGACCGGAACGTCGGGTAGGGTGCTATGCCCCGACCTGTTGGCCGAGACTACCCGGGCCATGAACGTCATCCACCCAGCCCCGGACGACCAGATGCAGAAGGAGCTAGTCACGATGTTGAACAGTTACAAGTCAGCCGGTGACAAGTGCGTGGCCGGTGATGTCAGCGGGTCATTCAACGACCTACGAATCGCCGAGAAGGCGCAGAAGGAGTTGGGACTCAGGTGATCAAGTCCGACCTGATCCGAGAGCTTAGCAAGATCGAGGAAGCTCTCAGGTGGGCCGAGAAGCATCTGTGCCTCACCAATGAGGCCAACGCCGCTCTCCACTGCAACGAACGGGTGTTCTATAGCCCGTTGACCACTCAGGTGCACGAGGCCAGGGAGTCGGCGTCTCGCATCCTTGTCGAACTGACGGAGACCCCCAGGGATCAGACTGGCGCCCAGGACAAGGAGTAGGGTAGAATGGTGGGTGTAGGCGCGGTTGTTCTGGGGTAGGTCCGCTGCGTCAGCTGAGAGCCTCCGGCTTCTGCGGTCAACGCCGTTGCCGGGGGCTCTCGGTGTATCCAGAGGAGGTTGGTGCTGTGGTCAAGGTAGACGACGAGTATTTCGATGAAGACGCCGAGGGTGCGCAGCTGGCGCGAGAAAAGGCCGTCGCCAGGCTTGGCAAGATTCACTCCGCCATGCAGATGAAGATTTCGGGAGCCGACTGGCCAGAAATCGCTGCAGAACTTGGGTACGGCAGCGCGGACGCGGCGGCCAGGGACGTCCATCAGGCTCTTGAAGAGGAGATGCTCAACAACGAGCGATTCTCTACCGAAGTCATTCGCATGATTCAGCTCAAGCGTCTGGACGCCATCTATCAGGGGCTGGAGCCAGGCATTGCCCGAGGCAACGCCAGATCCGGAGATATTGCAGTCAAAGCCATCGACCGGATCTCCAAGCTGGCCGGTCTTGATGCTCCTCTCAGAACCCAGTCCCAGGTAGACATCGACATCAACGTGGTGTCTGCAGAGATCGAGCGCACAAAGCGTGAGATCGCCGTCAAGAGAGCCGAACTCGAAGCGTCCGGCATCATCGACGCCACGATTGTGGAAGAGCGATGAGAGAAAAGATCAAAGTTCGAAAACTCATGGGGCGCTGGTACGTGAGTTCCCCACCTGTGGGCTTCGGTGGTCGGGACTGGGTATTGTGCTCTTCCCATGCCGAAGCCCTGAGCAAGGCTGTATTGGTAGTGTCTCATCGGATCGCCCCGCAAAATCTTTACGCGAACACGTCAATGGAAGGATGGGCACCGTGGACACTGAAAGCACCCCGCCTCTGAAGAGAGAGATTCTCCTGTGCGGCGGCCCTCACCGTGGCGAATGGGTAGAGGTTCCGATCCACTCGTCGTCCTACTACGCGGCCAAGTTCGCCCAGCCCCGAATGTCTCTGTTGTCCGACGGCCCCCCCGAGATGGCAATGGAGAGCCACCGCTACGACATTCAGCCGATCACCACTGGGGACAGGCAGGTGGTGTGGGTCGGAATTCACCAAGACGTGAACCCGAGCCAGCGGGAGAGAGCGATCGCCAGAGAGCTGTTCCAGCGTGACGTGTACGCGCGGGTGTACGGCCTGGATCGTTGATAGTCCGCTTGACAAGCGTGATTGTCGCATGGTAGAATTTTTCTTGTTGAAGCTGAGCAAGGAGACCTACCTAAAATGAGCCACTCCCGCCTTTCGCACATCGTAGCGGTGGAGAAGTCCGTCAAGGGCAACGCCGCTGCCACTCTGACCACCGCGCACCACCAGCTCCAGCGGAACGAGCTGACCAAGGGCATCACCCGGGTCTACCGACCGCTGAACGAGAACGATCACGTTCTGCCGTCCGAGGCGACTCGGGTTCAGATCAGCGCCGAAACCGTGATCGAGGGCATCCAGAAGGACCTCGTCCGGCTGTTCGACGTCACCGTGACCAAGGACCAGGGCAACCTGGTGGCCCACGCGGACGTCGTCATCGACGGCCAGGTGCTGGTGTCTCAGGCCACGGTTCCGACGCTGCTCTTCCTGGAGAAGCAGCTGGTCGACCTGACCACCTTCATCAAGAAGCTTCCGGTGCTGGACCCGTCCGAGCACTGGGTGAAGGACGACAACACCGGCCACTACAAGACCCAGGTGGTCGAGAACTTCCGCACCAACAAGGTCTACCGCAACCACGTGAAGGCGGAGGCCACCGACAAGCACCCGGCCCAGGTCGAGGTCTACCAGGCCGATGAGCCGGTCGGCGTGTGGTCCACGGTGAAGTTCTCCGGCGCCCTGCAGGCCAGCCGAGTGAAGGAGCTGACCGATCGAGTGGTCAAGCTCCAGGAGGCCGTCAAGGTCGCCCGCGAGGAGGCCAACGCCACCGAGGTCGAGAACAAGACCATGGGCGAGGCCGTGCTAGGATGGCTGTTCGCCTGACGGTGATCGTCGCCCTGCGGCGGGGTGATGCTCGGTACAGTCCACGCCCGAGCGTCGCCCGGCGGTTCGGCGACCGTCTTAGAAGCTGAGGTTAAGTTTCAGGCTAAAATCGCGGTAAAGTCCAGGTTCGAGCCCTGGCTGGCGCACTTCGAGCGCCGGTGGCCCAATTGGTAGAGGCAGCCGCTTTGAAGCTCAGATTCTCGCCACAAGCTCCTTAAAACAACCAAACACGGTTCTTCTAACACGCAGAAACTGCGGTAATGTCCGGGGTTCGAATCCCTGCTCCGCCTCTGCCCTAACGGGCGCTGTAACACTCCTCGGCGGAGGACCAACGGTGGCTGTTGGATTGCCTCTTAGATTCAGATCTGCGAACTTGCGGCCGTGTGGAGTTATTACACTATCGAAGCCCGGGGCTATGGGTAAGCCCCGGGCTTTTTCTTTGTCTAAATACTTGACTGTGAGGAACGTTTCTGATAAGATAGACAGATGACAGAGGTAAAGCTCACCAAGCTTTCATTGGCCTCTAGGCTCAAGAAGGCTGCGACAGATCTCTATGAGTTTCTGGAGAATCCGAAATCCGTCAGTCACCCTGACGCGTTTCTGTTGGCCACGGCTCATCTGATAGATGTCACCTCTGTTGAGCTGGAAGCGGAAATAACTTCCTTGAAGCGCACGCTCGGTGGTCAGACCGCCAAGATCGCTCATCAAGGCGACGTAATCAAGAGGCTGGAAACCGAGACCGCAGGGTTGAAGGCTACTCTCGACAAGGCTCGGAACGATAAGAGCCCGGCAGTAGGGATGGCATCAGGTTATGGTAGTGATTGAGACGCCTCAGATCGGCGACGTCGGTTTGGTCAGAGTCAAAGGACTGACCGGGTGGTTCATCGACCTCGGACAGGAGTTGAACGGCTCCAAGGAAGTAGACGCCAAGTTCGAGCACGCTCTGATGTATACGGGCGGTGGCGAGGCGCTGGAAGGTCAGCCTGGCGGTGCGGTCATCGACAGTCTCGCAGGTCGCTACGGATCTCGTGAGATTACCTGGGTCCGACCGCTGCCCGGCATCGACCAGGACCAGATGTCGGCGCTCGTGGTTGAGGCCACCAGGTTGGTGGGGACGAAATACTCGTTCCTGGACTACGCGGCGTTGGCTATCAAGCGGTTCCACCTGCCCGTTCCAGGGGTTGAGAAGAGGGTCATCTCGACCAAACATATGATCTGTTCTCAGATTATTGTCGAAGTCTACCGAAACTCGGGCGTGGCCAACCTGTTCCCGGGGAGGTCGTCTGGGTACGTCACTCCGGCTGACTACGCGGTGTTCAGATGAAAGCCCTCAACAGTAGATGGGACAAGTTAAATCGGAAGTACCACCTGTACCATTGGTGGAAGAGCGTCATATTTCTGGGCGTTCTAGGCTTGATCGAACTGTACGTCGCGTTAACTCCAGGGGTTCACAGATAGTGCTTGTTCTGGCTTGGTTTCTGATCGTCTGTTTTCTAATCTCTTGCATCTCCTCGCTGGTGATGGTTGGGATGCTGATCTTCGAGGTCTGGGTCCGGTGGGTGGGACCGGCCTTTT